CACGCTTGCCTCCTATCGCAGTAGACCGCCCAGTAAGACACCGAGAGCGACGCCAATGCCGCCGACGGCTATGAGAGTGCCCAACGATGGCGTACTCGATGCCGAACAGAATTTCAGTCCCTCAGCGGCCGCATCCATTGCCTTGGCATCGACCTTGTAGCCATCCCGAATGGCTTGGCAATTCGGCACGGACGAGGGCGCCGTAGTGTTGATGCAATCGCTGAGCTCTTGCGAGTAACACGGCTGGGCTCGCAAAGCGGCCGCGCCAGAGGTCAGCGCCGTTGGTGACCACGTATGCGGATCGGCGCCGGGCAGCGCTGCGCCAATACCGAGCGGCTGGGCGTACATCGGTAGATTTGGTGCATAGAGCGCGTACATGCGCCCATCATGGTACCGATGAGACTGGACCGTCGTCCAATTTTTGGATGGATCCGCCTCGGCGCTTCACCCAGTGCTCTATGGTGGCCAAGGGACGCCCGACCATCCACCGTCCAATCGGTGCAGCCGACCACACATGCTCGCCGCGCACGACGATGGAGAACACCGCGTAAGGCAGTTCAATCCGATACCAGCTCATCGCAGACCAATCGGCCGCGGTTCACCCTCGAAGGCCTGAAGCAAGCAGGGTCCGCGGTAGCCGATCGGCACACCCATGACGTGCTCCGCGATAGCATCGGCAGTCAGCTCGACGGTGTCCGTGTCGCGCTCTTTCCAGCCGCTGCGCCACTTGCGCCATTGTTTGACTTGCTGTGGATCCTCCACATCGAAGCGCCGACGCTCGACACGGTCACCTTGCAAGACAAACTCGCCCGGATAGCAGAAATCGGTAGCGTGACCGAGCTCGTGGGCGAGCATGGCGCAGACGGTATCGTAGCCGAGCTCGGCTAGTTCGGGCGCGACCACGATCTCGCTACCGTCCTCGAAACATGCGGCAAAGTGACGCGGCGTATTGTGTACCCAGCGCCGGCAGCGCAGCTGCACACTGCGCACGCGGTCTAGACCGGCATCGAGAAATTGCTCACGCACGACCAGGAAGTAGGGCTCGATGATTGCATGAGCCTCCTCGGTCGTGAGATCGGTCTCTGTGTCGGCGCAGCCCACTCACAGCTCAGATTTGCGGACCCGGTTTGCTTTGAATGTGCGCGACCGCGCGTTGAACCTGTTCGCGGCTAATGTAGCCCGCTTCAATGCCACCATGCAGCGCGCGTTCACATTCCTGTGGCGTCAATCCGACGGGCACAACCATCGCGCAGCGTTGGCAGCCAAGATGCGGTCGCATGATGCCGTGCTGACGATCGTGTTTCCAACCGGGCGGCTCGCGTTTCATCGAAATGTAGGTGAGCTCTTCCCAGTCGGCTTCGATGCCTCCAGGCATGCCGCAATTGTCGCACGTGAACTCGACGAAGAGTCCGCGGCCCGTCTGTTGAAAGCCCGTCTTGGCTTTATGCAGCGCGCCGAGGCCTTCGCTGTCTTCGAAAATTCCACCGAGGGCTGTTTCATAATGCTTGACATCTGAGAATGCGTCGTCGCTCATTGGATCTTGTCTCCATCTTCAGCACGCCGACCCATCCGGATCAAGCGATCGAGTTGCGCATGGCAGGCGGTCGTTGCTTCATACTGTTGGTACAGTGCTCGAATGATGTTACCGCGTAGAATCTTTTTACCGGACGCACCGCGCAACGATGGCGGCGATGCAGGTTCGAGAGGAAATTCTCGAACCACTTGACCTAGGTCCGGCGCGCTGTCCATGCCTCAAGGACTCCTGTGGCTCTGCCAACTTTCTCGGTCAATCCGTTGATGTGTGCGGTGCTCTGTGCAGTATAGGCTGCGAACTCTTCGTCTGTCACGCAACGGCGCAGGCGCTCGTCTAAGGCCTTGAGACTCGCCTTGATTTCTTCCAGTGTTTTCTCGAGATTTTTGAGCGTCTGGACGTCGTCCCGCACCTTCTGGAAGTCGGCCGTCGGCACCGCGGATTCGGCCACCGACTTTTGGACGGCCGGCGTGACCGAGCTCTGGATGGCGGGCATGACGACCTTGATCCACGCCAGATATGCGGCGCCCACTAACGTGCCGAGACCGGTCCCAATCAGAGCAAACTGACTTATATCCATTGGTTACACGTTAGCATGAACACGACCGGCTTCGATAAGACTCGGGTCGAAGTGTCGATACGGTTGCACCGGTACCCACCGTTCGGGTTCGCGCTCACCCGAGACCACGCGATGGCTGAGTAGACCGAGATAGTGACCCTTGCCGCCGCGGTAGATCATGCGGTCGATCGACATGCCGCCGCTCGCGTGCGCATGTTCGCGCGTGCAGCGACGATATAGGTAATTGTACACGCTCGTATTCCACAAGCGCGCTCCGTTACGCCGCATCTGCATGCACCAGCGAATGTCTTCGGCAAGTTTCTGAATCGGAAAATCTAGGCTGTCCTCGGACCACGCCGCGAGCGTTCCGCCAGTCAACGAAACAGCGATTCGATTCTGAAGATTTTCGAGAAAGAGAAACAGATACTGGTCATCGACGGCGATGAAATGTTGGTGCTTGCCGATGACGTCAGCCTTGTCGGCGTTAGCAACGATCTCAGTCAGGTAGTCGGCGCTGTACCAGTCATCATCATCGAAACTTGCCCAGTATCCGCCGCCATTGATACGCAGTTCCGTGATGCCGGTATTGCGCGCGTGTGATTGATGCGCGGCGCTCGTGAGCACACGGTCAGCGGGCAAACGTAGGCGTGCCCACGTGCCCACGGCAGGACCGTTCTCAACGATCCAGAGGCGTTTATCCGGGTGCAGCTGTCGCTGGAAGTTCTCCAATGTCCGCTGCGCATACTCGGGACGCGAGAAGGGTACAATTACCGTTACATTGCTAGGTCGGCGCTTCATCGTTCGGCAGCGGCCACCACGCGCTTGATGGCGCGGATCTGTTTATCCTTGCCGGTCGTCCGCGCGAAATTACGAGTCAGTGCCGCGGCGAATGATTCGTCGTGATACGTGATGCCGTCGGCCATGTGCGTGCATTCATGTACAGCTGAGGCGTACAACCACATAATGTGTTCCCAATCGGCCAGATCGAACAACTCCGCGTTGGACCGCATTGGATCGACATTGTGAAACGGATTCAGTAGGAGCCAGTGTTGTCCTTCTTCGTGCAGGTAGGCTGCCGCGGCATAGGTGTCGAATTGAAAGCCGACACCGAAGGCTAGGCCTGAACCCAGTTGCATGAGTACAAAGCGACAGAGCTCCGCCCAGAAGCGCGCGAGCTTGCGAATGTTGCGCGTCATCGTTGCCGGATAGAATTTCTTGGGAACGTGGAAGCCGTCCACCTCATTGATGACATAGAAGTCGGGTTGCCAAGCCAGCTGCTTGATTGCATTCTCGACCTGCGTACTGCCGGCCAAGTCAACTCCCGACAGTAAGACTTCCGCCAGTTCGCTACTGACGAGCGCAATGGATTGCTCGGCCTCGCTTTCAGTCGGCAGCATGTTGCGCAGTGCGGATGTGACCGTGGTCACTTGTTCAACGCTGAGATACTGACGACCAGCATGCGTTCGTTGACCCAACGGTTCGAGCGTTCCTAAAGCATCAGACGCGCTGCTCACGACATCGCGCTGAAGCTCGGCCTTGAATTTGCCGCTACCGACGAATCGCTCACGAATAATGCCCGCTTTCTTTTTGAGCGCACTCACGACGTCGGCGGCTAACTCGTTGGAAAAGTCGTCGATCTCCCGTTGCAAAGACCGATCTCGAAATCCATCTCGGTTCGCAGTGAGCAGTTCAATACTCGGACGTCGTAGCTCGATGATGATTTGTCCGGGTACCGAGCTCGTGACATAGCGACCGAACATGTACAAGCCATTGGCTCGCACGAGCATCGCGCCGCGAAACGGTGCATCGCGCTTGTTGTAATAAAGCTCTGCTTTGCCGCCAAAGTCTCGCACTGACGCGCCCGTGCTCAGGTCCGCGCGAACAGATTTGCCATTGACGGTGAAGCGTACGCTCAAATCGCACTTACCGATAAACGAGAGCGCGGCCGCTTCGTGCGTGGTCTGATCGGCTGGCATCGCGACAGTGAGTAGTGTTCCGGATCGGTAGGACGCAGGCTCCACCTCGTATTCGATACCGGCACCGCGCACGATGCGGTCGCGCGTATGAATCGTCCAGGACAACCATGGCAGCACAAGCAGTTCTTTCGCTTTACCAAATCCGCCGGTCGTCGATCCGCTGACCTTCGTCGTGCCACCGAGGACGAGGAACTTGTTGATGAGCACGTCCTCATCCATGCCGCCGCCATTGTCTTCGACGCTGATGAGGTAACTACCGTCCGCTTGCTGTTCGGCGGTGCAGTCGATGCGGGACGCGCCGGCATCGACCGCATTCTGGATAGCTTCCCGCCACCACTTCTCTTGCCAGTCCTCGTAATCCTTGATGGCGCTCGTAAAGAACTCGCGTCCGATACGGATGCTCCCGAGCGCGTTCCGCTCGTAGCTGTCCCGCACTTGCACGGCAATGAGCTTTTCGCCATCCTCGGCGTATCGTTCGCCGATTTGTTCGGCGTGCCCTTCGGCGATGAGTGCCTTGAGCACTCCGTATGCGTCAGCGTCAGCTGACGCTACATATAGACCGGGTTCAAGATCCCGTGCGTCCGCAAAGCTTTCAATGAACTGCGCTGTCATGCGGACTCCAAATCCTCAACCGTCTCGTTGCGTAACGTGGCCGGCGTAACTTTCCCGTCGCGACGATAAATGCGCCGCGCTGCGCGCATCAACGTCGGCAACTCTGACCAATCAAATGCTTCTACTTCACCCGCGACCGCCCACATGGCCTCAACTGGAATCTTGCGAATGCCCTTCGGATAAAACTGCATACCATTGGTGATCGCTCCATCAGACCAAAACAGCACAGTAAAATTGTCAGCCGTCTTACGCTTAGCGACAATCTCTGCTTGGCGCTCAGTCACGGCGCCGTACCAGTGAAGACGAAGATGCCGACCGTTTCAATGGGCTGCCGCGTGCCGTTGTTCGTGCCGAACGTATTCGAAAACGATTGGTCTAGGTCCGGATTGGCAAAGTCCCAGGTATCGTTCGGATCACTGACGTCCACGTCCACGCGGCGCGCGAAGATCAGCATTTCATCGCCCTCGGCATCGAACCAAAACGGATGGTAGACGGGACCACCGGGAATGCCGCCGTTGAAGTCGGGCGCGGTCGGACCTTCGACAAATGGAAAGACACCCTGCGTAATGATACCGATCTCGGGAGGTCCGGGTCGCGGCGGTGGCAAGAACGGACCTTGCCAGAGATTACTACCCGTCACGTTGTCGAAACCTTCGGCACCTAGCGGAATGATGAGCTGTCCACGCAAATGGATGACGCCGTTCGCATTGACAAACACGCTCGTGCTCGGCTCAGGCTGCTCGTAGGCAATGGTTTGAATAGCGCCCGGAATGACGACACGCCTACTAGCCGGGTCCGCCGGATCGTTGGCTACGCCCAGCTCGCGGCGGCGTAAGTGGTAGTAGGGCATTTGATCTTTTGGCACGTTCTGGTTGAACGCATCGACGAAATCGCCAATGGACCGCAGGCGCCAGATGATTTGATACTGGTACGGCGTCGGGACGAAGTAATCAATGAGCGCCGACGGAATCCAGATCATGACGCGCGCACCGATGGGCACAGGGATCCCCGCTATCAGATTCGGATCGAATCCCTGCACTCCGAGCTCGGCCTCACGATCGATCGTGCCAGGAAATGCTATCGGAACGCTCGCCGGCTGACCCTGGTAGCGCGCCTCGAAGTTTGGAAACGGTTTAAGGATCCGTGCCATTCCAAACTGTGCATCGACGAGTACGTTCTGACCTGCCACGTTCTTGTTTTCCTTTATTCGCGCGAAGAGCGCGTCGCACGATACGCTAAGTAAGCGCCGATGACACCGCCGACGACGGCCATCGTTGCGCTCTTGGCTGCCTCTTCACGTTCTGCCGGATTGGCGCTCGGCCACAGTTCCTGCGCGCGCCAGCCGTTCCGAGCGGCACCGACGAGAATGAATCCGGCACCCGCTCCCCATGCACCGCCGAGTAACCAACCTGCCGCGAGTCCCGTGCCGGCCAAAACAAGAGCAACACCCGCGCCGCGGCGCACTGCTGCATCAGGCATCGTTTGCTGCATCATTGGTATGGGTGCGGCGCTCGGTAGCTGATCCGTGCTTGTCGGCGCGGTCGGAAGGCTCGATTGCTCAGCGGGTAAGAGCGCTGGAGTCGGCTCAGAGGACGAGGCCCAGGTGACGGGAGTTTCTTCGTCTGTTTGCCCGAACATGCGAGTCGATAGGGTATCGAAGCCCACAGTTAAAGGCAAAAAATATTGCTTGGAGTCGTACATGGAACCTAGTCTGCCCGCCCATGACGCCCTTTGCCGTTCGAATCCTCGCGACCCTCTTACAGCTCGCTGTGCCTCGCGTCGAACCCGAGACTGCCGAGCACCGGCTTGCTCGCATGCAGCCCATCGCTGAGGCTATGGCAGACGTGAGCGCTGAGGTGCGCTGCGTTGATCAGCCTGAGACGTGCCGGGTTCAATGGCCGGGACCACGGCGGGAGCTCGCCATCGCCTTCATCGCGATTGGCTATCATGAAAGCGGGTTTGCTCCGTATGTCGGCGAAGATCGCTGCCACGATGGTCCCCAAGGGCGCGCGCTGCGATAACGGCCGCGCCCTCGGTTACTGGCAGCTACATCGCAACACGTGCGCGGCTGCCTGGGATTCACCACATGCGCCCGGCAGCTATGCGCGGCTGGTCGTCGAGCTCCGCTGTGTCGTTCGCGCTTTCTCGTCGGCGCACCGTATATGCAACGAGAACGCTATCGATTGGGCGTATGTGTTCGGCAGATACGGAGGCCGGCAGTGCGCATGGGTGGGTGGAAAGACTCGAGCATTCACGATGCTGCGCGTCAGCAAGCTCTACGAACGCATGAGTCGCCAACCTGCGTCCGCCTTGCCCACGATTGAGTATCCCAAAATCAACGACTAGTTCTCTTGACTTGGACCAGAAATTCGCAAGCGTTCAGGCTCGGTTTGCGCAGTCGGCAATGTAGTTCATCGACGACCGCGCGCTCATTGTAGTGCTTGGCCACGCCCAGCATGATGCCCTTGGCCAGTGCGCAGAGCGAGCGATGCGACGAATAGAAGACTCGCAAGGTTTCGGCATCCACGCTTTCGCAGCGTAACGTCGGAGGGCGCGCTCCTTTGATGCGGGCGCGCACGACCTTGTGCAATATCTGATCGGTGTTCTGAAGCAACTCGAGCGTGCGCCATTTGCGGTCAATGAGCGCTGGGTACGTCTTCACGAGACCGGGCACAATGTACTGACCGAAGCGTTCGAGCACCGTCTCTACCGGCAGCCGCGCCATCTCGACGCACGCGCCCACAATTGCTTCGATGTCGCTGTCCGGGTACTCGCGAATAGGCAAGTAGACCGTCGTCGGATCAAGCTCGGCGCGTTGAAGGGCTAGCTGCCAAGCGTCCACACCCAGCGCGTGTTCGACGAAGCCCTTCAATTCGACGAAAATTATTCCGTGCACTTCAAGACGTTAGGGTTCATATGCGCGCGACGTCAAAAAAACGTCTTGCTGTGCAAGCCGGCGCATGCTGCAATATCGCCAGCGGCCTAGAACTCTGGGAGTTCGACAGGCTCATACCCTGTTTTAGGTCGGTTCGATTCCGACGGCCGCTTCCATTCAGGCGATTCGACTTTACAGCACCGAACGGCGGTTCCTCAAACGGACCTCGGACGGTTGCTCGGCGCTTTGTTTGAACTGCTGGCAGCCCTGATGCTCGAACGTGAGAAGCCCGCATCGGTGCGATTTCGGATTCGTGCAGACGAGCCAATCAGCGGACAACTTCTCATCCTCCAGCCACTTTGCGTAACGGCAGCCGCACGAACAGTCCGGATACATCTGCTTTGGGTCCGACCAACGCACGACCGTGCCACCGTAGTCGGAGTAGTCCTTGGACAAAACTTTCAGCATCTTCAGTAATCGCCCGTGCTCGCCCTTCTGTTTGGTGCGCTTCATCAAGTTCGGTCTGTATTTGGCTTTAGCTGGCATTTCCTGTTCCTGCTTCTTCGGAGATACGTACGAGCGTCTCTTTGGTCAATCCCATTTTACCGAGAACTTCAACGGCATACCGCGCAAGCGCGGCCACGTCATCGTGACGAAAATTGCGATCCGTAAATCGAAAGCGGGTCGTGATCTTGTAGCGCGGCACATCAAAAATCAGGTGCTCGCGATCGGAGCCGGCAAACTGAACGAAGAATTTGCCCGTTGCAGCGTCCTCGATGATTACGAACGGTCGGTGCTCCTTCGGTTTTTCAAGCAGGCGCAACAGGGCCGCTTGAATGACGCCGTCGGCGTGTTCCAGTAGCACTACGGTCGGTTCAGCCTTACGAACCATCGCTTCTCACTTCACCGCTCGCTTTTGGATCATGCGCATGATGGATCCGAACTCGACGAATAGTTCGATCATCCGAATCGCTTCCTTGCGATCGGACTCCTTCTCTTCTTCGCTGAGCTCGGCATAAGGCGTCTCCATCTGCCGCTTCCAACGATCAACGAGCGCACTCGGTATGAAGATTGTTCCGGCTCCGTGCATAGATGGATGCGACTTGCTGAACAGGTAGCGCATCCATCCGGACCACTGCTCGTGGGAGAGCGCCGCTAGCCGCTCGCGCATTTCCGTGGCCGCTTCTTCGATAATGTCACCGGCCACGATCTCGTCGCCCTCGTCGGTTACGATCACAATCGGGTCTGTCGGTTCATCGTCATCCATGTCATTTCTCGGGAAGCTCGGGACGGAGGTGCTTGGGCCGTGTTTCGACGAGCAGCGCCTTACACCGAACTAGATCGCTCGCATCCATGGTCCATGATGCGTACCGTTTGCCGCCGCGGATTCGTCCGGTTTTCGGGTTTACCTCGTAGTAGCCCGCGGTCGGCCACCAGATGCCGATGAAATCCCGGGTCACCTGCACCACGTCTACATGGCGCCGGGCGCTGCCGACGTGTACGAAGGTCACCGTGAGCAGACTCGTCGATGCGGTCGGCGTCGAAGAACTGAGCAGGCTAGCACTTGTCATCGCGACCCCAACTTCTGGATCTCGCGGTCCAAATACCATCGAGCTTTGCGTAGGTCTTCGATGAGCTTATCCGGATCCTTCTTTCCCGCGCGCGCAACGTACTTGACGACGTTGCCGAGATTGAAACCGAGCTTCCAGTCCTCGATGGCGTCGATGACTTCGATGTCACCCGTGTTGTAGTGTGCCGGATGATTGATGGTGTCCCGTCGCGCAGGAGGTGTCTCCGCTGGCGGAATATCACGTAACGAAGCTTCGCGTATGCGTACCGTTGCGTTTTCCGTTTTCTTTTCCATATCGTTAGCCTTTGTTCGCGGGTAATCGAATGGGCGATCTCCAGCGTTCCGACACGGCATTGAATTTCTCACATACAGTCTGCCACAAATCAAGATCGAGTGATGCTGCTAACAAGTCCGCATAGGCCAGTACATCTCCGAGCTCGTCGGCGACAGCCTGAACGGTACCGTCGCCACGTTTGAGTTTCGTTGCTGCATCGCAGACCTCGCCCACTTCGCCCGCTAGCGCACACGCCCAATCCGTGGCGGTCCAGTCCTTGATCCGAAACCAGACGCTCTCACAGCGTGTCACAGTCGCACGCCGCAACTGAGCGAACTGATCTGCCGTTTGCTGCTGCAACGCTCGCGCGGAGCGGTGCTCTTCGACCATTGCCGTCATGCGTGCCTGTAGCTCGGTGACCTGGTTTTTTAAACGATCGTTTTCGGTGACGTACTGGACCAGCCGGCGCTCGTACTGCGCCGCGAGCGGATACGGTTGGATATACGATTGAATCCGTTCTTGATCTTGCTCAGTCATATGGCTACGGCACTCGCTGAGCGCAGTAGCAAAGCGCTCCTCTTCATCGTCCGATAGCGTGCCTTGCGCTGCGCGCCTAGAGACCAGCTCGTCAACGATTTGCAGGTAACGCCGGAAGGCTCCCGGAGCTTCGGCGAAGCAGGAATCAATCACCCCGGCCTGGCGAGCAGGCGATCCGTCGGAAGTGCACTCCTTCGGGTTGCCGTTCTGCTCGTCGCTTCCAGGCCGGCCGGATTCGGTTGTGCCACTCGGCCGCTGACGGGCGTCTGCCCCGCTCGACATGGCGCCTTGTCCGTGGGGTTGCGAATCGCCCGGTGAATCTTGCTCGCGACCCCGCTCGCAGCATGCCCGCACGTGCGCATTGGTATTGCACCCACAGAACTGGCAGGTGCGAAAGCCGTCAGCGTCTGGCTCCGGTCCGCAACAGACGTCGATAGCGGCGCGGGCAGCTGCGCGCCAAGGATGACGCTGCTCATCGAATCGCAACGGCTCTCGATGCGCGGCATCCTCCATCGCCTTCGCCACCGTATCGACGCCCGGCCTCGGTCGCTCACACGGCAGGAGCTCGATGGCTCGATCCCAGACGCAGAGCCACCGCTCATCCGGAGGACCATCCCGATATGCGGCCCGCAGTAACATCGCCCCAACTTCGCGCGTGATCGGCGGTTTCGAGCGCTGCGCGGCGCTCGCTAAAGCATCGGGCAAGAATTCGAGATACCCTGACTCAGTGGTCGAGCTCCCCTCGGCACGCACACCGGTAGCGTGATTTATGAAGAACCAGTCCAGTTTTCCCTCTTGATCGATTTCGATGTCCAGCGACCGGTCGCCTGGGTTCCAACCGAAATAGAAGTTGCCTTTTTCGTCCAATCCCGCCGTCGGTTTCCTCACACACGGCTCTGCTTTGACGATACGTAGCCAAGTGTCCAGCACGCACTGGCGTTGCTTGGCTGGCAGTGTCTCGTCCGCACCAAGGGACCGTAAATACTCCTCCCATTTCTGCTCTTGTGTCGCGTCCGTTTTTTGCTCGACGCTGGTCGGCGGGCGGTACTCCAAGACGCGGTGGTACTTTTCCGCTGTATCATGACTGTCCCATATGAGGTCGGAATTGTAGTGCAGATCGCGTAGAAACCATTCTCGTTCCGAATCGTGGATGTGCCAGCTCACCTGGCCCGTAGGCAGGTCGATGAACACGATAGTGCGCCAATCGTCTTCCCAGTCCGCATTCGGATGCTGACCCAACCAAACGCGGTATCCGAGTCCGAGCGCCATACGCGCGATCAGCGCCACGCACATGTCGCGTTCCTTGTAGACCGCGTCACTGTTAGTTTTGCTCGTACGGAACGCGGCTCGTATGGATCCGACCGATTCCTTGGCACCCTTGACTTGTGCCTCGAGCATTTCGATGCGCGGCCGTGCGCTGTGCAGCTCGGAGCGCAGCCGTTCGATATCACGCTCGGTTTCGTCCTTCGCCACTTCGCGCAAGTCCACACGCTCGAAGGCAACTGCACCGGATTGACCGTCGACGAGAATGACCGCGGACCCGTCCGCAAGTCGCCATGCTTCGCTGCGCGTTGTCGTTTCGACCATTCGTCCATCATCGAGCGTGTAAGTAACCGGCGTGCCCGCTGGATAGCGATTGTTCCAATCTTTCAGAATCGGAAGCGGAGCCAACACGTGGACGCGCTCCAGCGGAAGCTGCCGGCGGCCGGAGTCAGTTTCCGCTAAACCGGCTCTGCGCAGCAGAATCTCAATTTTCGGACCATCGGCGCCGATGCCGGTGTCGATCCATGCTCCACTATTCGTGACCGCTTGCACGACCGTTCCGTCCTGCAACAAAGCCTTGACGGGCGTACCGGCTGGGTAGCGTTGGTTCCAGTCGTAGATCACTGTGGCCCCATCTTTAATCGTCATTTGAAGCTCCCTTCATCTTTCCAGGGGCGAGGCGCTCCTGCTTTGCTCGATCCCACATGAAGCGCACGAATAGCTTGTATATTCGAAACGCCTTGAGCACCTTCTCAAGCGAGAAAATTAGTACTTCCCCGATCGCGTAGAGCGCCAGCAATCCGAGGACAATCGCGCCGAACGCCGTAACACCTACGTGGAGAATAGCAGTCACGGCTGCGCCTTTCCGGCGGCGAGGCGTTCACGTAACCAGCCGCGCGACTCCAATATCTCCCCAGTTAGTCCGCAGTGGCGGCAAGCGTCTCTCAACGGTGACCAGTTGCTCTCTCCGCAATCTGGGCATCTGAACGAAGGCGTCGGCCTAAAACCGTGTGCGGGTATGAAGCGTGGCATCGGATCGCAACCACCCTCGCGTGTGCGGTACGGATTCATTTCGCCTCTGCTAGGCGATGCAGCGTGTCTGCAAACAGTCGCAGGCCCGCCAGAGAATCAATGTGGTACAGATCCACCATCACTCGGACGGCCGAGAGCTTCTTGTCAACCACGAACCGGTGCTTCTCCATGCTGTCGGCGTCGAGCACTCCGCGCTCCACCATCCTTTGGTACTCCACCGCTTGCGTGCCCAACGGATCGCTTGAGAGAATGTGTCCGTCGGCATCGTAATAGGTAGCGCCGTATTCATCGGGCGATGGACAGGCGCAGTGACCGCCTGATCGTATGTCGGTGCGACCGATCGGATCGGCGTACAGCGAGCGCGCCACTTCGATGGGCACCGCGGCCGATTGCACGGTGGCGTGCGCAACCCAGTAGTACCAGGCGCGGCGAAAGTACCAGCCATGAAGCGTGCCTGTCAGCGACGCGGCGACCTCATGGGTGCTGCGCGGCCCCTCAAGGATTTCGATCCGCGCCTTCTCCAGCTCGTCGCGAATGATGCGGTCGCAGTCCTTGTTGCCAGCAAGATTGATCACGGGCTTCACCGCCTTGCTTCGGATGGCCGCCCCGAAGCGTCGAGCGCCGCGCCGAGCTTGTCAGCGTTCATTTTTGACATGGATCGTTCTGCCATCCGGATGCGCCCAACCACCCTGGATGCGTTTTTTCGTCAAACTTTCCTTGCGGAATGCTTCGCTCTTCAACCACGCTGCCAAAGCGTGTGCTTGCGCAGCGGTCAAATTTACAACGACAGGGACACCTTCACTGATGACTTGAAGGCAAATGTCGGCGCTGCTGTCACTATCGGCGATCAGTTGGTTACAGATTTTGATCTGACGGTCCGGTTGAAGGGTCTTCGTGGTGAAGCTTGTCATTATTTCTCCGTTCATTTCAGCTGAAACGATGCCATGTGCGTGCCGCCCTGCGCGAGCACGAACCCAAATACGCAAAAATCGGTCGTTTCGCTTAAGTTTGTCATTTGAAGCTCCCTATGACCATTTCGATGCGCCGCTGGGCCTCTTCAATGCGGCGCTCCGCACTCAGAGCGCGCTCGCGCCAGTACTCTTCATTGCGATTGTGCTGCGCGGCCGTGTCCATCCACGCGCACGCACGCTTCCGTTCTTCGGCGGCGGTCCCGAGCCGTATCTTCTTCAATTCCTCACTCGGACAGCGGTGACGGCGTTTGCTGTCCAGCGTCATGCCGCATCGGCGGCAGTACGTCGTCGTTTTCTTGCTCAGCTTTCTTTCCCGTTTTTTGACCATGGACTCCTCGTAATGCAACCCATTTACCCAATCGTTCGACAAACACTCGTCCTTCGCCCCAAGCAAGCACGTTGCGCGTCAGGTCGCCTGACCACCGCAAGTCTACCGACGCGCGGCGAACCAGCTCAGTGATATCCGCCGGCAACAGCAAGACGAGCTCTTTGGCGCGCTTGCGCCAGACGGGATGACTGCAAGGCTCCATGCGTGTCACTTTGCTTGCTTCCCTTGTGCTAGAGCGGCCGCGAACTGCACGCGCCGCGCGCCGGCTATCGCCGTCGCACAGGCGTCGGCGCGATGCTCGTCTAATGCTTCCGGACACTGGCGCACTATCGCGCGCACGCAGCGCACGACGCGTTCTTTGCTCGATGCGCGGTTGGCGCCCACGGCGCGTTTGACGTCGCCAGGCTCAAGCAGCACGACCGGTACGTTCAGACGAAAGCCCCAGCTTGCGGCGAGACCTACGACTGCCATCACACGGATAGCTTCAAAGTTTGTTTCTTTCCTGCGCTGCTTGCCGGCAATCACGTAGAGCGGGTCTTCGATCGCTATCCACCTGATCCGCTTTGCATAAATTTGTAACAAGTTTTTGAGCTGCTCTTCAATGAAGCGTAGCCGCGCGACAAAGTCATATCCTGGCTTTCGTGGCAGAGCTTGGATAGTCTTGCCGGCACAATAGTTCCAACCGTTCGCCTCGTGCGACAGGAACGCGACTCCGCACGCGCGCAGTCCCGGATCGACGCCCATGCCGACGTCCTCGCTCATTCGTCTTCCTGACATTCCGGAGGATACAGCTCATCATAGAGACAGTGCATACACGCTCGAACGCAGCGCCCGTCTTCAAAAATTCCGCCTTTTTTCGTCTCCTCTAAAAAGTCAGGCGGAACGCGCCGACCGCAGTGCTGGCACTTGATGAACTCTGTTTTGTCGATCTTGGCTTTCTTTGGTTCGTTTTGCGGCGCCTCATCTTGAGGCGGTTCACGGTACGGAGACCGAAACTTCTTTAGTATGCCCATCACGTTTCTCCTTTTGTCTTCACTTGGGCACCTTGGCTGCTAGTGCGGCTCGCTTCAGATCCTCCAAGAATGGCTCGTAGCACTCGCCGCCGACGTCTGCGGTATCGCAGACGCGCAACGCAGCCGTGACCAGAGCTTCTAGCTTGTCTTGCTGCACCACGAGCGCGATTCGCAAGATGTCGATCTGTCGCTGGAGCTCGTCGGTGTTAGCGTCACTCATTCCTTCGAGGCTCATGGTTCGGGTATTTCGTGGCCAGCTTGTTCCTCTTTAGCCGTGAGGCTCGATTCTCTGAGCGGAACAGCGATGACAGGTACCATCATGAATTCGCCAAGCAGCTTTAAGTAGCGATCTCGGTTGGCTCGGCTCGACCACGGCAGACAGCCATCGTTGAAGAAAAAGTAGAACGGATATTCCTCTAAACGCTTGAGTTTAGAGACGCAGGTCTCCCACAGACGCTTCTTCTTCGGATGTGGACGGATGCCGATCGGATAGTCGGCGTACTTGTAATATCCCTTGGTCGGAAATCCGATCGGCTTGTACTCGCGGTTCAGTACAAGCCAAGCGCGCTCGCCATCGAGCGCGCCATGCGGTTGCAGACAGTACGGGAAGTGAGAACGCGCTATCAAGTCGCGGCGAAACGTCAATCGTGGTTGATATTGGTCAGGGTGAATCATCTCATATGGATTTGTTGTCATCGCAGCCCTTCCGTAAACAGTTCCCACGTGCGCGGGAAGCGCTCGGCGATGATGGTCCCGAGCGCGTTGGCGTACATGCGAATTTCGTACTGCGCGCCCGGAGCCATGCGCAGGGTCAGAAACCCGAGCCAGTTGCGCAGGTTGGCAGACGCTCTCATGCGCGAGTACCGACCAACGGGCAGATGCACGCGGGCTAGTTCTTTCGGTACACCGGCATTAAGCGCCTTCTCGTACAGATCCTGAGCCTGCGCGTAAATCTGCTCAAGCTTGGCTCGGAAAATCTTGGCATTCTCTTCCGTCAACGCTTCCGCGCCCTTGATCGTGCCCGCTTGCTTGTTCTTGCCGTCACCGCCGATGAGCAGGCGTTCCATGCTCGGAACGTAGTTGACGTCGGGCAGCGGCGTGTAACGAGCGCTCAGTTCGTTGAAAGACTGTGTTCTATGTCGGTGCCATTCCCGAAAGACGAAGATGGGCGCTTGCACTTCGATAACCATCCCAGCGAACTCGAATGGGCTGGCGTGTTTGTTGTCCCACAGAAACTTGAGCAGTTTTTCGTCGCCCGGCTTCTGCTCTACATCGCAAGCCGTCCAACAACCACGATGACAGTACTCTGGCGGCATCTCTCCGTCGTCGCTAAGGTATGTCTCGCTCTCGGGTACTTCGCGATCACACTTGAGGCACCTGAAACGTTTGACGGGACCCCAACCCTTGAAGGCTCCGTCGGTGCTCATTCTTGCGCTTTCGATGATGCGCTCGTCGCTGCCCCAGCTTTCAATGAGCTCCAAATATCCATAATCAAGGAGCTGAATCTTCTGAGCCATTCCTTCTTCCTTCCCGTTGTCGCATCATGCGCCGCGCTTGCCCGCTAATCCGGTCTCGCATGGATATTGTGGGCGTACCGTCTTCGGCGACGATCTGCTGGTGGTCGCTATCCCAATCGATGCCGGTATCTCGGGTCATTGCTTGGTGCGCTTCGGCCCACGCTAGCTCGGAGCGCAGTCGTTTGGTGTCGTACAGTGGATCAAGACCGAGTACCTCGCGCACGGCGTTGATGAGCTCCTGGTTCGGTGTCACTGCGCTGCCACATCTTTCTCTGCGTTCGCTTTTTCTGCCGCAATCCGCCGGTCGCGCGCGCGCCAATGCTCGAAGTCCCGCCCGTTGCGCGACAGGAAACCCCAATCGCCAAAACGCGAGCCGACGATGAAGAGCGTCCACGCACCATTGACAGGATCGAGCAAGTCAACGCGGTGGAAGGTCGTGTCCGTGATGAAGTTGAAATCGCTCGGGATCAGTATCCGCGAAGTGACTCCAATTCGATCACGCTCCATGCGCTCCTCCCGATAGCCACCGGTCAAAATGATGGATACCGCCCAGCGCCACGGATGATTGTGGAGTTCGCGGTCGGAATCGCTGCGAAAGAACCGATGCAGGAAGACTCCGGGTAGCCAATTGCGCCACCAATCACGATCCGGTGTCAGGTACACACGCAAGAGGTACGGACCGCCCTCGTCGGTGTAGATGACGCGCTTGCGCAATGGCAAGCGGTCCAGCAAGCGTAGCAGTGAAGCCAAGATTCAACCCTTTGGTATCCAACCGCGGCCCGCGGCACAGCGGCTACAGACTAAGACGATTTTTTCTGATGGAAGCTCTGGCGGATTGGTGTGGCAGGCGATGCACAGCAGTTGCCCAAGACGCTCTGGCGTCGCCGGCTCCATGAATGCGACATCGGCACCGTCAATCACGCACGTACACGTCACGTAGCCGGGTGCCGGCGGGTGCTCGTCGCATTCGACGTTTGGATACTCAGCCACGGCTAGTTGCTCTCCTCGGTCTCGGATTTGTCGTCCTTGGCATCGGCTGCCGGAATCTGATCCCATTCGGCTATCGCCGCGTCAATGGCGCCACCCAGCTCCTCAGCCGAGCCAGGAAAGATGCCGAGCTCGGGATCATCTGCGGCAAAGAGCCAGACCGTAAACTTGGCCTCGGCCATAGTACGGCCGTACCAGATGGTCATCGAGAGCCCACGCTCTTCAAGTAATTCGCCGATCTCCGCCGTCGTCTTGGTCATTAGTTTGCCGTTGTGCTGTTTGCGTCGGCGCGCTCCGCCTCGATGATATCGCGCAAAATCTCCGCAACACCTTCTGCCGCTTGTAGCGCTGAGCAGTTCTTGTCTGACCGCACGATGCTCGCAGCGGCATCAAGACAGGCCACGATGGCGATATCTTTGGTCTGTCCGATCAGCGTCGCTACAATGCGCATGGCGCATTGGTGCACCCTCAGTTCGAGTTCCGCATTCAATTTATCAGGCTGCGCCATTATCCTCTTCTTCCGTCTGCGCTTCGCGCCAGGCCTTCTCGAGCTTCGCAAGCGTCAACGCGCGGGCGTAGGGCGGCAGTTCATCCATGGCGTCACTGAACGCGTACTTGGCCGCCTGTGCTGCATCATGGAGGCTCTTCAGGCGCGCGAACTGTTCGGCTGGTATGGCTTCGAGCGCGACCCGTTCGGCAAAGTCGCGGATCATCGGATCGGGAATGCGCTTCGGATCGTTGCGCGCGTCGACAACAATCTGAACCAGTGCCTGCTCGGCTTCAGAGATCGCTCTGTTGCTCATCCTTACGCCGCTTTCGTTGCACACGCAGTTGATGGACATGCTCGCGGCGCTGTTGTTCAGCCTGAGCCTTATCGGGTTGCTTGCGCATCCGGCGTGTGAGTTTCAACTTTCGCTTACTCATTGATCGTCTCCACGGGACTTACGATGCGCCAATTGAACCAGCCGCACGGCCAGCCACCGTCCTGTTCCAGTCGGTACCAAATCCCAGTCTCCGACTCGCGTGTGTCGGTAACCTTTCCGGTTCCCCACTCCATCGCGTTTCCTGAATTTACCCTAAGCCGGGTCCCTATTTCGTAGGGCTTGTCCTTTCGCTTACTCATCGATCGTCTCCACAAATAAGTCGAATTTCTTGATCGCGTACACGCCTAGATGCATGCGAACGATTTCTCGGAGCAGTTTCATATCCACGCTTCGAGACGTTACTGCATCCGCCACCTCATCGAGGTCATCCCGTCCGCCAGTGTAGAACTTCAGCGCTACGTGTTCTTCTTTGGTCATATCCGCGCGGCAGTCATTGAGCCCTACCGCGTAACGCTCCTCTTCGTCGTCGGACAACTTGCCCTGCACCGCACGCCGCGAGACCAGCTGCTCCACCAGGTTCAAGTAACGGACCAGCGCGGATGACATCTACGCTTCGCGTTCTTTGCCGCTTGTCGCGCAGCGAAAGTTGTTGCCTTCGGGCATAGCGCTCGTGATACCATGGTGCCCGACGATAACGCAAGCCTGACATTTTCTGTCCGCCCGATCCTTGCGCCCCGCGCAGCCGTTGATCATGATGGCTCAAAAAGCAACGGCGCCCGGTGACGGGAACCACCGGGCGCCGCTAACAACGACGCAATGCCCAAGCTAGCTACAGTTTTGTCACAGGTCAAGCAACCCTATGAGGTGCTGGCCCACGCCGACGCCGATCGAACGGCATGGCTCGCAGCGCGGCGAGAGCTGATTACAGCGAGCGAGGTACCTCTCATTTTGGGAATGTATGGGCAATCGCGGCGCATCCGCTACTGGTACGACAAGGCGCAGTTGACCGAACGCGATAACCTGGACGATTTCGAGGGCGCGCAGATGGGTCAGCGCCTCGAACCCTTGAACGCTGAGTTATTCTCGGAAAAAACGGGCCGACGGCTGCAACGCGAGCAGAAGTTACTGCGCAGCCTTCGTTACCCCTGGCTCGGTGCGACGCTGGACTACACGCAGTACATCCAACGCAAAGATCCGGGAGCACCCGTGGAGCTCAAGAGCTCGGGCAAAAAGCACAATTGGCCCGAAACCGAAGCCGACATTGAGTACCCGGACGTCGAATTCGTGGGCGAGCCGAGCCTGCGCTACCAGGCTCAACTCCAGGCTCAGCTCCTGGTGTACGGAGCCGACTGGGGATCTGTGAGCGTGTTGCTCGGGACGCCTTACATGCACCACCGTTGGCGGGACTTTCCGATCCACCCGAGCTTTAGTCAGCTAATTATTGAGAAATCCTACGCTTTTTGGCAATCGATCCGTACCGGTACGCCGCCCGAGCCCGATGACAGCGATCTCGTCCACTCCACCTTAAAGGAGCGAGCACTCCACGCTCGGGCCGGCGCGAGCGTTCGGTTGCCGGCCGCCGCCGCCGACTGGGATCGGCGCTTACAAGCCGCGCGCGCGGAGCGCATCGATGCCGAAAAGGAAATCAACCACCTCGAGAGCCTCATCATGACCGCGCTGGGTGACGCTGAGCAGGGCATTCTACCCGACGGTGATTCTTATGTGGTCCAGCGCTCACCCCGCAAAGGTTACTCGGTCGCACCAACGACCGCTGTCACGTTAAGGAGAATCCGTTCATGAAAGTCATCGTCAATCGCACACAACTGCTACGTCTGCTCGACCGTTGTGCCGACGCTACGAAGGACGGCAGCTTAACGCATGGTCGGTCCGTGTTGCTCTCGGCAGAGCAACAACCTGACCAGCTGCGCATGTCTGCCATCAGCGTCAACCTCGCTGTGGATACCTGTCATCTTGGCAAAGTCGATCGTGCCGGTGACTTACTCGTTAACGCGCCACGCTTGCAATCGCTCGTGCAGGCAATGCCGGACGGAACCGATGTCACGCTCGCTTTCAGCGGCGAACGTCTCCAGGTCACTGCAGCCAATCGCCGCTACAGCATTGCCACTCTGCAACGTGATTTGTTTCCCCCTATTCCCGATAGTCCCGAGAATAAAATTCCGTTACTCATTCCGACCGATGCGCTCGGCAACGCCATGGAGTACACGGAGTTTGCTGTCGATAATTCGCCGACGCATGAGCATCTGTTTGGCGTCCAGCTTCGATTAAGTCGTGGGCTCTTGGAGGGCACGGCTTTCAACGGCCACTGCGCCGTTCGGACGTCTACAAAATGCGACGTCGTCGGCCAAGGCGAGCTGTTCGTCCCACATCCAATGCAGCGTACTTTGAAGGCATTGTGCAATGAAAACAAGTCGCTGCGCTGCGACAAAGATGAGCGCCGCTTGTACGTGGAAACGGACGAAACGCTGCTAAGTGTCCTATTGCCACCGACTGCCTTCCCTAACTCTGAGCACGTCTTCGGAATGTTCTGCGATCCCGTCTGCGCCGTTGACGGTGATCTTCTCGCGCGCGCGCTTAAAGCGATGCTCACGGTCGCTCCGAAGGCGGACATTACGCTGGAGCTTGCGCCGCCCGTGCTCAAACTGAGTCTCACTGATGTCGACGATGGGTGCAGCGGCGATGAACAGTTGGACGCGCAGGTGTCGTCTGCTGACGCGCACTTTCGCGTAATGCTCAACGGTAGCTATCTCGCAAGCGCGGTCCGCGCTTGCAACATCGTCGAACTTGGTATTCAAGACCCGACCAAGGATCCGCTCTGGGTACGCTCTCAGGACCGAACCTTCGTTGCTGCCATCATGCCCATCGTGCACAAGTAAACAGAAAGGGAACCGCCAATGTCACAACCCAATCCCATTCCGCCGCCGACCGCTCACACTGACACGAAGAAAAAACCGAAGACCGAGTTCCAGCTACGGCTCGAAAGTTTTCAGAGCTTCATCGATCAGCCGCGCGTAACCGATCAGCTAGCGCGCGTCTTGCCCGACAACATGGAAGTGAAGCGCCAGAAAGTGCTGCTCATCAACTCGCTACGGCGCACACCGAAGGTCTTGTTAGCGACGCGCGAGAGTCTTGTCGCAGCCGTCGTGCAAACCTTTGAACTCGGTCTGAGTCCCGTCCCCGCCCTCGGTCACGCCTACTTTGTTCCCTTCGAGACGAAGGGGCGGCTGCTCTGCCAGCTCATCATCGGCTACCGCGGGCTCATTGAGCTCGCTCGGCGCAGTGGCCTCGTGGCCAACATCAGCGCCGAGGTCGTCCGGTGCGGAGACTACTTTTACTACGAGTTGGGTGATACCCCTAGGCTGGAGCACACACCTAGGGAAGTCCTTGAGTTCGCGCCTCCTGAGCGACAGCAAGCTGTAGCGCGAATGCTAGCCGGTCGTCCGGCCGATGGAAAGCTCTTGATGGCCTACTCGGTCGTCCTCCTGAAGGACGGAACTAAGGTTCGGCGTGTAGTTAGCGAAGAATTCATCAGTCGCATCAAAAAGGCTTCGCGCGGGAGTAATCATCCGGACAGCCCATGGCAGAACTGGACCGATCAGATGTGGGCTAAGACCGCCATTCGCCAAGCGTTGAAATTTGTGCCGCTTTCCCCCGAGGACCGCCTAAGCAAAGGGTTGGAAATCGACGAATCTACGTTCACGGATATCGGCAAGCCCATCATCGAGACGACGGCTGTTGCAGTTTCCGAGAGCAACGGAGCTTCAGAAATGTCCAGCATTGACGAGGGCTTGTCCGTGGAGAGCGAAAGTAACGCTGAACAGACCGGCATGGATGCTTTCGTGCACCAACAGCAGGCGCCCGCGAGTAACCCGGTGGAGACCGACGAGAGTGCTGCAGAACCGGAAGCCGACAAGCCGGCTACGGACAAGCCAAGTGAACCAACGGCCGACGCGCCTCGAGCGCAGCGCCGACGACGCTCGCCCACGTGAACTTTTGTTCGTAACGATCTTGCCCGTCTGGTCGCTGAGGTTGTAGGTTGGCTTTCCTGCGCCAAGATCCGCTTGGCGTCAGCAGTCGTTAACGGGAAGCAATGACGCTTGCGGATTCTTCAACGACGCGCGCAAAAAATTCAGGAGGATCGAATGCTGCCAGCATGCTGGGTTGAGCTATGACGTGGGCTCGGCTTGACGACGACATTTTGATGCACCCGAAGTGGTGGGCGCTCTCTGCGCAGGCTTTTCAGCTGGGAATTAGGCTGATTGTCTGGGCAAACAAGTACAGTCTCGAGACGGGCAGTGTTAGCTGGGGCGTCATTCGCGAGATGGCGGGCGGCAGCACTCGCCGCGCGAAGCGGCTCATCACTGAGCTCGTGGATGCCGGCAAACCGATCAAAGAGACCGGCATCCTGGAACCGCTCGCCGACGGTGCGTGGAAGATCCACGACTTCGAACGCTACCGCGCTCCCGTGAAGGCGGTTGACTCGTCGCAAGTCAGTAATGCCAGAGCCGAGGCGGGACGCGCAGGCGGTCAGCGCTCGGCGGCACGCCGTCAGGAGCAATACGGAACGGCTCAACCGAGTGCTCACCCCGAAGCAAACTCCCGAAGCAAACCCGAAGCAAACGCCGAAGCAAACTCCCGAAGCAAAAATGGTTTTGCTTCGAAGCAAAACGGCGCTCCCGATCCCGATCCCGGAGAAGAGTTCCTACCTGCAGAAGCAGCAGCTAAAGACCTGACAGGAGGCGCGCGCGTAGGCAGCCCGGCAGTTGCTGCTGCTGCACCGGCTTCGCCGGATAATTCGGAAAAAGTGAGTTGTCCTAAAGACTTACAGCTATCGGACGACCATAAGACACAGCTCCGCGCAGCCGGCGTACCGGATTACGCCATCGTGGCCGGCGTCACGCGGTTTCTGGGCAAAGCCTCAGGTGATGCTTATGGGCATCGTACTCTGTCGGCGTGGCGTAATTCGATGTACGCGGCAGTACACGGCATGTGGAACGATCCGCGTCAGCGTCCTAACCCACCGGAATCATTCGATAAACCAGGACCCGTTAAAGCCAAAGCGGCCGCTGAAATACACACGTACACCATGCCAGACGGCCGGCAGGTGCGCGCTTAATCATGTCCCCCGAAGCAAACCCGAAGCAAACGCCGAAGCAAAACCAGTTTTGCTTCGGCACCGTAACCACCGGGACAATGACCCCACAGAGTCGTAAACCAGTGTAACCACAGAGAAGTTTGACGATGGGCAAGTACGGGAACATTGCTCAAGAGGTTCGAAATGTGCTCACTGATGCACGCGCATTGTGTGAACAACTTGGCCTCACCAACGGCGCAAAGAAGCAACGCACTGGACTGCTGATCTGCTGTCCGGCACACGGCGAAAAGAACCCGTCCTGCAGCGTGACGTTGGCGCCGAGCGGCACCATTCGGGTCAAATGCTTCAGCTGCGACTGGAGCGGCGATGCGCTGACGTTGGTGGCCAAGGTCCACGATCTGGACCTCAAGAGCCAGTTCCGGGAGGTGCTTATTACGGCGGCCGGGCTGGCTGGGCGCAGCGACCTGGCGGACGCGCTGCAAAACAACGAGGCGTACGAACCGAAGCCGGCACCGGTGCGTCCCGCGCCCGCCGAACCCGAGTACCCCAACCAGCACGAGCTCACGGCGCTTTGGGCCGCTGCTCATTCCGTAACGACGGATGCCGAGACGGTAGCGCATCTAACGTTCCGCACGATTGATGTCGCTGCCGTCGCGCAATTCGATCTAGCTCGCGTGCTGCCGCCGCTCGCGCTGCTACCGCGCTGGGCAAGTTACCATGGCGACCCGTGGACGCAGACGGGCCATCGGTTGCTGCTACCGGTCTACGATGTCGATGGCGTCTTCCGCTCGGTTCGCGCGTGGCGAATCATCGATGGTGAGACACCGAAGCGACTACCGCCGGGCGGACATAAGGCAGCCGAGCTCGTGCTCGCCAATGCGCACGCGCTCGCGTGGTTGCGACACTCCGATGCGCTGCCGTATACGGCGCCTCCGTTCAGTCTCATGATCGTTGAAGGTGAGCCGGATTTTCTCGTGCGCGCGACGCTCAACAATGACGAGGCTATCGTGGGTTTGATGAGCGGCAGCTGGCACCAGGGTTTCGCGGATAAGCTGCCGCATGGATCTGAAATACTTCTGCGTACGCACTTGGATCGCGCAGGAGACAAGTACGCGGCCGACGTCACGCACAGCGTACGGAACTGCGGCGTGCAAGTGCATCGTATTGAAGTGAACAGCATCGCGACAGCAAAGGTCAGCTGATGAAATCATACGAACAACTGATTGACGAAGCCCGCACAAGGAATCGACAACGCGATCGAGATGAGCGCAAGGGCAAGTACGCAGCTCCATCTGATTGCCCTCTTGATATTCAGGTGGCCACAGCGATGGCGGCTATTAAGTGTGCAATCATCGCAGAGGATTGGAGCACCGTAGCGGAAGCATACGCTCTGCTCGAAGATACGTTGGGTCAGTTGCCCCGAACGAAATCGCAATGAGCGGATTGGTTATAGCTCCTAAGCCCGGCGCCTTGACCGTGGAGAAGGCGCGCGTGATGCTCGCTCATGCGACGCGCACCGACGAAGTCAAAAAAATTCGCGACGTCGCCGTGGCGATGAAGGCGTATGCGCGCACGCAGCAGGCTGGCAAGGAGATCGCTTTGGACGCAGGCGAAATCATCATTCGCGCTGAGGCACGCTTAGGCGAACTAGCGAAGAACTTGCCGAGGGCGCCAAACGACGGAAGCCGCGGCAACCAGGCAGGTCCGGCACGCGGACCAGCCAAACGCGACGCCCTGGCATCGGTCGGCGTCAGCAAGCAGCGGGCTGCAGAATTCGAGACGGTAGCCAGCCTGCCCTCCAAGGATCTAGACGCCTACGTATCGGCCGAGCGCAAAGCGGGACGAGCGCCCTCAACGAGCGGAGCGGTCGCGTTGGCCAAGCTGCCGCAGCGCGAACGCAAGAAAGCAATCTCCAAGCTCGATGAAGACACAACCATCCGTCAGGTATTGACAGACGTTCGCCGCGACGTTCGCGTTGATCGGCTCGCCGAAATCAGCAAAGGCAACACCAAGCTCAAGGTCGCGCAACGATTTCCCGTGGTGCTCGCGGATCCACCGTGGCGTTACGAGCACGTCAAGACCGAGAGCCGCGCGATCGAGAATCAGTATCCGACGCTCGCGCTGCGAGCGATCTGCGATCTACCCGTCGCAAAACTTTGCACGCCGGATTGCGTGCTGTTTCTCTGGTCGCCGTCGCCGAAGCTAGCCGAAGCTCTTGAAGTGATTACGGCGTGGGGATTTACGTACCGCACGAACATGATCTGGATGAAAGACAAAATTGGAATGGGCTACTACGCGCGCCAGCAGCATGAGCTGTTGCTCATCGCTACGCGCGGCGATCCACCGACGCCGCCGCCCGCAGCACGGCCGCCATCGGTGATCAAAGCCAAGCGCGGCCGTCACAGCGAGAAGCCGGAGCAGTTTTATGCGATCATCGAAAAAATGTATCCGAAGTTCGCGCGAATGGAACTGTTCAGTCGAACGGCTCGCAAAGGCTGGACCGCATGGGGAAATGAGGCGCCCAATGGACAATGACAGCGATGAATTCGAAGAAGAGTAAAACATGACCGACGGCAACGGCGCACCGCATCCTGATGAAAACGATCGTCTCAAGGACGGCACTCTACCGAAAGATCCGAAGGCCGATACAAAGCAGACCGCGGGCCAAGACGTGCCGCGTGTGCTCACGGTTCAACAGATCCTCAAGGCGTCGATGCTGCGCGCCGAATCCGCGAAGACGCGCGCTTTCTGTACGACCGGTAACTGGTTCATCGATGACGCCACGGGCGGCATGCAACCGGGTGATTGTTGGCTCTTTGGTGCCGACACATCTTGGGGCAAGAGCAGTTGGGCCATCATGATCGTCGACGTGAACCTGCACGCGGGTAAGCGCGTGCTCATCGTCTCGAGCGAGGACGGCGAGGAGCTCTACGGCGATCGACTCATGTGCCGGCGTGCCGGCGTCGACGCCAAGCTCTACCGCAACGGAACGCTCAGTGAAGCAGAGTGGAAGGCAGTACGTGAGACAGTTGCCAAAGGTGAGCCGGTGCCCGTGTTCGTCGATGCTCGTGCGCACAAGATTGAAAAACTCGCGCCGCATCTGGACAAGATCATTCAGCAGCAAGCCATCGATATGATCATCTTCGACTACCTGCAGGAGTTTCAGTCGGGGCGCCGGCACCAAGATGAGCGGATCAAGTTCAAGGAAATCGCGGCCGTGATGCGCAAGGTCGTGAAGCTCAACAAGAAGACCGGCATCATCATGAGCCAGTTGACGATCACGAGCACCAAAAAGTATCCGGACCGCAACAGCATTCGCGAGTCCCGCGACGTATCCAACGCTGCTGAGACCATCCTGATCGGCTACATGCCGGAAGAACACATCTACGCCAAAGATGACGACAATAAAGATACGGAAGAAATCCTGATCGAAAAAGGAACTCGGGTGACGCTGATCGATAAATGCAAAAAGGGTCCGCGTGGAGGCAAGTTCCCAATGCCATGGGATGACCGGACCGCCGCGTTCAAGGAAGTCAAAGAACCGGAGCAACAACGCATCGACAATATGGCCGACCAATATGCCGGCATCGCGGACAATGACAATGAAGATGAATAGTGAGGAGGCGCAAGCTCCGAGCGCGTGTCGCATCTGCGGCGCGCGGAATGGTCAACTGGTCTGGCGACTGAAGGCTAACTGGCGGCTGTACTGTCCGGGTCCAGTGGAAGGCAGTAAGGATCACAAGCAAGCGCGCGAACGCGAGGCCGATGCGCAGAGCTTCATCAAAGCATCGGGCTTGTATCACGAGCGAATGGAAAAGATCGAGGTCGGCGCGACTGGTCTATGCGCCTCGTGCACGCGCAATGTTAAGAGTGAACCCGACTACCCGTGCCCGCGATGCAAGCCAACGGCACCGCCATGGCTAAAACTGCCGTGCGAGCTATGTAGTGGCAAGGGTGTGTTGACCGGCGCACAATCGCTGAACGACGTCGTGCATATGATCGAGACGGCACTGCGTGAAGGACGAAGCACAACACGATGACGTTGCGTGCGATAGAACTGTTCAGTGCATCCGGCGGACTCGCGTTAGGCTTTCGTCGTGCTGGCATCGACTTCACGTTGACGATCGAAAAGGATCCGAACGCATGCGAGAGCTACGAGCGCAATCTTCGTGTGCGTCCGTTGCAAGTTGATGTGCAGGACTTTGTGACGATGGTGCGTACTGGTTGGCGGCCAACCGAACGCTACGATTTGCTTGTCGCCGATCCGCCCTGTACGCCATGGAGTCGCGCGGGTAAGCGGCGAGGCTTAGATGATCCGCGTGACTTGATTGCCGAAACGATAGAGCTCATTCGTGAACTGCGACCGCGTGCGTTTCTGATCGGTAACGTGCCAGGACTCGACGACAGCAGTAACGAGGACGCGGTGCGAGCGACGTTGGGTTCGCTCTGGTCGCACGGATACGAGATTAGCTTCACCCGACTCGACGCTGCGCACTATGGCGTTCCGCAGTTTCGGGCGCGTCCATTTTGGTTCGGTCGGCCGCGCGGCAGTTTAGACATTCGTTGGCCGCAGCGAACGCATGACGAAGACACCCGTCAGAAGAGCCTACCGGGCTGCGAACTTGCGCCGTTCGTCACGTGTCGTCAGGCCCTCGGTCACCTCAAGCCGAAAGATGTGGGTCGGCCACTGCGGCAGCGAGCGAACAAGAAACACCGGACAAGCAAAGCCGACCGGTCCGGGCATGTTGTCACCGCCAACGGATCGCGCCATCAGGTCAATACGCTCGAGTGGCCGTGGGACCGACCGGCAACCAGCGTCGCCTGCGACCCGCGCATCCTGCCTCCCGGTCATAACGACAACGGATACAGGGCGCGCTGCGCGCCCAACGCGATAGCGCTCAGCGAGCGCGCGGCGGCAATTTTGCAGGGATTTCCAGAAGCTTGGGTCTTCGCCGGCAAGAGTAAGATTGCGCGCTGGCGACAAATCGGCCAAGCCGTCCCGCCGCCACTGGCGGAAGCAATTGGTCGCTCCATCGTAGACTGGTTCAGTCGTGCCGATCCGGAGCAAGCCGTTTCACGTGCAACGTGAGCGGAATAGCTCAACAACAGAAGATAACATGGCGGAAACACAGAAGATTTCTCGCGTAATGGTCCTATGGATCATGTACCGCCAGCGCCCGTGGCTGCGCTGGGCATACGTGCTCGGCAGGTGGTTTCGTGGCGCGCGGCGCCTCAAGAACGAAGGGCTAGATGGGACGCAGGGGGCTCTCTATGAAGCCGGCATCGAGATCGACTGGAGCGGCGCATGTCCGGTTCAAGGCGAAGGAATCATCGACGATTACCCTTGCTACTACCGCAGCCGCGGCGAATGCTGGGAATTCGAAGTCTTTCCGCTCGGTACTGACTTGAAGCAACATCCGTGGCCGGAGTCGATTTGGTACTACGATGAGTGCCCGTACATTTGGCCGGATGGCGGCTGGGTGACCGCGAAAGTATCAGAGCAGTGCATTCGCAAAGCAGCGCGTATGTTCCGAGATCGCGATCTTCCTCGAGACAGTTACGGGCCAGCTTTCGGTGGAAACGTTGCGAAAATTTGACAAGCAATACGCTCGCAGCCTTAGCCTTGGCGCACAGCGCGCTCTATGGTCGCGAGTCCAGCATTCACACCGAGTCCATTTGATCCGAAGCGGCGCGGCTGGTTCGTGGTGCTCGGTATTGCTCCCGGATTGAGCGCGGTCGGCTATTGCGTGCTCGATATCGACGCGCGCGGAGTAGGCCATTGCCTGGATTACGACGTGCTCATGGGTAACCGCGCCGCGCAGCTTGGCCGTGCGAATGCCGATTTGAGCCTGGCGACGCTCGCACAGCTCATCCATCGGTTCAGGGTTCACCGAATGATCATCGAAGTCGTCTGCGAACGGCACTATCCGTGCGTGCTCGCCATCGGACCGGCTGCGCTCAGCCGGGAGCCGCCGGAATTCATCGTCGCGGCACGTAAGGCGTTGACCGACATGGCAGGTTTCTTCGGTTTGCGCGTCGTTGATGTGACCAAACACGCCCTTCGAGAGACATTTCCGGGTGAAAAGCTACCCGGACTCGTCCAAGATCGCCTCGCTGCGCCCATCGGTTCGCGGGATCGGCGCGTGCTGCGCGCCGCCGGAGCGGCGCTTGTCGCCGCTAGCGAGGTCCGCGCTGAAAAAATGTGCTTGCCAGCATCGGGCTGACCGCCGCAGTATCGGCGTCAGTCGTGCGCGCGCAGGAGCTGATCCAGTGCCCGATCGAGCGCATTGATCGCGGCCACAATCCACGAGAATACTTCGATCCTCAGCTGATCGAAGCCTTGGCGCACTCCATCGGCGCGCACGGCGTCATCGATCCCATCGTCGTGCGCCGCCGGCCTCACGAGCGCTACGATCTCGTTGCCGGCGAGAGGCGCTGGTTGGCCGCACAGAAAGCGGGACTCCGTGAACTGCCGGCAATCATTGTGCAAATCGACGAGGAGGAGCTCGATTTCCTACAGTTCGACGAGCAGCATCATCGCCAGGACTGGAACGAAATCGAGTACGCGAAGTGGATGCAGCGCATGCTCGAAAAGCACAACCTGACTCAAGAGCAGCTCGCCGGCCGTATTCGCAAAAATCCGTCGCACGTTTCCGTGTTTCTCGCACTGCTCAAGTCACCCGAAGCAGTCCAGGAAATGCTCAAAACGGGGCAACTGTCGTCAACTCAGGCGCTCCTCATTGCAAAACGGCCAGCGGGTGAGCAACTCTCACTGGCACAACGGGCGGTCAGTGAAGGTTTAAATACCATCGAGCTGCGCCGCAAAGTGCGAAAAAACAAGGACAAATCGGCGCAAATTCGCGACCTAGAGCGACGTTTTCAGCGCAGATATGGTCTGCGAGTTCAGGTCGCCCTTGGCCGCAAGCAAGGTAGCGGCGAGGTCAGATTGCGGTTTGGAAACCTGGACGAACTCGACCGATTGATTGAGCTCGCGCTACCGAGCGAAGTATAGGATTGCGCAAGTATGTACATCTTCACAGCATTGCTCGCCATTTCTGTCTTAGCGAACCTGGCCTTGGGGCTGCGGTTACGTCGCATGCGGCGGTTCATTCCCGATGCGATTGTCCAGCTAAAATCCCTGCATGAAGAGCGCGTTAACGCAACGCGCAATCTGAATGCTGGGCTTACAGTGGAGACGGAACAACTGCGGAAAAAGTGCGCGGATTACTTCGAGACCATCGACTCAGCGTGCAATCAGCGCGATTTTTGGCGCAACTGGTACTATCGGCAGGCTTCCGAGCATTCCAATGCCCAGAGTTACCTCTTGCGCTGCGTTGAAGAACTGATCTCGCAATATCGCAAGGAAACGGGTAAAGCACTTCAAGTCGATCCGGTGGCTCAGTCGCTCGTGGAGGTCTTCAAGGACAGCCACCCGCGTTTGGCTGACGCCGGACAGAGCGCCAACCAGCCAAATCTGGCCCTGGAACCTACTAAGGCCAGCCTCGAAACAGGACCGCAAGCGCACGGGTAAAATGGACGAGTTACCGGTAACCGTTCCGCATGAGGTCGCCCGCATCGGCAAAGAAGACGCGCCGCGGCTGGACCAGGAGCTGTATCGCCACCGCGAACAGCCACCGGCCTACGGTTTCGATCCGCAGGATGGCTTGCCGCGCGTCGTTCCCGAATCGAGCTACGAGGAGACCTACGTACCGCCGCTCGATCCAACGACGTTCATCTGCATGGCGGACACCACGGAATTTCGTTTGCTGTCCGGTGCGACCATCTTGGCGCGGTTCACTGCAGATGAAGTTCAACGCCAGTCCGACGGTCGCTACTACGTGAGCTATGAGCTGGCGCTCAGTAGGACCGAACGCAGTCTGCATCACCACGTGCTCATGCACGTCGGTTCGGCGTTGACACCTGTCGAGCCCATTCGTCGAGCGTGTAAGCATTACGTCCGGCAGATGATTGATCTTGCAGGGCATCGCGACCGGCGCGTAGTGACGCGCTTCTGTACGGCACTGCGTGACGAGAACGGCGAGTTTCAATCGCTGCGCGACGGGCTCGTGTACGCCTGTGAACTGCGCGATCCGCGCGAGCCCGTGAGCGAAGGACAGCTCGACGATTTCGATCGGCGCAAGATTACCGAAGGCCGTGAACGCCGTGAAAATGACGAAGGCGAATTCGATGTCGACGCGGAACTGCGAATCATCCACGGCCAGAAAATTCCCATCGTCGGTCAACTGCTGGGTTACTGGTTCCAAGATGATGCATGGCCAGACAAACCACCACGCTACCCGCCCGTGACCGCTCTACTGCTCTCGAAAACTGGTGACGAAGCGCTTACTCTGGTGAACGTAGAGGACACGTGGTGCGTACTGTCCGCGAGTGCAGCGGCAACGTATTCGCACAGTAGGCGATGGTTTACGGGCAACTACCGTCACGGTTGGGACGCTGATCTCGGCGCAGACTGGAAGCCAGTGTCGAGCACAGAAAGTTTTCTGACGACGGATCCGGATGTGAACTGGAGAGACGCGCTATACAGCGACCCCGAACAGTTTCATCCGGAACATTGGCGACAATTCGAAGTGGTCGCCATCAAAGCTATCGAACACCAAGACATTGCGGCTCGTTTTGGTGACGCAGCGGCTGCCGCCGCGCGCTCTGATCAACAAAGCATCCTGTTGCGCGTAGCCGAGCGCGCCGCAGAAGGTTCAATCCCATGACTGACATAACGACGACCGACAATGAACCGAATCTGCTTCGAGATATTCAGGTACTGCAAGCGGAGATGATGGAACACGTCAACCGCATCAAGGGGCTGAGCCGGCAGGGTAAGCTCGATCACGAAACGCTGACGAGCGAGTTTGCGGAAACGTTCCTGCCGCTGCTGCAAGACACGGTCGATAAGATGTTCCAGGTTCAGTACCTGGCGCAACGCTTCGGTGACGACGTTGCTGCCAAGCTCTGGCCGGACGGCGAAGAAGATCCGAGTGGTCTCTGGCCGGAAGATGCGGAAGTTTTTAAGGCGCTGCTCACGGACTACAAACACGTCGTCTCAGCATCACTCGAGCATTTGGACGGTGTTGCAAAAAAGGAAAGCGAAAAAAAGATTGCTCTGATCGACAAAGCGCTCGTGCGCATTAACGAGCTGACGCTCAGCGAAGATGCGCCTCCGGATGAGCATGAAGATGAAGAGGACGACAATGAGGACGACGAGGAAGAGGACGTCGACAAATCGAACTGATGACTACGCCCGCCGACATTGCACGACCCGCTGATGAATCGAATGATGACGGGCAGAAGTTAAGCGGGCCCTTTTCATCGACGGACCTGGCGGCAAAGAAGCGTCGAAAAACAGACCCGGAAGAGAACGCCGCTTTTCTTAGCGAACATCTCGACGCAACCCTGCCTCGCAAAGATGAACAAACCGCTCGGGAAGCGGCTCCCGCCATCGTGAGTACGGGAACGGCGGAAGCGACGCCGCCAGCCGAGATCAATCGTCAGCTGCGCGACCAACCGACCGTCGATGCCGTCGTCGATCTAGATGAAGAAAAGCTCGACAAGTTCTGTAAAAATTTTCAGGATCTGTTTAAGAAACAAATCGACGGCGAGAACTTCTACATCGATGTCATTCGTCGCAAGCCGGCGAGCTGGCAAGGTATTACGACTAAGGGTTCGCAGCATCGCATCGAACGACCGATGACCATCGAGGAGTTTGCACAGCTCTACGGTGGCGAGGAGTACGTGCTGCAGGTCTATGGCAAGTCGAAGAGGGGACCCGTACTCAAAGACGTGAACGGTAAGCTCATCGGCATTGCGCGCACGACTCCGGTTATCGTCAACATACCGGGAAGAGACCCAAATCCGTATACTGCCGTCGGCTACGCCGAACATGGAAGCGATGACATGACCAATCCAAGCATTCCACTTGTAACGGCTCCCATGGCTCGCGTACGCGACTCAGAGCTCAAACACGAAGAGGTCATGGACGAACGGCGCGATCAGCGTGAGCAGCGCGCCGACGAGCGTCGCCGCCGAGAACTCGACAAGGTACGCGAAGAAGAGCGCGGCAAGATGGACGTCAGTCTGCAAATCCTCATGAAGCAGATGGACGAAAAGAGTGCGCAGATCGCGACCCTTACAAAGAAGCTCGAAGACCGCGGTGAGGATCGCAAAGCGGACATGCAGGGCATCGCGGCGGTGATTTCGGCGACGAGACCTGCGCACGATCCGCAGGAATCCAAGACACTCCAAGAGCTACAGAACAAACTGAGCGAGCAGCATAAAGACGAGATCAAGACGCTCATGGCGTCGCATGCCACCGAGCTCAAAGCGGTGCAGGATCTACAAGTCAAGCTCAGTGAACAGCACACTGCCGAGATTACTCGGTTGCGCGAAGGGTACGCGGCCGAGTTGACGCGGCTACGCGAGGAACAGGGCAAAGAGCTCAGGCGCGTCGATGAATTGCGCGCGGAACAACGCAAGGACTCGGACAAGGCAATCAAAGAATCCGAAGAACGGATGGCGCAGCGAATCAAGGATGTCGAAGAGCGCGCGCGTCAGGACGTCGCCGCTGCGCGAGCGGACGTCGCCGACGCCAAGTCCGATGGCGATCGACGAGTCAACGACATAAAGGATCGCTTCGAGGATCGTATCAAGGATCTGGACCGCAATCACAAGCGCGAGATCGATGGCAGTCGAGAGCGGTGGGAGTTGCAGCTCTCCAACGAAAAGACTGCGCTCGAGACGCGCCTCGCTATCAAGGACCAAGAAATCCTACGTCTACAGGAAGAGCTCGAAACCGCTCGCGAGGAAGCGAAGAAGCCACTGACCGACCGCATCAATGAAGTCGCCGCCGCCGCCGAGGCGCTCGGGTACGGCAAGAACGAACCGGAGCAAAAAGACTGGAAACAGATGGCGCTCGAGGTCGGCGGCAACCTCGTGTCGAATCTACCGGAGCTGCTACGCTCCGCTGGCGATACGATTACAAAAATGCGCCAGCAGCCGACGCCGCAACAGATGGTTGCTTACACACAAGCTCAACAAGCGCAGATGCAGACGGCAGCCGGCGCACGTGCCGTGCAGTTGGCCGGCACGGCCTTGCCGCCACCGTTGCGAGGACCCGCAGGCGCATTGGCGGGGCCGCGTGGCGGCTTCGCTACCGAAGACGGACCGGAATTCGAAGGCGCGCGCGGGATGCGGTCGCCGATCATGCCGGCAGATGCGAGCGTGCCGACCATGGGCCGCGTACCAGCACCCCAGCCGCCTACGGCACCGGCGCCGCGGGCGGCGATGCCCTACGCAATGCAACAGCACGTCCAGCCCATGCAGCCGGCGCGCATGCCAGTTCAACCGATGCAACCGGTCCAACCGGCACCGGTCGCCGCGGCCGTCCCTCAACCGGCAGAGCCGCCCGCTCCGACCGAAGCGCCAGCCAGCGAACCCGGACAACCCGGCACACTGCGATTCACCAATGAACAAGTGCTCGAATTTCGTCCACTCTTCGAAGCCGCTCTCAAGCAGGGCGCATCGCCTACGGAAGTCGCTGACTATCTCGTGCGCACGTACAATCGTGAACGCGTCGCCAAGGTTCTGCCTTTCATCGAACCGGGTTATTTGCTGAACGTACTGCAGGAGAACGGCTTCGATCGTAGCCCGCTCTGTCGCCGCGACGGCCAGAAGTTTCTGCGGGAAACGTACGCGGTACTCCAACAGCGCTGCGCAGGATAGGTTGTTGTCATGTACTTGAGCCGTTATGTCCTTGAACAGATTGAACTGAACCTCAGTCTACGGTTTCGAGTGCAAACCGATCCGCCGGAGCTCGCCCAGCAGATTGTGTCCAGCTATGGCGCAGATTTCATGCGTACGTTCGTGGAGGAAACCACGCCGGCAGGCTTGATCGAATCCTTCAAAGAAACGCACAAGACCGATAGCGTGTTCTACACGGACGACGGACGACGATTCATCGAAGAGCTGTATGTCGAAGTGCGCAAACTTGCACCGCCCGCGGAGACTACGTCGTAACCAGCATCTGCCAGTAGTCACCGGGCTCGTTCGTTCGATAGATGGGAACGAGCTGTCGATTGCGGATTTCATACAAACGCAAAGGATCGGGGTGGTGCGCGACGCTCGCGGCAGTGTAGACCTGACCCAAGTCGAGCGCGCGATGGTCATGACCGCAGCAGATGGAGACGTGCGGACCGCGTTGCAATAGAGCATTGATCTGGTTACGGTTCGTTAGACCTTCAAACAATTGCAGAGGATGCAGTTGCGGTCCGTGATGCATTGCAATGACGATGGACCGATTCGGCGCAGTGCCAGGATGAGTCAAGGCGTCAAGCAGTCCCAGTTGCGGCGCATCGACGTTGCCCAGAGCCCAGAACAATGGCGGGCGGCGCGAGAGAGTCGTATCGATCGGGACGAGTAGCGCGTCCCCGAAGTCGAGGACCTTTCCCGGCCAGCTCGTGGCGCAAAAGCGGCGCAGTGGTCCGCGCAGCATTTTTCGCCAGCGCTCCGGCCCTCCATCGTGGTTGCCGGCGACGAGCGTCACGGATTCACTCGGCCAATCCGATAGCGCGCACGCCAGTTCGACAAACTGATGATGTTTGCCCCAAGCAGTGAGGTCGCCGGTGAGCAGCAGATGGTCGCAGCCGCTATATCGCGCTTGATCGAGCGCACGCAGAAACCGGTGATGCCGTTCGGGATTACCGTTTAAATGCACGTCCGACAGTTGTGCAAAGCGCGTCATGAGCAGACCTCAGCAAGAGCCTGTCGAACCGAATGCAAAAGTTCGCGGTTGTCATCATGTTGAAAAGTACTCAATCGCGCTCGATACATCGGCAACCGCCATAGAAACCGGCGTAAGCGATCAGCTGTCAGTTGGGCGCACCGTTCACCGAAGCCGAGGCGTGCCAAGTAGTTCGCGTTTAGGATCTGTTCGAAGTGACCGGCGAACGGTACCGCGAGCATCGGTTTACCGAGATAGATGGCCTCGGTCATGACCGTAAATCCGGCACCAGCAATCACCGCTTGCGCACTTGCAACATCAGCAATGAAGGCTGCGTCGGAGAACGGACAGAGTGTCACATTGCGACTCTGAATCGGTTGCGTCAGACCCTGCATACCGTAGGCGCGACATGGCACGCCGACTTGATGCATGACATCGGTCAGCTGAGCATGATCGGCCTTGGCATTGAAGTAAGTGATGACGTGGTTGCCCGGCAGAGCTGCACGCGCACGGAGAATCTCAGGGCGCAGAATCGGTAAATGCAGACTCGTTTGATCGCGACACACGGGCGCGTAGGCGAAGGTCGTCACAAGGTAACGTTGAGCATACGGCACAAGATTGTCGACAATGGGATACATCAGTGCGGCCGCAGCTCGATCGTGCATCGTCACCTCATGCGGATGCGTGCAGCGATTCATGAAGTGAATGTTGTCGACAGCAATCAAGGGTATGCCCGTTAGATGGGCATAGCGTGCCGACCAGGGCTCGAAGTCACTGATGACGACGTCGGGTTGCACCGCTAACGAAGCATTAAGTAGCGCAAGAAAATTCAGTGGAGCTGCAACAAGCGACTTTACTGAGTTCATGAACAAGGTCGCTTCAGGACACACCTTGTTCTGTTTGATGACCGCGCCCAAACCCATGACGGGAAACGCAGGCCAGCGGCGCTTGAGATAACGGAGTGCGGGACCCGATGAAGCGAACGTAACCGAGTGGCCGAGCGTCTGCAGATGCTCGGCGACAACATCCGAACGCATGGCGTGGCCCATGCCTTCACCGCATGCGCCGTACAGAATTTTCATTGCCTCGCCGAACGTCGGTTCACGTAGCTGTAGCCAATGATGGCGACGAGTCCGAGTAGCCCAGCCACTCCGGTTGCCACCGCTCCGCCGACAGCATAACCGAAGCGCTGACGATCAGTCGGAGCGGCGAAGTAGCCGGCAGCGGCACCGAGTGTGCCATCAACCAAAAATGATCCTGTCGATTGCGTGATGCCACGCAAGGCTATGCCGGACAGACCATCAGGCGGAACCGTTACGAGCTGCGTTGTAACCACTGTTTCAAATCCTCGCCTATTCGGTAACCAAAGGCGCCGCCGATCAGAATGCCCGCGAGAGCTCCATTGCGAGCCCAGATCATGGTGCGCGGCGAATCGGTCACATAGCCCGCGGCGCCGCCGATTAGAGCGCCCGAGATCAATCCATACACGGCTCCGATGCCACTGAGGCTCGCTGTTGGTGCTGACACAGCCGCATCGGCAAGTGGCCCAAGACCCGACCTAGCGGGAAGCGGCGGCGGAACGCGAGTGGGGACCAATGCGGACGGAACCATCTAGGCGATCAGAATAGCGGCGCCACCAAGAGTCGCGCAACTATTCGAGCTGAAATTTGCCCGAGCGCGGCCTGCGCCTGTAACGTAGCAGCGTGGTCGCCATTGCCGCACAACCCATCGCCGATGCGCCGCCATTCGTGCGGTCACGCTTCGGAGGACCGGTTCATACGATTCAGGTCATGCAGCAGATGTGTGTGGGCCCACGTGGCGAGCGGTCGATGTTGCTGCATTCGCTCCGCAACTACATCGTGCGAGAGCTCCAGCCCAAGGATTACCTGAGCGAGATTTTAGCCGTCCGGAACTTCGCCAGTGAGCACATTCGCTACTCCAACGATCCGCTGACCGAAGAGCAAGTGCAGGATCCCGAACGCATTACCGAACAGATCATCAAGTTCGGCAAAGCAGCAGGGGACTGCGACGACCTGGCTCTATGGATTGCAGCAATCTCTCGTCAGCTCGGTCGTGAGGCGCAATTCGTGACCGTCGGCTTCGAAGCGCCCGGACGCTACAGTCACGTCTTTACGCGCGTAAAGGAACCCAAGAGCGGACAATGGATCGTCTGCGATCCAGTAGCGGGTTCGAATGAAGCGGCGATGCTGCGCCGTGTGAAGACCTTTCATGTTTGGGATATTCGCTAATGGCATACATTTCGACACTCATTCCGGTTACATTCGTGCGATCGATCCAAGGCTTGGGCGTAACGCAGAGCGAATACAATGCGTGCCTGGCGGCGCAAGCTGCGTACCAAAGGGATCTTTCTGCTTGGAACACTGAGCAAGCGGCATACACCGCTGCCGTTTTGCAACGGCAGATAACCATTGCGGCGCAGACGGCGACATACAACGCAGCCTACGCGGCGTATGTGAGCGCGCACGACCGATGGGTGAAAGCGAAGGCCACGTGGAACAGTTACTTGTCACAGCTCGCGAGTATTGCGGCCGGCTACGCAATGACGACCGCTCAGGTGACGGCAAAGTACGGACAGATACTAAGCGGAACGCCGACATGCGTGCCGAAAGACTGGCACACCAAGCTCGCCAACGAATGTTACAACTACAGCAACCCGGTCAAGGGACTCGGCGCCTTTGATTGGCGCCAATACGAAACGCGCGAGCTCGCCTGCTTTGGTGCCGCACTGCCGACTTGTGTCGATCCGCCGCTGGCTCCGCCGCAACCGGGACCAGAGCCGATGCCGCCAGTCAAAGCGACGCCGCCTCCAGATGTGCTGCCGTTGCGACCCAAACCGACTGCGCCCTCCTCTTGCATTGCGCCTACGCCTGTAGCAGTGCCGGCGCCAGTAGTAGCAGTGCCGGCGCCAGTAGCAGTACCAGTCGTAATACCCAAGGCTCAGCCTGATGAAGGAATTAGGGTTGTCGCGCCAGCCGCGGAAGAAGCCGCTATGGCGCCAGCGGTTCCTATCGAAGCAAAAGCCGGCGGCGGTCTGCTCGTCGCGGGACTGCTGGTGCTCGCTGTAGGCGGTGGAATCTACCTCATGAGCCGCCGTCGTCCCGCAACAACGTGATTTTTTGCGCCTCAGAGCATCGGCGCCGTATGATCGAGGCGAAAGAACATGGGTCCGACCTACCCGAACTACCCGAGTCAGCCGTACCGCGGAGGACAGCTCCCGACGATGGAACAAGTCGGGCCGCCCGACACTCGCTACAGTTCCGGTACAGCACCCTTCTATGAAAGCGGGATCGTTGGCATGTACGGACGGAACCTTGCGGGCACTGATGAGGGCGTTCAGGACGAAAAAGCGGAACCGGCCTGGGCATCCAATGAGCTCGAAATGTACGCGCGCCAGGACGACGTCCAGGGCAACGGCATTTTCGATCCGCCCGGCTCGCACCCTAACATTCATCCGGACGCGGGCGTGTTCTCCGTGAACTATTCGCTGCCGGGCTATCACGCGCGCGAGCGTCCGTTCTCGGAAACAGAGGTGCTGGACGTTACAACGGGTCGGCCGATTCGAGCCGTACCGAGCGGAGCAGTGGCGATGGACAGCGCAGCGCAGATAGCATTTATCGAACGCGGATTGTATGCGCCGCCCTCGCCCATCGTCCGCGCGTCGTATCGCCAGCCCATGTACAGCGCATCGATCGCTAACGTCATGCAGAATGCCGTGCCCGTAGCCATGGGAGCGACGGAAACGGCGCAGAATCTTATTCCTGTGCTCATCACCGCAGCATTGGCCGGTGGCGCGCTCGGCGCACTGATCGGTTGGATGACGCGAGGTAAGGCGTGAAGCTATCGGCTTACGAACTTGGCCCCGTAGTGGAGTGGCCGATGAGTGGAGTCCATCCCGAGCTCGTACAGGCTTCGCTCTTGCCCCTGCGTTCGACGCCGCCCGCGCGGCCGATGGACGGATGGAATGGTATGTCCGCTTACGAGCTTTGGCCGGCGTACGGTTTCGGTGCGCGCCGTCTGCGCCGCGCTTGGCCGCTCTATGGTGTTGGCGCAGAAGAGCCACCGCCGGGTGCTCCAGCTGAGCCCGCGCGTGAGGCCGCTCCGATCGGCAAAGGATTGTTCATCGGTGCGGCGTACGGCATTGCTATCGGCATGGTCGCAAGTGAGTTTGTGATGCGTAAGCCCGATGCCACGCAACAGCTCAAGCAAAACCATCAACTCGTGATGTTTGGCGCGCTGTTCGGTGCGGCCGTCGGCGCCTTTGGAGCGGTGCAAGCGTGAAAGACCCGAACCTGCAACGCATCTTCGGTCTTGGCGATAATCCCGATGGATTGGGCCAGAACTACGCGACGAGGGAAACCAGTGGACCGGGTTCCGGACTCGAGCACGTGCCGCTATATTCGCGTGGAGCGCCGACGCTGATCAATCACGGCGCTGCCAAGGTACTTGGTCAAGACGATACCACCGAAGGATTGGTTGCGGGACTGACCGGCTTAGTCGTGCGCGCAGGAGGCGGAGCCATCGTTGGAATGGCTCTCGCTCCGAGTAAGGACAAGTGGACGGTTTATGGAATCACTGGCGCGGTTCTAGGCGCGGTGTTCGGCACGCTCGGTATGATGGGTCAAGCGACATACGTTTTGTTGACGCGAGAAGGTCGACAATGACGATGAACCTACGCCGCAATTTGATGGGACCGTATCAGCGCGGTGTGCCCAGTCAATACGTCGTCCACTATCATCCGTGGCCAACGCGCTTCCATGGTCCGCTGTATCAGCGTCCCGTTTTCAATTTCCCATGGATGAGCTCGCCGCAGAACGTCTTCAAGCCTGGTGATTTCTATCCCGGAGAACTCACCGAGGAGCAAATGTCAGTGCAAGGACTCGGAGCAGACAGTCGTTATCAAACTGGCCAAGAGGCGATGGCTTACAACGTAGGTCGCGGCATCTTCAAGCCGGGCGGTTACGGCGGCGGCATCTTTGATGGTAATCTATCCGGCGACAAAGTCGCTCGACCGCTCGGCACGCCGCAGCGTCGTCGACGGCGTCGTCGCGGCATGAGTGGCTTGGGTGCTGCAACGGGACCAGTGCCGTCGACATGCTGGGACAGCCAAGCGTTCAAAGATTGCCAAGCGCGCGTCTTTGCAAAAGCGCAAGGTGACTGTCCCAAGACGGGTTACCCGAATGCGGCATATCCGAGCTACGACGATTGCGTAAAGGATCTGGCTGCAACGTATGTAGGTCCATCAGCAGAATCGCTCACCTGCGTTTCGCAGTATTGCGGTGGTGCCGCAGCAAAAACTGCAACGGGCGCATATCCGTGGGGCACATACAGCGCGGAGACGTTACGAATTCAAAAGGAAACGAACACTGCGCTTGCGCTCAAGGGTTTCTGTCCCATTGTAGCTGACGGTAAACTTGGACCCGCCACATGCGGCGCACGCAAAGCGCTGAGCGACCTTGGTCTGAGTTTTCCTGTTCCTTCAACCTGCCAAAAATTCACGGCACCGACTAAACCGCCATGTCCAGGTGGAGCGCCGGGACCAGTATTCGAGCCGGGGAAAGGCATCACTACGGCATCGATGCTGCCCGGTGCCGGTCCTGACTGGACGATGATCGCGGCATTCGGTGTCGGTGCCGTCGCAGTGCTCGGCATCGGATACTTTCTACTGACTCGAAAGGAGCAATAAGATGCCCAAAGGAGGCGGCGGCGGTGGTGGCCGTGGTGGAGGGGGAGGCGCGCGTGGAGGCGGTGGCATGCGCATGGGAGGCGGTTTTCGAGGCGGCCGCGGTGGCATGCGCATGGGCGGCGGCGGCTTTCGTCACCGTTTTCCACGACGGTTTTTCGGTGGCGGCGGAGCCTTCTTTGCGCCCGGCGGCGGTTGGTGGGGCGACGGTTATCCTTGGTACTGGAACGACTGGGATTACCCGCTCTATCTAATTGAAGACGAAGAAGAACGCGAAGAAGCGCGCAAGTGGCGTGAATTTCTCGCGATGCAAGCGGCACAGCAAGCGGCTACCCAAGCCGCTCAACTAGCCGTGCAACAAGTCGTCAAGGCGAAGTCGACGAAAGGTCTGGGTCTAGGTCTCGGCATCTTTCGGCCGAACGATAAGACAGCGCGTCCACTCGGACAGATGATGCCACATTCATGGAATGCACTCGGCGTCATCTTTGGAAACACGACGGCAGATCCCAAGGTTACGGAAACGCAGAAGTGGCTGAACGGTTACCTGAGCAAGCTTGGCTTCACGACGCTGACGGTCGATGGCAAACTCGGAGCTAAGACGTGCGGCGCATGCGCCTGGTCGTTCGGTAATACACCCGACGTCGACATTTCGACCGCGCCACAGGCGTTCTTCGAAGTGTGGAACGTTTGCGCAAGCTCGTCGCAAACGGCACCGACTCCGCTTACGCAAGCTGCCAAAACTAGCGCGTACACGACCGGCGTCACCGCTATGCAAGCGAAGGTCGTGGACCCGAAATTGGTCGCGGACACTCAGACTGCATTGAATGTCGGCTTACTTGCGAACGGCATGTGCGCTCTCAGCGTGGATGGCAAAGCAGGGCCGGCTACATGCGGAGCACAAGTTTGGTTGATAGCGCATGCCGGTGGTGATGGGCTCACACAAGCGCAACGTGATGCCATTTATCCCGTGTGCTCGGCTGGGTCTAAAGTAGCGCCCTCGGCGTGTCCGCCCGTGACGGCGGTTGCGCCCGTGGACATTACTAAGAAAGAACCGTCACCCGAAGCGGCGCTCGTTGCCCCAGCGAAACCGGCATTTACCGGCGCGACCATGCTTGCCGGTCTAGGCATTGCTGCAGCGCTCGGTGCGCTCTGGTACGTTTACAGTCAGAAGAAGGCTGCCGGCGCATGAGACGAGCTTACATTTCCATCGAGGATTTTCGTGCTCCGTTCGATCCCATTCCGTTTCAAGGATTGGGTCAGGACCCGTACGGCGATCCGCGTTGGCATGTTCCGGCGCCGCCGCGTCGTTGGCCACGCGGCCGTAGCTATTGGGAGACCGCTCTCTTTCGTGCGCCGTATCGCAAGGGCTACTATCAGGACAACAGCCTGTTCGGTTTAGGCGCAACTGCGGCGACCGTCAGCGTCCAGGAAGTCCAGAAGGCGGTCGGTGCAGCTCAAACGGGGCAATGGGACGCCGCGACCGTGTCCGCAGTGCGCAAAAAGCAGAAGCAACTCGGATTGCCCGAAACCGGCGCTCCCGATTTCCCGCTGCTCGCTGCACTCGGCCTGGCTCAAGCTGAAGCGCCGACGGTTACACCGGCGGACAGCTTTTTTCGCGACGCTCGTACAGCTCTGAACCAAGTGCCGCAGTGGGCGTACTTGGTGGGCGGCGGATTGCTCATGTTTTTGGCTTGGAACGGTTACCAGAGCTGGCGGCGGCAACCGGGTACGTAAGCGATGACGATCGAGGAAACGTTCAACGATCTGACGGCGCGTGCCGAAACGATTACCAAGGGCATTCCTTGGGCTCGGCTCGAAGCGGAAGGTAAAGTCGGAAACTACGTTGTAGACTACATTGCGCCCGCGTTCTCAGCAGCCACCGATGTCATGAATACGCTGTACTACGATATCGTTCTGTACAACAAAGCGCAGACGGAAAGCGCGGTCAAACAAATTGCTGAGAACATGTACGACGGTATCAAGAATCAACTTTCCGACATGCTCCACGGCAATATTAGTGGATTTCTCAAAAATGGTGTTGCGTTGCAGGTGCGCAACTTGCGGGATCTAGTTTCCTTGGCATACGGCACAGCGTTCTTTGGAGCACGTCTGCACTCCAGTGCAACGGACTATGCGGCGATTGCGAGCTTGCCATACAATGATGTCAAGGCGCACGCGGACAAGGTTGTGCGAATTTTAGAGGGCATAAAAATCCTAGATGACCTCGGCGTGCTGACGTTCATGAAATGGGACAGCTCGTTCATGGAGGATCTGCGCATCGAACAAGGCTATCCGCCCAATACACCAAACCCACCAAACCCGATGAAGGGATTGGGAGCGGTGCCGGTTCTGGGAATTGTGATAGCGATCATTGCCGGCATTGTCATTATCGCCGGCATTTGGATTTGGGCTCGATCCGCCAGTGAATACAATCGGCAGGCACTCGCGACTCTCGAAAAGCTATGCTCTGATCCAAGTCAATCCGAAAAGATCAAAACTCAGTGCGTCAAGGCGTTAAGCGAACCACAAGCGGGATTTGCGGCCGTGGTGCAGAAACTCGGTACGACCGCACTGACCTACGTATTCATTGGTGCTCTGATTGTCGGGGCTATCTACTTGGCGCCTCGCATAGTGCGTTCATTCCGTGAAGCTCAAGCCGAAGCGAGGGCGTAGCCGTGATCTATTCGCGTTGGCGTCCCGATGGCGGCTACGATTACTATCAGACTGCGGAAAGACGTGGACTTGGCGACGATCTACCGACGCCGCACATGACAAGCATTGGAGGCATTGGTGTAGCGAGCACCGATGCGGGTCGCCGTATGCCGAGCAGCAGTCGCTATGTCGGTAGCGGTCCGGTTGCGCGCGGTAGCGTTGCTCCACTTGATCGACGCGGACTGAGTCTGGGAGCAGTAAGTCCGACCGTCAGCAATCTCGGGTTTCTACTTGTCGCTGCATTGTTGGGGTGGTGGCTGCGCGGTCAGCTGAACAAGGAGGCGCGTTGATGCGCCGTCGCATGTATCAGCCGAACGAACCCGCACGCGAGATCGCGCGCAACATTCGCGAGACGTTCGTCGATCGTCCCGTCGAACATGAGATAGCGGTTCCGTGGCGCTGGCCGCGAGGGCTACGTGAAGTCGGCGCATGTCAATCGGTCATGTATGCGAGCGACAAATGGCAAAAACGTCGCGATAATATCGTCGATTACAAACACGTCGCTGAAGGTCCGCAGTGGGTGCTCGCCCGACCCGGATTTCTGGTGCACTACGATCGACCCGACCGCAAGCTGCCAGTGGTGGGTCCAATGGTCGAGCTCGGACCGATGCCCGACAGTTTTGCCGTACTGGCGGATATTCTTGGCGTACAGGTGCGATTGTATGAACCGACCGAAGATGGCGGTTACGCCATTCCATCGGACCCGAACGAAGGATTCTACGAAGTCACGATCGCGCGAGCCAAACTTGGCGCCGCCCGCTTTCCGGACACACACGACGCGTTCTTGATCGTTTACACGTCAGCGGGCGTCGATCTACTCATCGTGGGCGAACAGCTCGATGTCCAAAAGGACGGGATTGTCGGGTGAACCATGCGACGACGCTATCTGCGCCGCAATCCAGCCTTCGAAATGACACCTGCTCGCGGATTGCCGGAACAAACGCGACCAGACCTCTCCGGGCTCGTCTTTATGGGTCTCGTCATCAACCCGAAGACCAAGCGGCCGGTCTTGGCAACAACAGATGGAGACTACGTAGGTATCCGCAGCATTGAGCAAGCTAATGTTCTTGAACAACTTGGTCGTGGCTACCATTCGAGCAGTTACGAAGCAGCAGAAAAAGCGACAGGATATCCGCGCGTGCATACGCCCGAAGGCGTAGGTAAGAAGGGTCAAGGCTACGGCACGACGCTCTACACGGCACTGTGTTTAGGAGCAGAGTTAGCATGGGAGGAAAAGATCGAGATTTCGATGACTGGCAGCGGTCGCGGCATTTCGTCGGATTCGGAAGATCGTTCGGCAGCAGCGAGCCGATGGTGGGAAGCTGCACATGATCGCGGTCTGACGGATCAAGAGGTCGTCGAAGGTGAATCAGAGAGGGAAGAATACGTTAAACTCGATGTGAGCCCGAGCGAGTTAGAGGGATGCTTGACCGGTGTCGAAGGAGAAATCACCTATGTCAACGAAGTCAATGTCGACATTGAAAAGCCCGCCGAGGATCGTACATTCGATTACTATACGTACAAGAGCGCGACCGAGCATAAGTTGATACCGCTATCGTTTGCTCTGGAAATTCCGCGGATGCCAAGTGGCGCCGAACTCAGGTATGTGTGGAAGGAAATCTTCGATGATCCTGACCGGTTAATCAGTTACGACTGGACCGCATTACTAGCTCTCGACGTTCGCGACCTGGATATCGATATCGTTAACTTGTTGTCGCTCGCATATATTGCTGCGGGTGGACGCGACAAAGATGTCGATGACCTCTGGTATCGGTGGAAACATGGCCTCGATCCGGACGTCGTCTCGCCGCAGGAGCGACTGTTTCGAGCCAATGCGGCGGGACTCGTGAGCGTGGCGGACGCGCGCGATGAGGCTGGCTGGACAGCGCTATCCGGTCTTCCTTGAGGTTTTTTGCGTTACGTGGCTCAAGACCGGTAAGCTACGGAGACCCAGTGAGTTACGCCAGATACACACCGCACTATCCAGCGCTTCCGTCCGGGCCGCACTATCGGGCATTACCGTCGGGGCTGGGCGATGCTCAGGCGGATTTCAGTACGTACCTGAGCGCCGATCAAGCGGCGAATACGCAATCTCAAGGCTCAACCGACAGCTTAGTTGCGTACGCCAAAGAGGCCCAAGCGATCAAATCGTACTACGACGACATCAAAAAGTACGGACCGAAGCGATGGCCCCGCAACTTCAAGGACGGCGCGAAAATGGCCGCCGATGGTCTGTACCGGTATTCGAAGGATTACGCCAAGGGTTGGGCCAAAAAGGAGATGGACGAGCTCGCGTCGAGTTACGGCTTCCAAGGTTGCGTACCCGACCATCTTCCGCGCAGCACGAAGGAAGCCTTTCATACTGGCGCGGACATTGCCGCAGCGGGCGCATGCTATTCGATGGGAATTGAGCCGAAGCTCGGCGTGACGACGGTAGACTCGCTGTGGGACGGCCGCATTTCAGCCGAGGAGTGCGAAGCTATTGGCGCCGTTGCGGGCGCCGCCGCGGCCGCCGCTGTCGGTCAAATGTTCGGAATTCCGGCACCGATTGGAGCATTCATTGGCGGCAAAGTGGGAGGACTCGTCGGTAAAGGCATCGCGAAACTGTTCGGCTTGAGCAGTGATGCGCGACGAAAGTGGCTTGCCGAACAGAGAAAAATAGTCAAGCAAATCCAAGCGCAGGCTGATCAGCAGTGTTACCAAATTCGTCAAGCTTATTGGCAGATGTTCGACAAGCTTTTGGTCGAGATCGAAGCGCAGTGGGAACACTGGGAGCTGACTGTCGGCGCGAAGTTTGACCTGCGTTGGTTCGATCCGACGCCCGGCTTCTATGCCTGGATTCAGCAACAGTCCGCGCAATACAAAAGCTTCGTTGATGGACCGTACTGTCAGCTCACGTGCGACAGCACGGTCATCTATAAAGGCGACCCGTATCTTAAAACGCATACGCAGGCACAACTCGATGCACTGATCAAATCCAAGTGTGCCGCGACCGCTCAGAGTTCCGGAGAATTGTGTGCATACGGATGTGCTGTCGAATTCGGTTGTCTCTATCCGCGTTTCGCTACATGGAAGAAATCGAACACGCCGACGGACAAGCGACTGTTCGGTAGCACGCAGCGAGTCATCGATGCATTTCTCGCTCACGGATTCGAATGGATGCCGCCACCAACCGGCGTAAAATTGGTTGGATCAATTGGCGGACAAGCGCCGATATACGCTTCAAAACAGGGCGAACGTATTCTGGTGTGTGATTTGCCGGCAGCAACGAAGAAGGACGTTGAGAAGACGAAGTACCGCGATATATGGATCAAGATGCTCGAAACATTGGTGAACCATGAGGTCACCAAAGCGAACAATCTGCATACGGTTCAGGTACGCATACTCAACGATCTCATCAAAACGGCTTCGATAGCGCAGGCACAAGTTGAAATTGCAAAAATTGTCGAGCGCCAGAAGAAGGAACAGGCAGCACTAGTAACGCGCGTCGCACCGAAGCTCATCACCGATCCCGGAAGATTGCGTAATCAAGTCATCAACACTGGTGCGCTCGTAGGCGGCAGCGGACTCTTACTGTGGAGTCTACTGTGAGACGACAGAGACATCTAGGTCAAGCTCCCAGCGCTGCGGATCTCCAACGCATGGGCGAACAGCGAGCTAAGGAAGCCGCTGCGACAGCAACCAAAGAAGCGCAAGCGGCTGCGCTAACAAAGTACGTGTACACGCCGACGCGCTACGCGAAGCTATCGACGATTCCGTATCCGCCACCGGCGCCTCCGTTAACACAGCTCGCGGTGGCTGCTGCGGATCTGGCGATTGCGTCAGCGGCAAAGGTGCGCAGCGCCAAGACCCTCGATGCGGCGCAGAAGGGCGCCGGAGAAACCGCGGTGGCGACTGCCGCGGCTTTACGCAAAGCGGCTGGTGTCTCGGAGGATCCGACGGCAATCGCAGCCGTCTCGCGAGCCAAAAAAGCGATGGGCGATGCGGCAACAGCGCTCGCCGTCTGGACCAAACAGGACCCAAAGCAGCTCGCCGACGGACTCATCAAACAGGCCGACGCCTTGCTGACGCAGGATACCGACCAAAAGGTCAATGCGACCCAAACCGTCGTTGCGGACTCCGTTGCGACGCTGCCCGAAGGCGCGATTCGGCTGGATTGGCAATTTTGGGCCGGTTTAGCCGCAGCGGGCGTCGGAGTTGTCCTGCTCGCGCGCCGCGGTGATTGAGCGCTTCAACCACCAAAAAGCGCAAAAATTTGCGCAACCTATCCCCCTCTGCGTAGGCTTGCCCTACCGCATCGTCCTAAGTGGCTCTCCGGACCGCTAGGCGCTCCCTGCAGTGACGCAGGATTGCGACCTGAAGATGGCCCGACCGCTTGGCAAAACCTACCCGATTCGACCGCGTGATGTACGGACGTACGACTATACGGCGCCGCCTGGACGGCTGCGCGCGAATCCGGCGGTTACCACGATTGCTGCCATCAACGGTCCCGGTGCGTACCGAGGTCGACGCAGCGCACGCGCATCGATGGCGGGATTGAGCTCAAAGCATCGGGTCAACCGTGCCCGCACGCAGTTGAGCGCAGCACAACGAGACGCTTTTGCTCGAAAAGTCAGTGCAGCCCGTTCGGCTGCAACACCGAATCATCGGAGGAACGAAATGCAAACGAATGCACGCAGGCGCCGTCGGCGCCGTTATGACGACAATCGTCGCCGCCGAGCGCGCCACCCGAGCGCCGCTACTACGACTACTCGTCGCCGTCGAACGCGCCGAGCAGCGAGCCCGGTCCGCCGTCGTCGCCGAGTGCGTCGAGCAGCGAGCCCGATTCGCCGTCGTAGAACCCGTCGTACCCGTCGGCATGTGCGGAATGCGTTCGTGGAAAATCGCCGTCGTCGCCGAACGCGTAAGAGCCCGGTTCGCCGTCGCCGAGTGCGTCGAGCAGCGAGCCCGGTCCGCCGTCGCCGTCGAACGCGCCGAGCAGCGAGCCCGGTCCGCCGTCGCCGTCGAACGCGCCGAGCAGCGAGCCCGGTCCGCCGTCGTCGCCGAACGCGCCACCTGACTGCCAATGTTCGCCGTCGCCGTCGTGGAACGCGGCGTTATGATGACAATGCTCGTCGCCGTCGCCGTCGAACGCGGCATCTGAGTGCCAACGTTCGCCGTCGCCGTCGTGGAACGCGGCGTTATGATGACAATGCTCGTCGCCGTCGCCGTCGAACGCGGCATCTGAGTGCCAACGTTCGCCGTCGCCGTCGTCACGTGCGCCGCGCGAGCCCGGTCCGCCGTCGCCGTCGCCGCTATAGCACCAACGCTCACCGTCGCCGTCACTACCGTCGCAACCAAGGCCTGTTCATGGAGGTCTTGCAGACCGGCGGTCTGATCACGGCGGGCATCGTCGGCCAGAAGCTACTCGCGGGCATCATCCGCAGTCAGATTCTGGATCGCGTGTTTCCGGCTGCGGCAGCTCCGGCTGCCGCTCCAGCGGCCGGATTGGGCGGCATCGAAGAGTACAACCCACTCATTGCCGGCGCACTGGCAGTAGCAGGCGGCATGTTCGTTACGAACATGGTTGTCAAAGATACCAAAACGAAGACGCTCATCATGGGCGGCTTCGGCGCTGGGTTCATTCACAGCGCGTTGATCTTCCTGCTCGACAAGCTCAATCAGCCCGCCATTGCCGACATGTTGGCTGGTGAAGGTACCGCGGCTCGCATCTCTGCGATGTATGGCCTCGGCGCTGGAGTCAGCTTGCAACCGCATTACGCGCCCATGGGCGAGTACTTCAGTGAAGGCATGAGCGGTCTCGGAGCAGCGCCGGCACTGTATCAAGCAGCAGCTGGGATGGGTGCATACGGAGCGAATCCGGACATCTATCAGGCGGCCGCCGGATACGGCGATACGGATACGAGCTACGGCTTCGGTAACCACGTTAGCCCCTCTAGCGATCTCGAGCGTGAGCTCACCATCGCCGAAGCGGCGGCGGGTGTCGGTGCTGTGCAATCGTACGAAGCTTCGGCCGGAACCGGTGAGTACTTCTCGGCAACGGGTGAGTACTTTTCGGAACCGGGTGTGAGTGGCCTCGGTGCCATTCAGACGACGCCGGCAGCTGATACCTGGGTTCCGGGTATGGCGAATCCGCAGCTCTGGGCAGGCGTCAAGAGCGTCGGTGAGCCGCAGTCGGAGCACATGATGCTGCCCGCAGGCGTGCTCGAAACTGCAGGAGGCGCGGGCATCTTCGGGTAACCGAAGTTCACGCAATCAAGCCCGGGATGTCGTGGAAAACCACGGCACCGGGCTTGAGGCGTTGCAAGGGCCGAGAGGAACCAGGCCTCACAAATCACGGTAGCCCGCGCACAGGAGTTCTAAAACCATGGCTAAAGTTGTTACGATTCGCGAGCGCGTTCATCAGCCGTTCTGGGACACACTCGTACGCACCGCCGGTCTCGTACCCGGCACCCTCAACGATACCACCACTCTGTTCACTTCGAACGGTTCCCGTTCGGAGGCAACAACCAACCTGCAGAACGGCAGCACGTTGCCGTCGGATCAGAGTCACGTTGTGCTCGCCTTGCGCGTGTTCACGTGGTTCCGCAATCCGATTCTGCGCATTGCGGGTCAACCGGCGGGCGCGGTCGCGTTCAACGGCGACTTTAGCGAATTGGCGCCATGGGTGACGCCTGGTAGTCCGGCCTTCGGTCAGGCTCCGGGTCAAATCCAGGACGTTTACCGTCTGCACTGGCAGGCGGAAGAGCAGCTGCACTGGGACTTCGGTACCGGTCTCAAGGACTCGATCTTCAACATGCCCACCTGGTACTTCCCGGCGGGCGGTGGAATTTCGGGCGACATGGGCGGCGCGACCGACCTGATCCACTGGCAAAACAGTGGCTGGGATGGTCACTCCGGCATCCTGCGCCTCGCGCGCGCAATCCTGCTCCCTCCGCGTCAGAACATCATCACGCGAGCGAAAATCTTCCCGCTCGAGGCCAACGGCCAAGCGATGACGTTCGGCACGACCCAGGGTTCGCGCAACATGTTGTCGCTCAAAGACAACATCAACACCGTCGACGCGATTCAGAAGGTCATTACCTTCACCTTTGACGGATTGTTCAGTCGCGACGTCCAGTAGCGCCCCCGAATAAATGGTGGTGCACGGAATTATGTAGGTCGGCTATCCTTTCCGTTGTGAGTAATTGCAACGGAAAGGATGGGTCGATTGGCAGAAAATCAGCACGGGCATTTGAAGTTGGGGCGCGTATAGGGGAGTGGGAAGTCGTAGCAGCGATCGTTCGCGACGCTACGGACGCACAGAAGAGGAATGGACAGAAGCAGGAACAGTGCTCCGTAGTGCGTTGTCGCTGCGGTCGAGAGCGCACACTACCAAATGGATACTTGCGCGCTGGACGCAGTCTAGGTTGCGGTTGCCGTCGTGCTGAGGGCTGGAAGAATAGGAGCCGATCTCACGGCAAGAGCCGCACACCATTGTATCGACTTTGGGCGTCTGTTAAGCACAGGCTGATCAGAGATCGCACATACGAAGGCATTCGAATGTACGCGCCTTGGCAGCACGACTTCGAGACGTTCGAAGCATTCATTCTGAGTCTTGGCCCGAAACCCACGCCGCAACACACGCTAGATCGAATCGATCCACGCGGAGATTACGTACCCGAAAATCTGCGGTGGGCTGACAAGGCTATGCAAGCCATCAATCGTCGCCCATTTGCTACTATTCAACAGCTGAGTCATAGGTCTGGACGGACGCTAATCCATGGCCACACCGGTAGTGAATTGCACAAACATTGGTGCCACATCAAGTACCGCATCAAGAACGAAAAATCATACTCCGGAATTCGAATGTACGAGCCATGGTTGAAGGATTTTTCAGCTTTTAATGCGTACATCGAGAGCCTTGGCCCGAAACCTACACCGCAGCATTCTCTGGACCGCATCGATCCAACAGGTGACTACGCACCAGGAAATCTGCGGTGGGCGGACAAGACGACGCAGTCCGAAAATCGCCGCAATAACAAGAGTCGGCAACTCCAGACCAAGAGCATCGTCAGTGTCGGCCAGAAGTACGACATGCTGACTGTACTGGAGCTCGTCATCTTAGAAAAGCACGGCGTCACTTGGTACGGTGCGAAGGTGCAGTGCGAGTGCGGTACGATCAAGACCGTTTACCAGAAGCAACTGCTATCGGCACGGACGAAGTCGTGCGGATGCTTCAAAAACACGAACCTGCGGTTGGGTCACAAGGCGCTCGAAAAGCCGATTACCGTCGATGGTGAAATGTTGAGTTTGCGCGCTTGGTCGCGCCGTCAAGGAATTTCTCCGCAAGTCATCTGGACTCGCATCCACAGGCTGGGTTGGGATCCGGCAGAAGCCGTGAAGCGCCCGCTGCGAGAGGTTAAGCAGATCGAAGTCAAGGGCGAAAAACTGAACGCAGAAGAATGGTCGGCGCGGCATGGCGTGCCGGCGCATGTGATCGTGAAGCGGCTGGAGCGGTTCGGTTGGGATCCAGAACGAGCCGTCACGCAGCCGGTTCGTGGCTGGCGCCGAAAGGCCGCGTAGGCCCATAAATTCACGGCGAATCCGAAACGTGCGGATTTTTTGACGGCATCCGCCGCGGGGTGACAGACTGTCAGCGCACGGAAAAAATCGTCGATTCCGATACGGCGCTCCACTGGACTGCCGATACTCCTCAGGAGACACGGACAACATGCAGCAAATCGATCTCGGTCAACTAGTCCAAGGCGTTGCCTCGGCGAACGCGAACGCGCAACGCGCACTCAAGGCCGTCAACGAATTCTCGCAGGCAGCAGGTCCCGATCTCAAGGCGGCTCGTGGCGAAATTCGCCGTCTCATTGAGGACACAGCGGTCCTCAAGGAGGCGATGACCAAGCTCGAAGCGCAGCGCACGGGCAACCCGAAAATCCAGTACGTCGAAAATATCCCGGGTCGACGCATTCCATTTGACGCGCTCGTGGACATTCCCATCGGCGCGGGCATAACGAGCACGCAGCAAGGCACGATCACGATCTCGCAGGAAGGTCCGTTCGTGGCCGTGGCGCGCTTCGTGACGTTGCAGTCGCAGTTCCAGTTTCAGTTCGTTGATCCCGTGACACTGGCGAAGATCAGCTTCATGGGGCGCAGCTTTGGTCGCTACCGTCCAGTGCACTCGGCATGGGATCTGTCCGATGGTCGACCCGTCGATCAAGTGTCGATGGTCGTCGGCTTTCCTGGCTCGGGTGCGCCGCACGTCATCAGCCCGAGCAATGAATCGCCGTGGCGCAGTATGGAAGGCGACTTCCGCATTCTCTTCGTCGAAGCCGGCTCGAGCTATCCGCGCAGCAACATTGAAGTGCCGAGTCCGTTTTGGACGACGCAGATCAATTCGCCCTTTCAGCTCGGAGCTCTGGACGTTTTTGAACGCGGCGAAGTGCTGACGTTCAAGGTGCTGCCGACGCACGAGAACAATCCGCCGTTCGGTAACATCTTCGGCTTTGGCGCACCCAACCCGAATTTCCCGTTCGTCACGAGCGGCTGGGACGCCGTCGAAGGCATCAGCGACCCAAACCGACTGGATGCCGGAAATACCGATCCAATTACGCGGCTACCCAACGCGATCATGACCATCGGCTTCCACGGCTATCGCATTATTCAGCCGCCGGGCGGTGGTCCGTACTGATGGCTGCCGCTGAGATTCAGACTTGGCTGCGTCAGCAGGGTATACCGGCGCAACCGGTCGCTAGCGTACTCGATCGATTTGCGAAGGTGCCGAGCGAATGCGGATCGCTACGTGTGCAATTTTCCGGTAGTTGGTTGCTGCAACTCGCAAACCATCCGACCACAACTCCATTCGAGCACAGCTTTCGCAAGCTACCGCAGGATGGCATCTTCGCTGCCACACCCGAGCGGCCGAATATCATCGAGCTCGGATCGTTTACTGTGCCCGCAAGCATGGTGTTGCTCGTTCTGGATTGGCGGTTTGATATTTATCGACCGAATGGCGCCATCGTCGGCGACGTCGTACCCATCGAAGAACGACGGCTCGCTCTGCAAATCGGTTGGGACGTGGTGTTCAGCGCGAAGCGGACCGCCAACCTCGAATACGAAATCACACCCGCGCCACCTACGACCGGCGGTCTGTCCGCATATAAGGCGAATCCCAACGCTGGCATCATTCCGGACAACTTTGGCATCGCGCTGCCGCCCGCGTCACAGGTCGAATTTGATCGCATACGCTTCCTGCAGACGCAGGAGCCGAGCGGCTTAGGCGCATCAATGCTCCCACAGCGACATCGGCGGGACGTCCAACCGCAAATGCCGTTTACGTACATTCTCGAGGAAAATCAGACCATTCAGTTTTTGAACATTGCCTTTCAGCCCGTGCCCATCCCGCTCGCCTTCTTTGAGGTGGAATTCAGCGGGCTGCTTTTGGGCTCCAATGCGTTCAAAGAGTTCATCAAGGGCTCGAATCCTTGCGTGGGCTACTGAGCCGTGAGAACCTTTCTGGAGTCGTCCGTGTCCCTCAAACGTCGAAATTGCAACGTAGTGGATCGGCAAAACTGCTACGCGCACGTTCGCATCCGGAGTGAGGGCGCGGCCGGCTCCGGGATATATCAAGGTGAGCTATGACCGCACTCGGCGCTTACTACGCGACCAAAACACTGGAACCGATTGCCGGCTTGGGTCACCTGGGTCAAGCGCCCGAGCAGACCATGTCGGCGCTGGCCGCCAATACGATGCAGAGCTTTCTGCAGTCGATTCAGCCGCTCGGTATCTACATTCCCTGGGCCGACCAGGTAGGCGAACACGACTGGAAGGTCGTTTCACCCGATCAGCGGTACGCCCTATATCCCGTAACGGCGGACATCTTGTCGTCCGCGGAACGGGCATCGTTCGGGCAACCCGTCGGCTTCGTTACGGTGTTGTCGGCGCATCAGCTCACTCTCGCTGATGCGGCACGTCTATTTGATGGCACGCCGTTCGAGTACTTCTCGACGGATGCATCGTACCGTGATGACGATCACAAATCCGCGCCAACGATTTACTTCGTCTACTGGGGTCGGTTGCGCGACACGGCGCAGACCGTCGGCAACTACAAGACGCTCGAGAGCCAAGCCAAAGCGATGGGTGTTCAGCTCGCGTTTCCCGTGTACGTCAACGTACCGGCCGACGCGACGCAACCCGCGATCGATTTCAATCTTGCGCTCAAAGCTCAACAGCTCGCGCCGACGACCGCGGCCATGCCAACGGCGATTGCGCCAACGCCAGTCGCACCTACGGCGATAGCGCCCGCGGCTGCCGTAACGCAGAAATCATCCGGCATCCCTTCGTTGCTGTTGATTCTGGCCGTTGGCGGAGTGGCCGCTTACGCCGGCTACCGCATCATGCACGGCGGTCGTCGCAGAGCCGCCACTGTGTCGTAATGCTGCCGATCATAGCGGTATCGGGATTAGGTGCGACGCAGGCGGATCAATCTTCTGTGCGCTGCCGAACGCGAGCGCGCCCATGGGGTGCAACCCAATCATCCGAGCCTAGCTGTCAACCGCGGCCGCAACCCTGGTCGTGGATGCTCCCACCAGCGCCACCCGCTATCTCTACACCACCGAAGGTAGCCGTTGTCCGTGCTCCGGTTGTAGTCGCCAAGCCGCCGCCGGTCGTAAAAGCAAAGCCTGCACCCGTTGTAACAGTCAAGCCTGCTCCGACCGTAGTAAAATGCGAACCGGGAATGAAAGACTGCGCATGCAGAGCAGATAGCACGTGCGACCGCGGTTCGCGTTGTGTGGCGCACACGTGTGTGCCATGCAAACTGGGTACGCATAAATGCCAATGCGATGACAATGGAAAATGTCCGGGGCGCACAAGCAAAACCGGGAAGCTCTATTGCAAGTCGGGCATCTGCAAAAAGAGAGTGCACCACGGCATCTGGCCATTTTCTTCAACGAGCTACGAAGGACTCGGTGAAGAGCCGGCCGCACCGCTTTGGGCTTGGGCTGGTATCATCGGTTTGACGGGATTCATCTTTTGGTCGACGCTCCGTCCGCCGCGCCTACCGATAGGACGCTGATATGGCTGAACCGCAACTGGTCGTCAGTCCCCAGGACATCGAGAAGGTACTGAAAGGGGCCAAAGCGATCGGTAACCCGATGGCCATCGTTCAACGCTTTGCCGGCCTGGGCGAAGCGGAACAGCAGGCGGGTATACCGGGATGGGCTTGGTTGTCGCTGGCCGTGGGCGTCGGTGTCGTAGTGGGCATGCAACTACGGCCCGCAGTGGATGATTTTTTGCAGAACCGCGGCTTCCGCCGCTAAACTGGAGCGGCAATGGCGTACAACCACATGTCGGCATATCAGGAAGGCATTCTCGGCGCTTTAATGCGTCAGCCCGGCTCCGTGCACGAAGGCAGCCTGGGCGTGCTCATGCGTCAGCCCGGGTCTGTACACGAGGGCAGTCTGGGCATTCTGATGCGTCAGCCGGGCTCCGTGCACGAAGGCAGCCTTGGCGTGCTCATGCGCCAGCCTGGGTCTGTACACGAGGGTAGTTTGGGCGCACTCATGCGTCAGCCGGGATCCGTTCACGAAGGCAGCTTAGGCGTGACGCCGCGCCGTCGCATTTGGACAGCCGCATCACCGCTCTTGCAAGGGATCGGTCTGGCGCCTGCACCAATGACCGCTCCGGGAACGTCCGTCATGATGGCTCCGCGCGTTGCGGGTATGCCCGCGTACGCGCGCGCGGCGGCGGAACGAGCTCGCGCCCGCGCGGAATGTCAAGCGCGCTGCTATGCGCTGCCGACAGCAAAGCGCCCGGGCTGTCTGTCGGGTTGTTCCCGATCCTATCCCGTGAGCGGCCTCGGAGCTCTGATGGCGCCGCCTGGTGCGGCCGTCATGATGCGGCCACCAACGCGGGCAATGCCCGCATCGGCGCGTGCTGCCATGGAGCGCGCCCGGGATCGCGCGGAATGCCGCTCGCGCTGCTATGCGCTGCCGTCGGCGTCGCGTACGCCGTGTCTATCGACGTGTTTAGCAACGTACCCCTTGACCGGTCTCGGAGCGGATGGAGATGCAGCCGCAGCGGCCGCACGCGAAGCCGCCGAACACGCAACGACCCGTGTGTCGTCTGAACAGGCGGCTTCAGCTGCAACGATCAAAGCTTCGCAGGCAGCGGCTCAGGCTGCTGCGGCGACGCATCCGATCGAACGAGCGGCGGCTGAGAGTGCAGCGTCCGCGGCAGCAGCCGCTGCTGCACAACATACCCAACAAGCGCAAGCGGCTCGGGCTGCTGAGATCAGTGCCGTCGCTAGAATGCGGATGATTGCGGCATCGCCACATCGTCCGCACTATCCGCCCTGGGCCGCAGCGGCAGCCATTGTGCCGCCTGGTCAGCGCGTACGCAGGCGCGCTACGCCGTGGTTTGGACAGTACGGTCGGGCAGCGAAAACCATTGGCAAGGGATTCTCGAAGGTTCAGCACTACGCGGAAACGCCCGAGCGATACATACAAAAGGTGCCCGTTGTGGGCACTGCGGCGAAAGCGGCGAAGACTGTTATCGAGGCTCCCATCAAAGCCATTACGTCACTTTTCGGTCTGGGCGCGGCGCCGCAAACGGTTGCCGCCAAAATGGCTTCCGCGACGGCACGCGCGGTTTGTCTCAAGAACTGTGAAAAGCGTCCGGGAGCCGCATTCGCTCCATGCGTGAGTAGCTGCTTGAATCAGTATCCCTTGCATGGTCTGGGCGCCGAAACACCGGCCGGGGATACGAGCTGGCTCTGGATCGTGGGAGGCGTGGCACTGCTCGGCGCAGTCGTAGTAATGGCGTCGCGGTGAATCCAACCGGCATCGACGGATTTTTGCATCGGCTCGGCGAAGTCCTCGGAACACTGCAAGCCGCGCCGGGTCCCGTCCATCGGCGCATCTGGATCGAGCTCGGTCCCTGGCTTCGAACACTGACGGTTGAGGCCGCGCCGAAGTGGCTCGGGCGGCTCGCCGCCGAGTTGCCATGTCATGTTGCAGCGATCGAACATGATGGCGCGCGCAAGTGTCCTCGGCATGCCGTCGCGCTCTGCATGCTCTGCGGTGGCGCAACGTGCCTCGAGCACGCGTTCATCGATATCCACGGCGAATCGATCTGTTACGTATGTGCGACGAAAGCGTTACACGGTCATGTGCACCACGCGCCGCCGCCAAAGGTACCGCGAGACGTGCAGTCACCGCGCGATGTCGCCTGGGCTTGCCGGCAGCTCAAAGTAGACAGCGACGTGACCGCGGCCGAGTTACATACTGCGCACCGCAAGTTAAGCGCACACTGGCATCCGGACCGCTATCGTACTGAGCAACAGAAGGCAAACGCAGAGCGACGCTTCAAGGACGTTCAACGAGCTTTCGATATCTTGCAGAAGCATCTGCAACGTAGTGCTGCATGAGGGAGTAAAATCTGACTGAGCTGAATAAGCTGAGCGATGCGACCGTGCATCAGCACGCTGTGATAGCGCTACGTGAAGCGACCAAACAATTGGTGGATGCGCAAGCGGATCTAGCCTTGGGCAGCATTCTCCGATCGACGATCGATATGGCGTTGAAGAGCGTAGAAGACGCGCGCGAGGCAGTGTACGAACTGCGCCGTCGAGCCGGCGCGACAACGCGCCTGCGATCTCAGTTGCCGCGTGACGACGATGATCCGCATGCCAAACGCTAAAAATTGGACAATTGCGGCGCGTTGGCGGCAAAATCTGTGGTTGTGACTGATCGACTAGCTGCTACCGCTCTCCGCATACTCGCTCCGCGAGCCGTCGTGTTTGGATTCGGCAATCCGGACAGCTTGCAGAATGTCATCACGACCGACCTGCCGAACGGCGCCGAGTGCTTCGTTATCGAGGACCGGACGCTGTATCGGCTGAACAAAACGCTGACGGTTACACCGCCCGGCGGAATTCAACCGGTCGGTGGTCCGGGACGCTGGGTTCCCGATTTCGGTCCAACCGGCCCAACGGGACCCACCGGAACGAGCGGAAGTACGGGACCGACCGGAGTCGGCACGACGGGTGCGACCGGTACAAGCGGCGCAGCAACCTTCGGACGCGCCTCGATGCAATTCGATCCGAGTGTGTTCGGAACCGATGGTGTGTTCGACGTTGCCGCACAAAATAATTGGATAGGAGCCGATAGCACGCAGGTTGCCTACGTTGTTCAAACGACACTGAGTGCCGATTGGTCACTGAATGGAACTACTGGCGTGCTGACGTACTCCGGCGTGGATGCATTCTACGCGTTCGTCGGATCCGTCAATCTGAACTCTCAGGATGGCGTTGCGCGTAATATCGAGGTCGCGTTTACCAAAAATGGTGCATTCATCGGTTCGCCAACCGCTATCTTGAATGCTACCGGCGGCTTCACCAATGCGCTCAACTTCATGCCGTATAATCCCACTGCGATGTTCGCCGTATCCGCGACCGATACGATTCAAATGATCGCGCGTAACGTCGATGCGAACGCAAACCTCGAATACAACCGCCTGAGCGCCATTGGCTGGCGCGTCGGTTAAGCGTGATGCGGCCTGAACCACGGAAGCGACGTAAATCGGTATTTTTTGGCGGTAAATCGCGAAAATTCGCCAAACCGGCGAGGACCGGTTAGAAAGACAACATGAGCTACGCGGGCCTCGGCGCTCATCCCATCCACCGAAGCCGAGTGGTCACAAGTTCGACCAGCTACGCACGCTTGCATCCGAGTTACTGGCAGGCATTGCAGCCCGACGGACCGTGGGAAGCGGGAGCGCCCGGCTGGTACACTGCTCCGTATGTCGGCTGGGGCCAGAATCCCGATCGGCACTTGCCTCCCATTCTCGCCAATGATGGCTGCTGCAGTGGATGCGGCGGCTGCGGCAGTACAGGACAGACCGAAGACGTCTTCCTGAAGCCGCCCATTTGGCCGATCTTTGTCCTACTCGGCGTTGCGGGCCTGGGCATGTTGGCTGTCTACAAGCTCGCGCAAGATTGATGGGGTTGACGGATTACCGTCGGCGTGGCCAAGATAGCCTCGTTCCAGAACGAAAGGATCGAACCATGCCGCCTCCCAAACTGGTCGAAATAATCACTGGCGTTCAGATGTCGGTTCCGCCATTGCCTCCCGGTGTTGCTGCCGAAGGAAGCGTTGCCGTGCCGCAGGTTCAGGCCGGCGACTTTGCCGTCGTGAATTTCGAGAATGCGCTACCGGATCAGGTCGTCGATTCTCCGCCGCGGGCCAGTGCAGGTCAGCTGCACTTCCGTTTCATCAACGGCGGTTCCGTCGCTACCGAATCAGTGCTCATTTTCATCGATATTCTGCTCGCTCGCTAACGTAGACTTGACGTAGGCAGCGTGTAGCGACATGATGCGTGCCCAATGGCATCGGCACGCACGAAAGTTGATCGCAAAGACGTCTTGATACGCGTTCGCGTGACGGAAGCGCAGCGGCGCGTATTTTTCAAGGCGGCCAACCAGGCTGGCCTCGATTTATCGAGCTGGCTGCGCACGATCGCACTCGACGCCGTGGAACGTCGCCGACCCTTTGCGGAAGGTCGGGGGTAGCGCATGGCCGACGACGAGAAGTCCAAGCAACTCGAAGCGCCGATGGCCGTTTGGGTGAAGGGCGGCACGACGTCAATGCAGCATGATGTCGAGCAGCAACGTCAGGCGGCTGAGGCCGAAGCTCGACGTGATGTCGAGGCGGAGCGTCACCGTATTGCGCTCGCAAATCCGATGGAAGCGCGCATGCACACGATGTCGCTCAGTAATCGGCAGCGCGACGCCATGGTTGTGCTCGGCTTCAAACACGCCAAGGACAACAAAATCGACAATTGGATGACGTGCGAGCTCTACCGCATTGGCGACGCTGAGCACGAGCGGCTCGTCCTACAAATCTGCTGCCCGTACTGCGTGAGCAAACACGGTCGTTCACTCGGCCAGTCGCAGTACCACATTCATCAGGACCACCGTGACTTCAGTCTGGATCAGCGTACGCGAGAGCAGCGTAAGGAGCACTCACTTGGTGTTCCCGTTGCTGGCGACATCTGGATCAATCCGGAGAACGTCGAGGAAGTCATCAAAGTGGCGGGCACAATTACAACGCATGGTTGGATCCGCTGCGACGGTCTCGGCTGCACGTGGTCGTTTCGCATTGATGACAGCGTCATCATTACGAGGTCGACGTGAGCCGCAAGTGGAAGCCTGAAGTCATCATCGGCGGCGGTGAGCCTAAGCCGCAAGATCCCAATCCGATGACGAGCGACTTCGGCCATGCCGTCGATCAGTTCGTTGCCGGTTGGTACAAGCGCCACCCACAGCTCGACCAGGATGCAGCGCTGATTGTCCTAATGCAATACGTGGCCGGTTTAGCCGTAACCCGCGGCTGTCCGGAAATCGATTACGTACGCTGCTCAACGGACCTCTATCAGATGGAGGCGCAGGCACGGAACAAAGACGGCGCATGAGCGAAGCGTTCATCGAATTGTGCGAACTGATTCGCCAGGCTGGTCTCGAGCTGCGACTGTACGGGCGTCCCGTCACCAAACAGCAGGTGCTCGAGTACGCACAACAGCATTCAATGATGAGGATAGCGACGATGAGCAACTCGAATACGGACACAAATTGGAAATTTTCGGATGAGCTCGACGGATTGAAATTGGGCACGGCCGAAGAAGAGCGGCACCGGGCGAAGCTCTGGATGGACACGGCTGCGCAGCATGGGCGTAACGAAGAGTACTGGCGCAATCGCTGTCGCAAAGCCGAAGAAGTCATCAACGAATTCGTCAAACAGGCCGGCAAAGCGGGCTATACGATCAGCGCTAAAAGCGATGACTAGCGAGCGTATGGATGAAACGGCCGCGCGAGCACCCGTCGAAGGGCAGCTCGAACGCGAACGACCGTACTTTGCACCGGGTCAAACAGCGGAGCACCTATTCAGTGTGCTCTATCAAGGCGAATACGAGACGCTCGGGGACGGTACCGCTATTGCCGTCCGCCGGCATGCGACGGCCTTGGCAGCAAGTGGTATTCCCGTACAGCTGCGGAGCTTTTCGAACATCGTCGTCAATCGCTACGGTGTGCGCGAGCCGGCGCACCTCGGCATTCCGGCACCCGTCGAAGCTGAAGTCGGTGCGCTGCGCAAGACATCGGTTCAAGCGCTCATTCCTGTCATCAAGCATGCGGTCATCGCCAGCGCGGAACACGCGCGCAACATCCTAATTCCTCATGGCGCCATCGGTACCGATACGATGGCAACCGTCGAGCTGCGGCGCTCGATTTGCCAAAATACGATCTTGTACACGGTCTGGGAGCGCAGCCGCATCGATGAAACGTTGGCGCGTGAACTTGACCGCGCGGCGCAGCTCTGGGTGCCGTGTGTACAGAACGCGCAAATGTTGGAGTCCAGCGGCATCGCTAAACACAAGATTCACGTCGTGCCGCACCCGTATCGGCCTGATGATGATCTCACCAAACTGCTCGATCGCAAACCGACGGACTGGCGTCTGTTCTATTCGATCGGCCGCTGGGAACCGCGCAAGGCTTACGCGGAGCTAATTACAGCGTTTCTGCGTGCGTTTACGCCGAGCGACAAGGTCATGTTGACGATCAAGTACTCGGGCAATGGCAATTGGCAAGGCTACCCGACGCCAGCACAGGCTTTATACATGGCTCTCGATTCGACCGTCAGGAAACATTGGACGGAAGAGCAAGCACGCCAACGTATCCGGTTCATCGACAAGCACCTCAGTGCTTCAGGAATCATTGAACTGCATTTCCGCAATAACATTTACGTCTCGTGTTCGCATGGCGAAGCGTGGAACTTCGGCGCATTTGACGCGATACAAGCCGGCAACTCTCTCGTGTACGTGCCATGGGGCGGCGTAGTGGATTACGCTTCACCGAACGACACCAGAGTGCCGTTACGCGGCATGCAGCCAGTACATGCCAGTTATGGATGGGCCGAAAGCGAATGGGCAGGATTTGAAATCGACGACTTGGCGCTCGCTCTGCGCTCCACTCCAGTGCGCAGCGCGTACGGGCGGCCGCTGCATTTTAGTCACTTCAGCGCGCCGGTAGTTGGCCGACAAATGCGCGATCTTGTGCTCCAGCTCGCCGACGAACGAGCGCCAGCTGCAGCTGCGTACTATCGAGGAAAGGTCGATGGCTAATCTACTTTACGAAACCTGCGCACACTGTGCGGAACAGCGTGCACATTTCGATATCAAAGCGTTGCACTGTTCGTGGTGTCGCGGCACGGGATTTATTCTGAAGTCGTATGTGTGCAATGTATGTGGCGACGCCGTACGTCTGGACATGTACGGCGAGCTGGGTCTGCCTGATTTGAAGATTACAGGCAGCTATGGTTCGATGTACTTAAACGATTACCATACCTATTTCTTCGCACTGTGCGAGCGCTGCCTGCGCAATCTGTTCGAGCACATGGAAGTTCCGCCGGAAGTTCGCGACGTACACGACGGAGACGTCTTGTACAAAGGAGATCGAGAGACGTACGTTCGGATGTTGTGGCTGCGCACTGGCGCAGAGCAGCGCAAGTTGAAGCTTACGCAAGGCTTATGCACATACACCGAATTCTGCCGCAATGAAGCCCACTGGCGCGTATTTTACTCGGCGTCAGTGAGCGACGAAGCGCTGTGCGACTCACACAAGTCGAGCGTGGACCATTGCGCGAATGCGACAGTTGTGCCCGCAGAGCCGTTGCAACATGTACCGGTCGACGTGAAAGATCAAACGGAAGAGCAACGGTGGCTCGTTGCATCGGAGTGGCTACGAGCGCAGCCCAAGCAAGCATGGCAGTACATGCCTGAGTGTCTCAAGCCACTAACTAACGCTCCAGATGCGACATCGACGTGGTGGTTTCCGAGCGAAAAGACTTGGCGTTCGGAGTTGACGGACGCGAAGGAGCTCAACATCGCTGACGGTTTGTTAGTGTGGGACCTGAAAATAAAGGCCGCGTGGGCGGAATTATCGAAAGGGAACGTGAATGGCTAAAAAGATACTAGTGACGTGCGATTTTTGCGGAGAATTGGCCAGATGTGATGCTTCCGAAGATCCAACAGTACAGCTAAATTTAGTCGTCAGCGCTAAGAGCAAACAGCTCGCTATTCATAGGCGTCCTCCGATGCCTGTTGTCGGTGACGCAACTGGCATCTTCCCGTCTGACGTTTGCGTGACGTGTCTAAATAAAGCGTTACGTGCGCTCGGGTTGGAGCTGTGTGACGGCAACGAACGCGGATTTCCGCCTAGTCTATATCTGCGACGCAGCGATAGCCGATGAATGTTCGTCTCTACGGACGCATCATGGGTCATGGCAGCCATGCGCAGGTGACGCGCGGCTTTCGTGAAACTCTCGAGGTAGCCGGCTTGCTGAGCGGAGTCGTCGCGCTCGATATACTGGGTTTGGACGAACAGTTGATGGGTCAACTTCGATCTAGCGGTGATCCCGCAGTAGAGCACGGCGTCTTGACAGGTGCGCTCGAATTCATGGATCAGTTGACGCGAGCGAAACATGCGCGTCGCTGGGTCATGGTCGCTCCGAACAGCAACTGCTTACCTCGTCCGATTGAACAGATGCTCAACGACATTGCGACCGATGTCTTGGTGCCCTCTGATTGGGCGGCGGACATGCTCAAGGAGTTAACGGATAAACCGATCCACGTCGTGCCGCACGGTGTGCATGAAGGTTTCTCACGCAGCGCCGCTCAGCGTGAACGGCTAGAGAACGATTACAACGCACAACAGTTTCGCGTTCTGCACTTTTCGACGAGCGAACGCCAGCGCAAGGGCACGTTTGAGTTACTGTGCGCGTGGCGCGCGCTGATGAAGTGCGGTCGGTTACCTAAGCTCGCTGAGCTATTTCTTGTGCTGGATTACTCCGCACAATTGCGACTTGCGGAACGACTTGTGGACGAAGACATGGACGTGCCCGGCCTGAAAGTCGTAACTCGTCTGGACGCGGCACCCCAAGCGATGGCGGACGTGTTGCGGCAAGCGCACGTAGTCTGCCAACCGTCACGGGCGGAAGCCTTTGGGATCATCCCCCTTGAAGCACTCGCATGCGGCACGCCGATCGTCGCAACGGCCTGCACCGGTCACAAGCAGTACTTGTCGCATTTAGGCGTACCGGGCTTCGTTGTCGTCCCGCATGCCGAGCTCGGACCTATCGATGATGGGCCGGCTGCCGTTGCGCCAACGGTCGATCCTGAGGCCATTGAAGCGGCTCTGGCGGTCGCGTACGACAACTGGCGCGATCTCAGTGGGCTCGCATTCGACGCCGCACCGAGGGTCGCGGTAGACTGGTCATGGCGGCGTCAACTTGCGCCGTGGCTGGAGCAACTGAGATGACTAGTCTAGGTCAACCCGCACGCAGCTTCTGGCGCTTGCCACCCGGTACACCCGAATGGATGCGCCCACCGGATTGGATGGCGTTGGGGTCGCCCGGCAAGATCGTGGGCATGATGCAGAACCCGCGCACGGGAAAGTGGACGATGGTTGAAGCGATGGCCGGGCTCGGCAATCCCGGAAAAATCGTCGGCTTCAATCCCGACACGGGTGAGGTCTACTGGGCGACTGCCGGCTTCGGTGCGACGACCGCTCCGGCCTATGCTCAGGAAGCGGCAAAACGTGCGGCTGAAGCCGCGGCGGCCGCAGCGAAAGCTCAGGCGGCAACCCAGGCCCTGAAACAACAGCAAGCCGCACTCGCGCCGCAGTTGGCACCGACGACGACGGCGAAAGCGCCCGCCGATGCGACGATACCCATCCTAGCGTTTGGTGCCGTCGCCATTGTCGGCGGCATCCTACTGTTTCGACGCCGACGTCCAGAAAGATCCACCACATGAAGGTCCACGACATGAACGAAGCACTTGCACGGCTCAAGCCGTACTCCGGTAAATTGGTCACCGTTCAACTGAAGACGCCGTTCTGCATGCTCTCGTATGCCGGCAGCCACATGCTCAACGGAAAAGAAGTGCACGGCCTCATGCCCGCGCAAATCAAGGGTCCAAACGGCGAAGCCGAGCCCGTCGGATTTTCTCCGATCATTCCTTCAGCGATTCTCGACGTCAACGAATTCGATGTCCTGTTGCGCTTGCGCGATCCGGCGACGGGCGCAGAGCTGCACATTAGCTTGCCAGCAGACGAAGTCCTTTATGTCACGATCGTCGGCAAGGCTCCGTCGAAGCTCGTCTTGTAAATGAGCCGCGCTGACGAAACACGCTTTCGGCGCTGGCTCATCGATCGAATCAAGGAAACGTGCTTTCAGAAGTATTCGGGCGAATCCATTGAAGAGCTCGCGCAGCGACTCGGCGTGCAAGCGGATGTGTTGCGTACGGCCCAGGCCGAGCGTGCCGAAGAGCTCACGGCGATAGGACGGCCGCCGATTAAGGTTGGCAGCGCACGAGCGCGCGGTAGTGCGCCGCAGCTGACGCTGCATTGTCCCAAGAACATATTCCAGGAAATGCATGTGCGTGCGACACGCTTAGGTGTCAGTCATGGCGAGCTCGTCCGAGCAATCGCCAACACGTTGCTCAGCGGTCCAGACAATCCGATCTGGCTTTACCACTGTTGGATGTTCGAAGGCGTGCGACAGGTGATCGGATATAAGCCAGCCCAGAAATGGTACTTGGACGTTGCGCTGAGCAAAGGCGCGCACGTCGCACTCGATCAACGCGCCACGAGACTCGGCACGAACAAAACCGCGCTACTGCGCGGAGCCATCACCGACTATCTCGAGGGTCGAATGACGGGCGTGTGTTTTGTACCGGTGTCGATGATGTGGCAGGACCCAAAGCGCTACTGGACAGGCGAGCTGATTCGTAAAGGAGAATACCATGGACATTCAGGAACTATTGAGCCGCGAGTCGCGAACCAGCATTGAGACGTGGTGCCGGCGCAATGCGCAGGCGGTGTACGTTGGCAATGACACAGTGCTGTGTCGCGTGCTCGGTAAGTACCCGATGTATGTGCAAGCGAGCGATGTGTCCGTGGGTGCGCGTCTGATGCTCGATGGTTACTGGGAAATGTGGATCACGATGGCCATCGCGCGCTATTTGAAACCTGGCATGACCTGTCTCGATGTCGGTGCGCACGTCGGTTATTATACAGTGCTCATGGCCGACATCGTTGGCGCACGAGGCCGCGTCATCGGGCTCGAACCGTACGTGCCGAGCTACCGCCACTTATGTAACAACATCGTCGTAAATGGCGGTCCAACTGTCGAAGTTCAAAGTTACGCAGCCTCTGACGTAACCGGAATGCGAAACATGTACGTCGATCGAACGTATACGGGTAACAATACTCTCGAGAACGACTATTGTTCAGATGGGGAAGCTGAGCGACTAGGATTAGTTGAGCCCATCATATGCTCAAAAATCGACGACAAGGTGGACGTTGCCGTCGACTTCATCAAAATCGATGCCGAACGACACGAACGTCACGTCTGGCGTGGCATGCAGCAGTTACTTGCGCGGAATACCAACGTACAGGTCGCGATGGAATACACGTTCGCAGCCGATCCAGAGCATGAGCTACTGAAAGAAATCCGTGAAGCCGGCTACGAGATCCACGACATTCAAGGCGACGGAACGCTGCGCAAGATGACGGCTGAGCAAGTGGTGAGCGATCCGAGCGTGCAGTGGCGAATGCTCTGGCTCAAGCGCTAGGTTGTACGCAGGGCAACACAATCCCTTTGAAAGCCCACTCCCAAGCGTAACCAAGGTTTTGTTCTGCCTGTTGAGCTAAATACGATGAGCACGTTCCTGGTTGCACATAACCCGCCGCTGAATGCCAGGTGTACTGCGCGACTCCATCGATAATTTGGTAACCATTGGAAACCGGGCTGACCTTGAACTTCGCTACAATCGTAGCGTCGGGAATTGCGATTGCACACGATTGCATCGTGTCACAGTTGTTCATTCGTTGAATGCGAATAGTTTCGGTGCTGTGAATTGCTACGGAAATCGATACCACCGACGCAACTTCATCGTAGTGCAGCGAAGTAGCGTCCCAGGTCAGATCCACCGTCCAACACGGTGAATCGATGCATGTTATGCACGTACCGTCGTACGACGATGACCAGACGAATGTTGTCGGTAATGGAGCCGTGCAATCGATCGGCGCGGCGCCACCGCCACCGTTTGCAACGCTTCCGGCTACACTCGCAGATCCGCCGGAGCTTGTGTCGCCGGCATTGTTACCGCCACCGATTGCAGCACCACCTGATCCGACTGAATCACTGCCAGCCGATCCTGCGGACGCCATGCCAGCTGACCCGGCGTAGCCCAGATCGTCAGCACCGCCCGTTACAGTCGAGCTGCACGCCAGAAAGCAAAAAGCAACCAAAGTTCTCAGGGCCGTTTGCATGATATCTACCATGATACCACGTGCTACGGCCGCTGCCAGCGATCCCTTCCTAGCGAAACGGGACGACGGCAAGCTCGGCAATCTTGGAAACCCAGAAAAATAGGCCGGGCCCGATGGATTTGATGACAGCGAACTCAACTACCGGACCATTGTCGGACGGGTTGAAGATGATTCCACCCAGCAAAATCACTGCGCCGATGTATTCCTCTGACTGACTGTTCAGCGGGCTACGAACAAGTTTCCCGCCGAACTGACTAATGCTCGCGGCCTGGGCAGGCACGATTTGGCGCAAACTGTTGATAGGAACGGCGAGATCAAAGACCGTCGTATCCCAGAGCACGTTGACCGTTGTACTATTTGGTGGGTCGTTACCCGCATCGAATCCGCTCGTGACTCCGAAGTGCGGCGGCTGGGCCGCAAAGCTGGTTTGGAGCAAATCGTTCGCTTCGAGAAAAGTGCGGGGAACCACGATGACATCGTCCACAATTGCCATGTCGACCATGCTACGTCGGGCCGGACAGTGCCGTCAAAAAAGCGGCCAGAGCGGAACCGGCTTGGGCTATCCTGTGGCGATGTCCGCCTTCACTGGCCTGGCTGCGTCGCTGCGGGTCCTGGCTTCGGCCGCCCAACGGGCGACCCTGTACGACGTCAATACGACCGTCTACGCGGCCCAAGAACGCGCCGTTGAGCGGACGCTGGAGCGTATCCAGATCCAGGCGGAGCGGCTCACGGCGGGCCAGCCTAAGCACCGCAAGGCCGCGCGCACCGTACGGGCAGCCGTCGAACGAGCCGAGCGCTGCGCGCGCGGGGTCCTCCGGCGCAGCTCAGTCGATGACCTGGTGGGGCGGGCCGAAGCGGTGGAGCGAGCGGCGCGGGATGTGGCCGAATTGACCACGGAGCTTAACGGGCAGGCAGCGCAGGGCGTCGACGAAGTAATCGTTGGTGAGCGACCCTGGACGGAGCTGTCGAATGTGCTGGACGCACTCGGCTCCGGACATGCTAGTCAACCGGTACAGAACCAGGGCGTTGACCAGACCGCTGCGATTGCGACCTTGAGCGCAGGTGACGAGCACGCGAGCGGAACGCATCAGTAAGCTGCTCACATGATCCGCCATGCGCACGGCGCGCAACCATTCGCGCTGGGTGAGCGGGCTACCGTCGTCGTTAATCGGACAACGTAGCGTCGATAGACCCGTTTCGTCGGGACGCTGCTGAATCTCAATGGCGCAGAGGACAAGTGCATCGAAACATGGACGCACCGGCAACTCCGGATACGATCCTTGGTACAGCTTCGGCGCTAAGCAGGTGACATCAAGTTCGGAGCAGTCAGGCATGTTAGGGATTGCCGGGAAGTGGGCGCCGCTCCCGGCGGGCGACAAAGGATTCACCGCTGTTTCATGAGGCCACCAAACCGACAGCCCAAATCCAGAAAAACTGTCGGCAAAAAATCCCGCCGCAAGTTCTCCTTGCGTACCATGGCGGTAGAGCCCATGCAGTCACGCGATCGAACGTAGCACATTGCCGTCCGCGATTGCTGAAATTCTCAGGTTCGCGCGGTAGGCGGCTTAGTTGCTGGCATCGTACTCGATGGTCGAGCGACGCGCGCCAAGCGCTCGCGCGCTGTCTTGAGCATGACCGAAGCTTCGTTCAGTGCCGAAGGACGCAGATGGTCATCATCCATGATTTCGGGAAGCATCTTGAGCATTCCGACGACTAGATCGAGGTCTTCTTTGGTCTGCACACGCTCGAGTGCGCTGATGGTTTCACGCAAAGAGATGATGATAGCGTTGCGCATGTAGATGACGGCAGCCTCAGACATCAGCGCGTTCCTCTCAGATTGTATTTCAACTTGCACTTCATCATGGACTGTCCTGCTGCTGAGAAAAGAGTGATCCTTGAGTATCGACGTCGCGAATCACCTTGACGATGCGCGTGCCGTCGCCAATCTGCTCAGCGAGCTTGACGGCGCGCTCGGGCACGTTGTCAGCGTCGTCGATGACGAGGTCGACGCCCGTCGGTCGGAACATGGTGAAGATGCCGGGAGTGAAGCCGCCTTGACCGTCCGGAATGGTCAAACGATGCGCGAGAAAGACCCATGTTTCGCCGAGCTTGAAGCCATTCGGGATCGCGCCGAGCTTGCGTGAGACGCCCATTTGCCGAGCCTCGGCCATGAAGATGTGCGGAGAGCGATAGAACTTCTCACCCGTCCACAGTAGGCCGTGCTTGCCAGTGACCGGCTGTATGCCGACGGGACAGGTTCGGCATGCATCGAGACCTGCGCAGCAGTAGCGCGGTACACGACGCAACAGATCCGAGGTCGGAAACAGCAGGCTCGGCTCGATCCAGGTCCAGCCGCGCGTCGGCTTGATGCCGGCCGAGCAGCACGGGCAGACCGTCAGCGGCAAGGGCAGCCGGCCGCACGGCGCCGCAAGACCGGGTCCCACCAAATAGATGCCGACGCCGTTCTTGCTCGGCTTGCGGTACCCGCAACCGCGGGCGTGTTCCGTTGACGTTACAACTGTTACCATGGCTAGTGATACCATGGTAGCAGACGTGAGCTTCCCCGCAAAAAGAAAAATAACGGTCAGTTCGGGTTCGCTCCCGGAACCTTCACGCCACCGACGCCAATGAGCACGGTTTCGAGCATCAAACCAAATGCGTCATGCGCATCCGATGCGGCAGTATAGACGATGCCCATGGTGTCACCGGTTCCGCTCAGCGCGCCGCCTGCCTTGCGTACAACCTGACTCAATAGGTCGATCCGCGGTTCCTGTGGAGAGCGATAGACCAAGATCCAACGCTCATTGTTTCCGTCTTGGATTTTCACGAGCTCGATGCGGCAGTCTCCGAGCATCGCGTACTGAACCAACTCAGCGTCCATCTTCAGTCCTTTCGGTGAGCCAGGGCAAAGAGTGAGAGCTGTTTGAGACCGGTACGAGGATCTTCGGATAGCACGCGCGCTGCGTGCGGGTCAAAGCCAACAGCGTGAGCTATGCGAGCTCGCGCGAGGCGGACGTGCGGTTCGGCATCAGTGTCGAGTAACTCAATTCCCAGAAAACGCACCATTTCCAGAATGCACGCGACTCCAGTTGAACCGCTGCCCGCGAACGGATCGAGGCAGATTCCGGCTGGCGGCGTCACGAGCCGAACAAGCCAACGCATCAGCGCCACGGATTTGACGGTCGGGTGTACATTGCGGATTCCGCCAGTTCTCCCGGCGCCTGCGTGCGGATTGCGTGTACCGGCGCTGCCATCAACGCGGCCCGTAGCGGCGCCGCCCGTCACGGCCGCAAAGTCACCGAGGCCGGTGTCTCGCTCCGACCGCGCCGGCTTAGCTTCGTAGAGAAACGGAACGACGTCGTCGAGCTCGTCGGGTTCGAACTGAGGGAAGAAGCGCGCGGCGGAGCCAGCGTCTCCGTATTCAATCATAGGTGTCCCTGCTGAACGACTTTCTTTCCCTAACGAGTTTCCTCGTGAGCCAGTGGCAGCATTCATCCGTGCTCCACTACCACTCCTGATTTCACCACTCTGCTTACTAAGCTCAGCGACTGGGCATCCATCGACGCACTGCCACTGCTCGACGTCTTCGGTGTCATTGCGCCGCTCGCCTGGCAAAGCAGCAAAGCCGGTCACGCCCTTATCGGCATAGCGACGGTCCGCGGACGGTTCACCCGCGCGTGTCGTATGCCGCACCATGGAGACTTCGTTACCGGTAAACTTGCTGGGCTCGGTCGCACGGTTGGGCGTGTCCCATGTTGGATTAGCCGGAACGCTAGCGGTGCCAATGCGCCGACAATCCGGATGATGCGAAAAGAGTAGGTTCGGCGGCCAACGACCCGCAGTATTGACCTCGTTCGCTCCGCTAAGGTCGCTCGAGTTTTTCCAGCTGTTGCCGAGCGAGCCGCCCTTGGCTTTGAGCGCGGCGACTTGCTGCTCGTGTGCTTTGAGGTCAGCCGGCGAGGCGTGCGCGACACGGCAGGCGTCGATGTTGAGGCCTCCGGTGCCGTACTCGACTACATTTGCGGCTACGGTGCCAGCGAGCGTTTTGCGCACTAGCCACCAAACTTCGTGAGCCGGCTTTGCAGCAGTGCCCCAACCGTTCCACTCTTTCGCAGCATCAGTAGCTGGCGCGATTATCGCTCGAGATTCACCAGTGTGAATTTCAATACGCTGCGCACCCGCAGCGTCATCAATTGCTTTACTGACATTGAGCGATTTCGGGAATCCCGTGGAAAAAATGTGATCGAACGAATCTCTGACCTCAAATCCTGCATTCTCGAGGGCCATGCCGGTCCAGTGCGACGTGCGCGGCAAGGCCCAGACGAACGCATGCGCTCCCGGTTTGAGCACACGCAGCACCTCGCGCATGATCTCGGTCAGCCACGCAATCCAATTGTCGCGGCCTCCGCGGTCCGAATCAAAACTCCGACCCATGAAGTTTATGCCAGCTGGAGGATCACAAACGCATGAGTCGATGCAGTTATCCGGCAGCGCTCGCAGCGGAACGAGCGCATCATGATGTTCGACGTGCCAGCGCGCTTCGCCGCGGAGCACGCGGGTAATCTCGCGATGAAACCAGAGCCACGACTTGGCGCACAGAGTGCTCATCAGTTGCTGTCCCGATTGTCCCGCGCCAGTTCCACAACGAAGCACTCAACCTTCTCATCGAGTTCGGATTGAATCCGCTCCCACTCGGAACTGAAGCCGGGAAGGTGAGCAGCGGCCACCAAGACTGATTTTTTCGCGATTTCCAGAGCTATCAGCGCTTCGAGCGGACCAGGTGTCCGCGCCGGCACATTCTCCAGGATCCATACTGCGGCAGGTGAGGCGGCGTCGAACATTGCGGCGAGAGTTTTCATTGAGCGTCCTCATCAACAAAGTGCAGTATGAATTCTGGCGGCTTGTCCCAATTGCGTAGATCGTCTTCGACGTCTATCCAGTAGTTCTGTCGCGGTGGCACAACAATGAGCGGATTTAGTCCACGATTCCAGATTTCCGCCGTGGCCGTCACCTGATTCTTCATGCCGAAGCCGACCGTAACGTAATACGTCATGTGGTCCCTATAGTCGCCTTTGAAATTGACTCTAAGACCAGTGATTACTCGTCGATGCTCTGTCAGAACTACATCGCTGTATTTTACATGCCCTGCAACGCTGAAGGCGTCGGTGCGTTGCGACATAACAATTGTCGTCATTGTAAAATCTCCGCAGCGTTGCGGACCAAGCTGCGTACGAGGCTATTGATGGATACGCCGTTTTGTTTCGACCAGCGTTTCAACAGCGCAAGCTCGGATGTAGACACTTCAACGCGCACTGCATGGACGTGGATTATGTTGCTGCTTCGCTTGCGTATTGTCTTTGTTTTGGTCTTCTTCTTTTTCATGACTCACCTCGCCCGCCTTTGCCAAAAATGGCGTCAAAGTTTGCGCCACCGAAGTCGCGGCGCATCTCTTCGATCTGTTCAACCGAAGGACGCTCATCATCGTACTCACCCGCGATGGTTCGGTCGGCCAAGTCTTCGAAGCCTGCCTGACGCAAATCGGCGACCAGTTGAAGTTTCGGTGTAGCCAACTCAGTGTCGAAGTCATGGTAGACGCCCTTCAGCGCACGCTTGAGCACGTATTCGCGTTTGAGGCTCCAGGGTTTCTTGCGCAGATCGTCAACCAGTTCTTTCTTCGTGCTGCCCATCACGCACCCTTTCGTTTTTTCTCGTCAATCTCGATAACGTTGTCGTAGCCCTGCTCCAGTCGGCGCAGTAATGTCTCGCGGTATTCAAATTCTTGGAACGCTCGCGTTAGTTTTATGGCTAGGGCGGCGCTGACAGAAACGCCTGTTTTTGAACTTACCCAGTCGTAACTTTTGTCCAGTAGCTCATTGAGCAAATCCGCGATAAACGAATACGTATAACGATTAAGTTTTGCTGTCGCAATGTATTCAGCGCGACGCAACCACGGCCAGTACCAGTGGCGACGCTCAATGACGATACTGATGACTCCATTTAGTTCCTGCGATTCAACAACACGAATCATGGAGATCCATTCGGTCGTGCCCATGTGCGCAACGCTTCGCGGGCTTCATCACGCGCGCGGTTGAGTTGAACCATCGCTTCGTGTTCTCCACCGCGATCCGGATGATGTTCTTGCACTCGCTTGCGGTATGCCGCTTCAACATCGTCCAGTGTCAGTCCGCCGATGGTTGTGAAGCCAAGGATCGTGGCCCAGCTCGGCAGCGAGCTCGATGCGGGCAACGCTGCGAAGCCCGTGAAGGCTCGCTTGAGGATTTCGCTCGCTTGCGTTCGCTCGATTAGGCGCAAGCCTTGGATAGCCAAACCGACCGCGCGCAGATTTTCGCGAACGGTCCTCCATGCGTCGCAAGCGATGACACGCGAGCCGAGCTTACGGTTACTCCAGTATACAGCTACTCCGGGATCGTTCGGTTCGCGCTGGTTCGAGTACGGTAGACCATCTATGCGCAGGGCCACGTTCGTGCTGATGACGGCGTCGTGCGATTGCACGCCGAACAGGCGCAGTTCTTCGACCAGGTCGTCGCGCGCTTTGCCGAAGCTGACCTGGTATTTCGACGAGCGCCGTTCGTTGATTGGCGTACGCTGCCAACCATCGGGCCAGCTCAGCGGAAACGCATCAATGCCTTTCATTTTGCTTTTCACTTTCCTTTGTCTGCCAAGACCCGCAGAGACCGCCGCCGTCGAACACACAATCCGCCAGTGCTCGACCTCGATCACGATGCAGAATGCAGATGCGCGCCGGCTTGTCGCGTCGCCAGGGATTCTCGACCTCTGGTTCCGTCCAGTAGCGGCAGTTGGCGCAGCGTTTACTCGCCATCGCTCGCATCCTGCGGAAGCTCTGCAAAAAACAGCACGCTCTCGAGAAGCCCAGCTGTCCGGTAGTCTTCCAAGCAATCAGCGCAGATCAGAAAATCATTGAGCCACGCTACCGCCGGTTTGCCGCACTCATGTTCTGGCTCGGACGGCGGCCAAGACAGAATCACTTGACACGTCTTCATGTGCCAGTCTCCCGAGCGGTCAGCTCTGCGATCCGTTTCAGTGCGTTTGCCACCTCTTGAAAGCGTTCCGCCAGAGCCGCGGGCGGCATCTGAGACAACAGACACGCTGCTTTGAACTGCTCACCCAGCTGCTTCGGTCCGTAATTGCCGCCGCGGTACATAGCGAGGCCGGTAGCTTCAATGCCCGCTGCGCGCTCAAATGCCGCGATGGTTTGTTTCAGCGATGCCGCGTCTTGCTCGGCATAGCGTGCTTTATTTTCGAGCCTGTACCTCTCACTTTCGCACTCAGCCAGCTGGCGCTTTAGTTCGTCGAACTTGGTTTCGTTGTACCGAGCGTTCGCGGCTTCGTATGCCTCATCGCGACCGGATTGACGCAGCCGAGCTTGTCGTTCGCCGTCGTTGCGTAGCACGCTGGCCAGAAATTCTCGTGTGTACGCTTCAGGCTCCAGCTTCGGCGCCTGCTTTGCAACGCGAACTTTCTTGCCGGTTAGCTCGTAGTGGCCCCAGGTTTGCGGAACTTCGGCAGCCTCCACGACGCCTTTGGTCGCGGCGACCCACCAGAAATCGCAGAAGCGCTGGATGTCACTCGATTTCTTTGGATCGTCGACCTCGCGTAACCAATCGTTACGGGAAACCTTGACTTCGATGCCGGCTAGCCAGATGCCGCGCGACGGCCAGACGGAGACGACGATGGCATCGGCATAGCGCGTTTGGCGTCCGTAACCTGTGCCGTTGCGGACCTCAAATAGCCAAGCGTGCGCCGGCTCGCGCAACGGTCCGGCGCGCAATGCGTTCAGGACCGTGGCCGACGTGATTTGAAGCTGCGCCTTCACTTCACGATCTCGTCTATCAAGGTCAGTGAATGGTACTCATCCTCAGCGTTCGCAGCGCGTAACACGTGCGTCGTGGCCTGTCCGAGCGTTGGCCGCGTACTGCTGTATTGGTAGAGCTCACCGCAGCGTACGAGCACGATGACGCGATCAGCGTGGCGCGTCACAATGAACTGCCGCATGCGTTGTTTGCCGAGCTTCCGGGCGCTCCAGTCAGCAAGCATCTGCAGTGCAGTAGCGTCATCGACCGCTGTCATGGATTCTCCCAATGCGGCGTCATCCAGACGTCGCCTTCGTCCTCGCCAAAATGTGCACGTACAGCCGGCTCAGCGTCTTCGTGGTAAACGAGAATACTGCCGAGCGTCGGATGGTTGACGCGCAACGGTTCGCCACTCACATCGCCGCGGGTGACCATCCGTTCGGGTTCAGTGGGAAAGTGTGGATAGAGCTCGTGGAACCAAGCGTGCGTGGCAACGTAGACAAGATCGACGATCTTGCGGGTTTCGCGCGGCCACTCGCGCCACTGCAGAGCAAACTTCATCATGGCAGATCCTGTTCGAGAATGAGCGCGTCGCGGTCGGCACGTAAGGCGTCCCAATCGATAGTGAGCGGCAACTGCAGTTCGAGCACAGTGTCCAGATCCGCGTCGCTGAACGGCGAGTGACCGGTCGTGGGTTGCAGGACGATGGGATCATGTTCGTGTACGGGTGCATCGAACACGGTCGGCAGCGTCGCATTGAGATGCGTGGCTAACTGCGTCAAGCCCTTGATGTACAGCGATCGTGAAGCGGTGTAATAGCCAGCTAGACCGAGCTCGTCGCCAAATGCGATCCAGTCGCCGCGCCGCGCCGCGTCCCATGCTTTGGCGTAACGGTTGGGTTTACCGCCACCTCTCGTTGCTAAGCCCAGAAAGCGCAGATGCGCATCGATACCCTTTGGCAATTTGTCCCACGCACGAAAGCAGCATTGTAGATTGAATGGGTCGTACCAGACGATCCGTCCGTTTTCGACTTCGTTACAGCGAAAGAACTGCACGAATCCCTGAAACGAGGGCGACGCTTTCTTATTACCGATTTCGAAGTTGTGGCAGTACTGTCCGTGGCCGGTTTCAAGAATCACCTGCGCAGCTAGCGCACAGAGCTGACGGCGCGCAATGTCTTCACCGAACACGAAGCGGTACGCTTCGACCATGCCGCCCGCGAGCTCGAGGTCCGTGAACGGCGTCAGCCGGTCCGGTATGACGGTTTGGCCTAGTCGATTGGGAGCGGTGGGATACTTTGGATCAATCATGCAATGCCTCGCAGCGGTACGGGTTGCAGCGGAGTCTGGTAGCTTAGATAGAGTGGATGCTTCGGCTCGCCCAGGCCGTTCTTGGTTATTCCAAAGCACTGCAGCGGTATGCCGGCCGCCTGCAACATCGCGATCACGTCACGGCTACGCTGAACGAGGCAACCATGGTTTCCCCAGCCCGCGATAAATAGTTCCGACTTGCGCGCGGTTTCGAGCAGCCATCGGTCATTTTCGGCACCGACGCGTTCATCCGTTCGGTAGAGCTCGTTTGGATCGGTTGCCCGCCACGCAAAAAGATTAACGATGTCGCATCCGCCAAATCCCCAGCGTTTTGCGAAACCCACGCACTTGCGCACTGTCGGATCATCAGCCGTTTCGGCGGCTGTCGATGGGTTGAGCAGGCAGAAGACGCAGTAGCGCACGGGCCCAAACAACGCGGACGACCAACGGCGCGTCAGTACGTACCGGTACTTGCGATCCGAAGAAAGGATCGCGTAGGCCATGTAGCCGTGCAAGGACTCAATATTCAATTCAAGCACGGCGGCGTATCTTCTTCCGTTCCGGTTTTTCGCGCACCGGTGACTTACGTGCGCCGTGCCGGAGCTCCGTCATGAGCGCGATCACTTGTTCGCTCAACATAAGCTCCAGGGCAGCTGCAGCACGCTCAGCGCTATCGTAGTCCTGCTCAGACATGAGATGACCGCTTAGTCCGGATGCGCTCTGCAGCGAGAACGTCCAACGCTGCGTGTAGCCACCGAGTCCGTCTACTTTATCCGGCCCGAGCCACAACGTCGAACGCTTGGAGTATCCAATTGGGAAAACGCGCAACTGGAGCTTTGCGACAAGCAAGACGAAGTCGCCGGTTGCGCGATGTCGCATGGGCTTACCGAACAGCATCGGTTTGCTCTTAGCCATCAGTCATCCTCATCATGAAGCGATGGGCCGTTAAATGGTCGCGTGCTGCGATTCTTCAAGACGTACTCGCGAACCGGCTTCGGTATTTGCTCAGGAAAATGATCGACATCCCAGTCGAGCAGTATTGCGTCGGCATCTCGCTGCGACAGGTGACCGTCGAGCACTTCCGCGTCGAGCAACATGCACACGATCTTGCGCTGACCGCGATCGTAATTGTGCATTCTACTAATGAGTTCGTTCAGTGTCATGAGTGCCTGAGCTCTCATCCAAGCCAGGTGGGCCGCGGCGGCACAACGAACGTGATCGTTCGACCGCAGCCTGGGCACGTATGTTCGTAAGTGCCAGGTTCGAGCACGATCATGGTCGGCGGATTGTGCTCGGGATGCAGGCAAGGTTGCTGTTTGATCCATTGGTCGTGCTCTGGATCGTCAATCTTTCGAAGCGGCATGGTGGTCTCCTTCCGGCAGCGGATCATCGGCGAATTCGAAACACTCGATGTGCGCGCCGTCGCGATCGTCGATGACTTCGAGCTTGTGGATCTGGAACAAGCCGCCCAGCGTCCAATCGCAGCCAACGCCATCGGTATGACGGCCTTCGCAGCTGAAGAAGATCCAGCTCGACGTGTCCCTGATTTCCGGGTTGCGCGCGGTGACGGATTCGTGCGACTGCACGTTGCCGCACTGAACACACCGAAACTTCCACTTACGCGGATCGTCGCCGTACAGTTCGCGACCGCGTTCCAACCATTGTGGGCGAGTCATAGTGCGTGGCATGTCCTTCGTACACTGATAGATGTGAGCGATCATGCTTACTTCTTTCTCATGCAGCTAGAAACATCGACGAGGATTCGTTGGATTCAACGTGCACGTAGTCACTCGTCGTCGTCAGACTCGCGTGGCCGAGTGTGTGCTGAACTAGATGCGCTGGTGCTCCTCGCCGCAATGCGTGGCTCGCGTGCGCATGACGCAGCCAGTGCGGTGATGGCCGGTGTTGCAGATGCGCCGCTGTTGCCGCCGCGCACACGATATTCCAGCCGTCAGATTGATGCAGCTGCCGGCCGCGCACGCTCTCGAAGACGATCGACGACAGCCGGGTCTTCTGCAACAGCTCGAAGTCCTTGATCAAACTGATCGGCAACGGAACGTGCCGCGTCTTGCCGCCCTTGCCGTGCAAGGTCACGCGCAATCGATCCGTTTCCATGTGCAGCTCCGACCACTTCATCGCGAGCGCTTCAGAGATGCGAGCGCCCGAGAGATACAGGAACCGCAGCAACGTGCGGTCGCGTCCGGGAGCGGCGGCTTGAATCAGCGCGTAAACCTCGTCCTGGCTCAGGATCCGCTCAGCGAGCTGATTCGGTCGCCGAGGCGGCTTGACAGCGGCGCCGACATTGAACACGAGGTACCCAGTCTCGTGGGCAAATGACAACAGGCTCTTGACCGCAGAGATGCGCCGCGCATGCGAGGATACGGCGCCGTGGTCCCGCAGGTGCCGCTGGAAGGCCGTCAGGTGCGCCACTTTGACGTCCCGTAGCGTCGTCGGCCGCGCAGGCAGCTCATCGCTCGGCCGGTCCGGCAAGGCCGCCAGAAAGGCGCGGAACAGCTCCAGGTCGCCGCGGTACGCCCGCTGCGTTTGCACGCTGTCATACCGGTCGAGCCACAGGATGATGAGCTCGGCGTCGGAGCCGGCTCCGGAGTAGTCCGGACGCTCGAAGACCTCGGTTGACGGCGGTGGCGCGCGGCGCAAGCCGAACGCGTCGAGCATACCAAGGACTTCGTTAATGGGTTGTCGCGACTCCGGCATGTTACTGCAACCGTCCGCGCTGCTGTTCACGGTACCGGACCATGGCTTCATCGAAAGCTTCCGGATTCTGCAGATACGCGATGCCGCGCCAGTCTTGCGCAAGGTCTTGCCATTTCTTGCACTGCTCTTCCCAGAACTGGGCACTTTTTCGCCACGTGCGTTCGGTGTCCCAGCGATGAAGCGCTGCTGCAGCGCAGAAGCCTGCTGCCAAACCGGAGGCGCTCGCCGTTAGAACGGAATGATACCAGACGGCATTCCATATGAGGCACGCCAGGTTCGTCACGGCCAAAGCAATGTCTAACCACATCAACTTCCGGAAGGGATCCTTCACTGCATGCCTCCTTGGAGCAGCGCAATAGCGACAAGCTCGTACTGCTCCCAACCATGTTCGGTCGGTGAAGCTCCTTGGTAGAGCAAGCCGCGCCCTGGCTCGAACGTCCAGAGCGGCGGCATTCCATCACGCCATTCCGTGTGCGTGTACAATGGCGTCGAGCTCTCGAAAGAACCGTGCGCCACTACCGGCATAGTGACCCGCGCGCCAGCGCGATGTAAGCGCAGCAAGTGCGTTGGAGCGAACGGTATCACTTGTGGTTAGTCTTCTTCTTATCCGGTCCGGGCAAGCGCAGCTTGTCCAACACCTCCGAACTCGTGAGAATCTTCGTTACGTTGCCCAGTCGAATCACACGGTCACGGAGTGCCGGCGTGCGGATTTCGCTCAAGCGAATCGCTTCGCGTGTCTCATCCATCCGTTCGATCGCTCGGGCCATGCCGCGCGCATCTCGCTCGAACTCGACCTTCGCCAAGTCCTCATCGTCGATCGTTGCACGAATGCCGACGCCGCGCTTTGTTTCGATGGTCGCGTGGTGTGAGCGTTTCAGTATCCGTTTCGCATTCGGCTGGACGCGCTTGACGATCATTACGTAGTGGCTGTCGATCTTCGGCGTGTCCTTGAGCTGCAGCAGGATGCGAGCGATCACATTGAGCGCAGTGAAACGTTCGGGCATGTGTTTCGCCGCCCACAATAAGAAACTGACCAAGCGCTGAGGCATGGTCTCGTTCATGTTCACTTTGTAGTTGAACTCATCTAGCCCCTTGCGGCTGCCTTTGCCGCGCCGGAACAGATGGTTAGTGCGGTCATGGGAATTTGTGTTCATGATGACTCTCCATTTCGGTTAGCGTTTGAACTGACGAATGTACTCTTCGAGGATCAGGCGAGCCTCTTGGATTGCTTGAAATTCAGCACGCATCTCTTCCGTGTACTTGTCGCCGTGCTTGTCTGGATGAAGAGACGCGGACCGCGCATGAGCGCGGCGTTTGACCAGCATCGGATCCAGTTTTTTGCCAAACTCCGCTGCAATGCTCAGGATCTGACAGGCTTGTCCGAAGCGCCGCCGACCGATCGCCCCCAGGTTTTCGCGGCGCGCGTTTTCGGCGTGCTTGCGGACGGCCGCAAATAGATCGGTTACGCCGGTGTCGATCCAATCCGCGAAGTCCTGAATCGCCTTGTTGCGGATGTAATCATCAGCTTCGCTGAGCCGGTCCTTGATGAACTGCTCGGTGAGCAGACGAACCTGGTAACGAAAAGAGTCAGCATCTTTGCCGGCGTGACCGGATCGCGGAGCTGGCGCCGCTGATTTCGCATACGCTGGCGAAACGGATGCGGCCTTAGCGGACCACGAGCGGACCTTGGGACCTTTGGGACCTTTGGCCACGTTCTCGCGAACAACTTTGCCGTCATCGAGCGACCTCCGAACTTTGGAATTGTCATACTCAATCAGCGCTCGGTGTACAGCTTCCCGTAGAGCCATCTTCTGTTTTTTTGCGATAACGCGCGCGCGGATGGCGATGTTCTGGGTAGCTCCAAGGGTGAGATCGCGCTCCAGCCGGTACCAAATCTCATTGGCCGCTTCGCCCAACGAGTTGATGGAACGATGCCGCGCATAGCAACCAGTTGATCCGCCGAGTAACTTCTGCAGCTGGTACTCGCGTCGCTCGCCCTTACCGTCCTTGTAAGAAATGAGACGCTTCTGAAGTAACCAGAGTTGCTCTTCACGGTCGGCGCGCTCCTGATGCGTCGACGTCTTGTCGAGAGCACGATACTCTGCGCACAGCTGTTCCACTTGTTGCGCAACCGTTGGCTTCTCCGTCGGCTTTTCAGTGACCGGTGTGGCCGGCTGAGTCTCCGGAACCATTTCCGGTTCAGCCGGGATCACGTCTTGCGCCACCGTGGATTTGCCATTCGAAGCCGCAATGATGGGCGTTACAATCGACCGATGGTGGGCCATGGCTAAATCAATCGCGACGTCCAGGTTCATATTACGACCCTCTTTTTGTAAGCGCTCAGCATGTGACGCGAGAACTGCTCGGATCTCATATTCTAACGCTGACCCTCCAAATTGGGCGACGAACCATGCCGTGCGCGTCGTGTTTCTACGTGGACACTCAACGCAGTAATTCTTCCAGAGCTCGTGTTCTCGCTGGACGCGCTCCTTTTCGGTCAAGTCTAATTGCGTGCGCTTGTACTCCGCGCACAGCGCATCGAAGGATGCTGTCATGTTTGTTTCCCGTTCTGCATATCGATCTGCGCCTGAATCGCGGCTCGCTCAGCTTGCTCGTAGCCGTCGTTCGCCATGTTTTCCAAAAACAAGTTACGCAGCGCACCGTTCTCTGCGATATTGGCGTCCAACCGACGCAACACATGACCCCATTTGTCCTTTTGCATCGCAGCATTCTGCTGCATGGACCCCAGCACGTTGGCGTTAAGGCCCGTGATCAGACCATGCAAATTCGACAACACAGTGACTAGCTCAGCCGAATATCGTTCGGTCTTGGTCAGTTCCTCGATACTCGACATCGTTGTTTTGAGCGTACGTTGCACGGCTTCAATGACCGTCTGTAGCGCCGCCATACGCTGCTCCATCTGGTCGATTCGCTTGGTGATCGAGCGATCCTTTTGCTCGACCTTCTCCTGTACCAAATCGATGGCCCCGAGAACTTCGTCTTGTCTGTCACTCAAGCCATTGAACTGGCTATCGAACTGGCGGTGGTTACTCGCTACGGCCTCGATAAGCGTATGAAAGCTGTCGATCAACGACCCGATACGGTTGTCTGCTTGTACAGGCTCAAGCAACTGATTGGTGGAGTTTTCCTCGGTCCTCGCGTTCTCAGCTGTCGCCGCCGCACCATCCTCGTCCACCAAGTGACGCCGCAAGACTTCCTCGAGTTGCTTGCCGGCAGGTTTCTTTGGAAAGACGAGAGCGGAGAGCATTGAGCCGTCGTAATCCGCGTAGTTGTTCAAGATTTCATTGAGTCGCTTTTTATCCGCGGGCGCGTAGCACTGCTGCCCATCATCAAGCGTTTTTTTGACCAAACCTTCATCGACCAACTGATCGAGGATTCGGCGCTGCCACTTGCGCGCTTGAGAACCAGTGGCCTCTTGGAACTCAGTTGCAGTGCTGTTTTGCGGCAGTATAAAGATGTCCTTGAGTAAGAGAGGATTCGGCGCGTCGTACAAGGTCCCGATCCCCAAGAACGCTAACTTGATCCGTGCTTTATCCCGTTGTGCGTGGTTGTTGGCCATTTTGGTTAGACTTATTCCTGTTTGAACCACCGTTTCAGCTGTTCCAGTACTCCGGCGACGTCCGGCTTTGTGAAGCGCGGAATATCCGGCGGCACGTACGCGCCAGCGTTACCGGTGTGTACGATGAAATGTTTGGGCTGATTCAAGGCGCCGTAAACGTCCATCGCTGTGCCGTCGGGCAAATCGAAGTCGCAGACGACGGCATCTGGCGGCGGATACTTATGGTGCGTGACATCCCGAACCGATGCGGCCACACTGACTAGATAGCCCGCTCTGGTAAGCTGACGAAACAGCGCGCGCCGCACGAGGGCATCATCGTCGACAACGAGTATGCAAATCATTCGTAACCCTTTCTCTTGGTTGAACGGTCCCGTAAGCGCATGCCGGCTCGTCCGATCAAGACGACGTCGCCCGTGTCCAGCGAACATGCGAGCTGTTTGTCGTTCCAGTACAAATACAAGCACCGCGCTTCACGCGTTCGCTCAACGGGACCAGGCAGCACAAACCATTCTCGCGACTTCAGCACGCTATGCGCCGCCTCAAGCGTTTGACGTCGTTCGAGCTCGAGATCCAGTCGGTGCCGCAGATGATCGAGCTCCTGCTGAGCCCAGTTCGGCAAGCGCCGCTCGCGGTCACTGAGCTTGCATGTGCACCGTATCTTGGCGCCATTCACAATCGGCAACTTGCAGAGCGGGCAGTGGTTCATTTGCGGTTCTTGTGGCGCCACGCAACCATTGCAAGGGCGCATTGTTCTGCTTCGACGATCTGTGTCTCATCGGTCTTACCGAGCAGATGCCTTATTTCGCACCAAAGGCGAACCAGCAAAGGCGCCACTGGGTCGCGTGCGAGCAAGACGAACATGGGCTCGTCGGGTTCAGCATTCTTGTAGCAATCGTAAGCGCCGGGATTGTTCTTAGTGGCCACGTTTACGCTCCTAATTTCTTGTCTTGCGCGGCCCTGATAGCAGCGTCTTCGTGAGCCAGGTCCGCCTCGATGAGCTCGTAATTGTCGATTGCGAAGGAGAGCGCGTCGAAGATCGCGGATTTGCTGACGTGAGGGTAGCGCTTAATCAACTGTTCGACCGTCGCTCCGCCTCTGCTATAGAACGCCCAAACCCGGCGCACGGGAACGCGTGAGCCGACGATGTACGGACTTCCTCCAAGCACGTCAGTTTCCACGCGCACATGCGGATGCGACACCAGAACACGAATTGTCGTCATGATGACAGTTCCCAAAACTCGGCGCAGCGAGCCGTTCGTGTGCGCGTGTCAAAGAAGGCTTCGCGCCGTCCACCCACTTCGCTCAGTGCTCTACGTACAGCGGCCGGCACACGTCGTACCGGCTCGAAGCTACGCGCACCAACACCAGTCCATCGAATGCGGTAGAACGAATCGCCGACAGCTGCGTAACGCACGATCATCGGTCACCCAGTCTCTTCCTTAGAAACATGAAGCGCGCAGCTGAACTTCGGCGCTGTGTACAGAGTCCCAGCGTCGTGGAACGAGCGCGTGAACGCTAACCGCTGCTTAGCCTGGGCAGGCCGATACTCTCCAGACGGCAGGACGACGATGCCGTTGCATCGACGGTGCTTCGCCTTCGGATCGTTATCCTCCGGGCAATCGTAGTAGTACGGATCCTTTCCCCAATGCTTACAGGTGGAACAGGTCTTCATCTTCACACGTACCTTTGCTGGCTGATTCGCTCGAGAACATCAGCTATGGCGTTAGCGTGAGCGCGATCTTGCTCGTCATTGGAGCGCGCCGGATCTCGCAACCAACGAACCACGCGCTCGACAACACGCTCGGGATACATGTCGGTCTTCGCCATTAGCGTGATGGCTAGATCGAACAGCACCACAGCATCGACGGTGTCCCGGTCTGGTAGCTGGCTATGGTCAGACATCGGCGATGGCTTCACGTTTGGTCATTGTTCTTCCCGTTGTGGCTCAGTGACCTCAGGTGCCAGGGGCTGATAACGTCACTTATCAAGTGTTGGTACGCGCCAGCAAGATCATTTATTTCTGCGGTTTCTTGGCCCCAGCGGATGGCAGCTCCAAATCCAAGAAAATCCGCGCTCGGACATACGTGGACCGCGTCATGCCTGCCGCGGCCGCAGCTCGGTCCAGCTGTAGCCGTTCCTGGCGTGACAACAGCATGGTAAAGCGCTGCGGACGGTCTGTGCTTTGCTTTTTCTTCATGTTTGGTTACCATATCATGGTAAGACGCACCGTCAAGCAAAAGGAAGCAACGCTTCAACGGCCGCGTAGGATTCTGCAATCGGGCACGATGCCCGCCCGGGCGACACGACGTTGCCCACAACGAAAGAAGGTAACGATGGCAAGAATTAACCTAGGTGGCGGACGCTGGTTTGACACCGACAAAGCCGAGTGTTTCGAAGAAGACACCAGATTTAATGGCAACAACCACATCTCCGTCGCGACCGGCACGCAGTGGGATCACGAGGAGTTGTATCGCACGGCCAAAGGCATGTGGATCAAACACAGCTGGTCGCAGTGGCAGGGATCCACGCCGCACTACGGCGAGATGGATGAGGACGAAGCGCGGCAATGGTTGATCGATCAAGACCATGGCGACGATGTCGAGCGCTTCTGGCCCGGCGAGCTCGCTGCCGCAGAGGTCTGACGCTTCCGCAACCTGCCGCGCGGCGCGAGTCACGCGGCAGACGCGGGCGCCAGCCCGAGAAAGTCGCAAATGATGCCCATCGAAGAGCTGGTCGAGTTTTTGGCGTCACAAGACGATGCAGTCATCTGGCGCAACGGAACCGAACTTCGCACGGGCAACGGTTTGATCTACATTCGGTCGTGCCAAGGTCGCGAGCTACGCGGCGATAGCTGGCAACCGCGGTACACGTGGCATCGACTCTATTAGGAGCAATCAATGGCACAGCTGAAACCCGCACAATATCTAGCTCGCGATCTTGCCGAAGCGCTCGGCGATGACTGGCACTGGAAAAAACCAGACGAGGACCATGTGACGGGTTTCATCGACGGTCCGGACGGACGCCAGCTCGCCGTACACGTCCAGACGTACGGCGCTCAAGAGGGTAAGAAGGGTGAGATCAGTGGCCTGCTACCGCAGCGCGACGCAAAGGGCGACTACTTCAGCACCAGTATCGAACGGCCATCGATCGGCTTCACCGTCGCTCGTGGCGTGGACGCTATCGCTCGCGACGTACAGCGACGCTTGCTGCCGGCGTACGAGACGGCTTTTCAGCGAACGCAGGAAGCTCTGGCGCGGCGTAACGAGTACCTCGCGGAGACGACGGACAGCATTGCCGGCATACTCGAGGCCGTTCCCGGGCTCGAGTGGCGGCGCCATCGCGAGGAATCGAGCGCATCCTTCGACCTAGAGGGCGCGGGCTGGGGCGATATCAAGGCACACGGCGACAGCGTTTCGCTGGAAGTTCGCAGCTTGAGCCGTGAGCAGGTTATCCGGATGTTGCAAGCCCTCAGCGAAGGCTGAAACACAATGAGAGGAAGACAAAGTGGCGAAATCTAAATGCGACCAATGCGGAGAAATCGTTGACGATATCGATGCGGGCTTTTCTCCCGGACTCCACGAGATGGCTCACGACTGTGGCGGTACGTGGCAGGTAGAAGAATCAGGCCAAGACGAACTGGTGCGCGCTGAAGAAAATGTCCGCGCATGCTGACCAAAGAAGATCAGGAACTGTTGCACAAGGGGGCCAACGATCTGATCGCGCTCGTCAATGAGTTGCGTGACATGAACCCGCGGCTGCCGGAACGAACGCAGGAGCTCATCGAAAGCGTGCTCTTGAGCAGCGGCTTCGCGCATGGTCTGGTGTATCGTTTGGACCGACAACTTCGCGAGCAGCAAGGAGAGAGTTAGCTCGACATGATCCAAGTGGTGTCGAAACGGGCACGGGATGTACAAGGCGAGATGTAGGCTCCGTGTACGTTGGTAAATAAGACGGCGATGCCGCAAGTCCAACGGTCGGCCTACGCGACACTCGAGCTAACTTTTTCCTTCCTGCTGACGAGACGTGCGTAATGATCTCAGTTGTCTCTGGAATCCGCGAACTGCACCAGAGCAGCTATGCCGACGTCGAGCGTGCGATGGCCGTTGAAATGGAGCGTGCTAGCGACGCTGCCAGAAATAATTCACCCAGCACGCTCCGCTTCGGAGGCGCCATCGGCGTCGATTCGGTTGCACTGCAAGCTGCACGTCAGCTACGTCGACCGCGTCATCGGGTCATCTTCGTTGTCATCGTACCCGGCAAACTGACCGAACAACCGAAGTTCGCTTATCAGGTCGCGTTGCGCTGTGCCGATAACATCATCGAGCTCGAGTTTCCCCGCGGCGCCAAGTGGGCATATCTTCGGCGCAATGACCGACTGCTCGATGGCGCACAACGCCTCGTCGCTTTCACTGATGGACGCGCAACGGGCGGTACCGCGTACACGATCAAGCGCGCTCAGAAATCAGGTATTGACGTAGAGCTTGTAACGGTGCGTTCATTCTTGCACCGAGTAGACCTGACAAAATGACCATGGCTGGTCACGTCGATCTCGGATACTCCAAGGGCATCACGAAACGGAGTCGGTCCATGAGGCAATCGCTGGTTGCGTTTATTGCTTCCACACTTTTCGCGCTCGTCGCGTGCAGTGCTGAAGGTGGCGTCGAATCCGAAACAATCCAATCTCAGGGTGAAACGATGCTCACAAAAGGTCAGATGATCGTCTACGTTCCCGGAATTCTCGTTCCGCAAGAGGAGCTCATTAGCCTCGGTCCGCCCGAGGGACTGGGCGGCGTCATTTTGGAAGGCTCCGCAGAGCTGTCCGGACGGATCGACTATCAGGCGGGCGCGCTGACAGCGGGAATCTTTCAGGCCAAGTCGGACAAGTTGAAGGTCAAAATTACGATGCCGTTCACCGAGCACGGCACCATCATCAATGGCGTATTCCGAATGACCGACGAAACTGGTCAAACGCACGTTTTCAAGCCGGGCGACAGCTACCTGCTCAAGCAGGGCACAGTCGTGGTTTGGGACCAATTCAGTCCGATCCTGCAGAAGTCGTTTTTCAACGTCGTCGAGTAGTTCTGGTATGCTTCGCGGGCAATGCCCCAGCCCGCAAGCGTTCCGATTGATCTGCAAGCTTCGGTGATCGAGCTCGGATCAGGCTCGTACATTCTGCTGAGTTTCTTTCGCGACGCCTCAGCAGAGTCGGCGGTGCTGACGGATGCGGAGCGCCAGGTGGCGCTTGCGATATTGGCGGGACGCTCGAATGCCGAGATTGCCCGCATCCGTGGCACGTCGCCGCGCACGATAGCCAATCAAGTAGCGCACATTTTTCGCAAGCTCGGCGTGAAGTCGCGCTCCGAGTTTGTTGCGCTGAGGCAGTGTCCTCTCTAGATCGCCTTCTGCACGCGCTACGGGCGGCGCGCACGATCAACGAAGCGAGCCTTCGGGTCATGGATCTCGCGTTAGCGCCTCTGCGCGCTGACTCAATCGGGATCTACATCTACGAACCGAAGCTCCAAAGGCCCGCGGAGATTTACTTTCGCGGTGTGCCCGAACGCTTCATCTTTGAGTACGAACAGCTGGCAAGGGATCACGATCCATTGCTGGAGCGTGTGTTGCAGACACGCGCGGCCGTGCGTGATGAAGACGTGTATCCCGGTGAAGCCTGGAATCGATCGTTCTTGTACCGCGAATTTGTCCCGCGTTATCGCACGAAACATGTGGTTGCGGCTCCAATCGTTGTCGGCAACGAAGTAGTTGGTACGCTACACATCGGTCGATTCTTCGATGAAGGTCGCTTTACGACGCGGGACAAAGAGACAGCCACCGAAATATGCCGCGCTCTAGCGAAGCAATGCGGCACGGAAAGTTCTGCATACGAGTCGGATCCCGCTCCGCGTTTACATGCCGACCGAGCTCGACTGCGGACGCAGTTGGAAGCCATTGAACGAACTGGTAAGGCGTTGCCCGAAGACCAAACTGCAATGATTTTTGACATGCTTAAGCACAATCAGATCGCACCGATTGATTGCCTGGACAACGGTGAGCGGCGCTACGTTCTCTTGCCGCGTTTTACAAACAAGAATCAGTTGCCCGTTTCGCTGACTGCGCGCGAACGCGCGGTTCTTCGATATGTTGTCCGAGGTGAAAGCAACAAAGCGATTGCGTCGGAGCTACACTGCTCCGTGAGCGCCGTGGGCAACAAAGTCAGTTCTATGATGCACAAGTTCGGCGTTTCTTCGCGCATCCAATTGATTGTGCTCGCAGCTGCCCACGCTAGCGATTGACGCGACCATTGGGCATGATGGGCCAGTGTCGTTGCGACGCCATGCGCAGGACGCTGCATTGCAGATCATTCACTTCACGATCGATCGTGAGATCGATGCAGCGCCAGTCGCCGTCCCACGCCTGAGATATCAGAGAGCGGTTGCCCGCCAACATGCCCCATGTGTTGAGCGGACAGGGAAACAGTTCGGTGCAGTTCGTCAGCGGAATGGGCTCGGATAGCACGTTGAAAGGCTGAAGCAAACTGCGACCGACGAACCGGGTCATACCGAACGCATCGAGCATGCCGTAAGCGTCCAACAGTGTCGGCAGTACATCGAGATGCGTCACATCATCGTTCGCGTGGGCTCGTAATGCTGCCGCTTGCTGCGCGCTCAGTGCACCGTTGCCGAAGGCAATCCAGCCGGGTACATGGATCTGTTCGTCGTAGAGGTTCTGCCCATGGTGAATCGCCTTGCGCTCACCGAAGGCTTCGCCGTGGTCGCTCGTGAACACGACGAGATACGGCTCGGACGCAACCTTCGCCATGAAGGCTCGGACAATTCGTGCAACAGAGCGGTCCTGCTCGACGATGGCATTCAGGTAAGCATTGTGCAGCTCGTTGAGCCTGGTCCACCGGGCCACATGAGTATACGGACGATAGGGTGCGTGCGCGTCATCGACGAAGTACGGAGCGTGCGTGCCGCTCAAATGAGCGACGAGAAGCACCGGGAGCTCGATGGCTGGCAGCTCACGCTCGATCTTCGCCGCCAGCATGCGGTCCATGCCGAGCTCGATCGTCTCGCCCATGTTCGCAATCGGTCGGCCGGCTACGTCGCTGTCGATCTCGAACGAATCGACGACATTCCGCAGGTTCGTCCGAGCAAAAAATGATGGACTCTGCGTCGACCAGTACAGCACGCGCGGGCGATGCGGACCCAGAGCGTGCAAGTAATCGAAGACAAGCGGCGTAGACGCGATGTGCTGCACAGAACCGACCGGTACGTGACCGCTCAGTAAAGCATTGACGGAGATAGCCGTGTAGCTGCTCACGCTGCGCAGTTGACGCAGTTCGACGCGATCGGGAATCGCTTGTGCCGTTTCCGACGCCGTCGCACGCGCGCCGCGCATCACGTAGTCGCTCGCACGCACACTTTCGTCCACGATGAGCAGTACGTTCGGAAACTGCGTGATCCGACTTTGCAACGGCGGTATCGACGCAGAAATGTGCGAGTGGACGTCGTGGGTGCGAAGCAGCACTCGAAGCGACCATAGAGCACGCACATCCGGCGGCGCCAAGGTAACCGACGGCAGAAGCACGAGAGAGCCGACCAGCGTACCTGCAACCGTCAGCACTATCGCCGTAGATGACCTGGGCACACTGCGCAGTAGCCAGTATTCGCTCACTGCGCCGAAGATGGCTGCGAGTACAACCCAAGGCAGGAGCGCGATCACGATCGGCTCAATGTCCGACCACATCAATCGTGCGCACACGGCCGCCTGATCGTCCACGAACGTCCGGTAAAACCGAAAGTATTCAAGCTGAACTACCGCAAGCGAGCTCGCGGTCAACGCCAATGCGCCGCGCGCTACTGGTCGCCGCACAAGCAGTGCGAGCAACATCCAGAGTGTAACGCTCGCGCAGGCTCCGACCGTCGTTCCGAGTCGATCTGGGTGGCAACCGCGCAATACCAGCTGCATTGCAGCGAACTGTGTGACGAAGAGAATCCAGCGAAACTTAGACGGAGTGCAGTTTTGAACCCTCTTCGTTGCCGTAGAGATCCATTGCATACACCGCTGCCGTCTCAAGAAACTTCGACAGCTTGACCATCTGTTCGCGCAGCGCGTCTCCGTCCTTGTGTTCATGAGACCATCGCGCCTTATCGATGAGCTGCTGCGCGGAGCGTAGCACGTCGGTCAGCGCGTGGTCCGTTTTAGCTTCAAACGTTTGGTTGTTTTTCATGTGTGGTGTTCCCTCTGCGTTGTCCGCATTTCTTGCAGCGGTATCGGTTAGGTGGATTGACTCGTTCCGGGCACGCGCATCGCCAGAAACCCACCGCCTTGAGCTGTTTTGGCTCCGCAGTCTTCACGGTTGCGTCCACCTGTTCATCTGCCCAATTCAGAATTGCAGAACGTCGCGCGCGCTTGTGCTGTTGTCGTCGGTGTCGGGACATCAGGTCACCGCCGCGGATATCATCGTTTGCATCTCCGCTTCGCTGACTTCGCGCCCGTACGCGCCGCGACGATCCTTCTCGACTCGGTAACGATCGTCGCCAATGTGCCTGAAGATCAGGTCCGCTTCGTGCCACAGAAACGACCGCGCACGCGATTGCGTTTGCCGATCATCGTATTCTTCCACTTGTCCTCGGCGCACTATCTTAATGAGAGCCATGATTTACCTTTACTTATCGCGTGGGCTCATGGTGGAATTCCCTCGTCCCATCCGTACGTGTTGGGCCCATCGTCACCAGATTTTTGCGCCACGACCCATGAAGGCATAGTTCGTGCCGAGCAATGCTTTTGCGACTTGATCGATTACCCAGGTCTTGTGATGGTCGCCGTCGATGCCGCCATACCGGCTAATAATGTCTAAAGCTTCGGTCTGCCGCACGCTTGTGACCGTATCGAAGTCTTCACGCAACACCGACGGGATCGGCGCTTCCGGAAGTATGCCGACCGATCGCAGAAAGACGCTACCTATGGCGGGTTCGACGAGCGCGGAGCCGAAGATGCAGCCGAGCTTTTCTCCGATGTAGTCCGCGTGGTGCGGTTTCATCGGCAGCGGCCGACCACTGTGCACGTTGAGCAGCGTGAAATCGATGCCCTGTTCGTGTGCTTCGTGGCAGAGCTTGATGTACTCGTTCATCAACCCGCAGAATTCGATAAACGCATGGTTACCGATGCGCACCGCCGCATAGTAGAACGCATCGGAAGCCTGCTGCATTTTCTCGAGCATGGCTTGGCGCTGTTCCGCGGTGTGCGTGTATGGCTCGTCAAGTTGTTCATTCATCGGCGCAGTTCCTCGGTCGCAAACCGTTCGAGCTCTGCAACGACTTCACGCAACCGCTGAGCCGTCTCGGAAACATTCTTCTCATTTACCTTGAGAGTCCATGTTTCTTCGCTGCGCTGTTGGAGCTGTGATTCGTTGGCGTATTTGTTTACTGACTGTGCGTTCACTCCAGGCAGAGAGAAGGTCAGGATGACCTGTTTTTCAATAGTCGCTTTCATTTTCATGCTCCTGGTCGGCGTAGCGCGTTTCGAATTCGATGTGGTCCGCCGGCTCTGGAAGAATCGGCGGCTCGGGATCGCAAACGTGTTCGACGCGCCGCGGTCGCGGTCCGACGTCGACGTGAGCTTCGCAGCCGCACGCGAGCAGGCAGAGCCAACCGCCGCGTGCGTGAGGTCGACAGGTTTTAACCGGTTGAATCGTCATGGACTTCTCCGGGCTCACACGAGATTTCGGTTTCAATTACGTGGGGATAGAGTGTGAGAGCTTGCACAGCAATCGCATCGGCCTTGGCAACATCATGGCCGGCGCTAATCGCGGCAGCGAACACGCGCTCGTAAAATCCGAGCATTCTTGAGTGAACCGCGAGCTGAAGTTGATGGCGCAGGTTGCTGTTCTCGGTTTGCGCAGCCGCAAGTTGCTTGGCCAGATCGTCGGATTGACTCATGGTTTCCTTACTGATTTAAGTAGCAGAAGCGCCAATTGTGAGTGAACCCGTCGCGGCCAACGTACAGCTTTTTCGCGCGCTGCGCTTCGGTTTCGATGTGTTCCTTCCACAAGCTCAGCGCGAAGTCTTCGAAGTTCTCTGGCGCCACCACGATGCTAGGCCAAAACTTTGTGCCATTCGGCGCGTCCAAGCGCGGCGAGCGCCAACCGCAGTCGCATCCTACTTGAACGACCTTCACCGCTTGCTCCGGGTCATTCGTACCAAGCTCGATGTAGCGCCAGTCGTCTTTGCGCAGACCGACCAAGTAGCCCTCGTGGTGCGGCGCATCGTCATTTATCCAACCCATGGTTTCACGTCCCTCTTTCGTGGGAGAACAGCTTCGGGAAGTTGTCGCTCAACTGACGGTGATACCGGCTCAGAATGCGCTCAGCAACCCGCCACGTCGTTTCGTCGCTGTCCTCGAGACCCGTCGCACCGACGAGGTGCATGATCGCCGCGTCGGGCTTATTGAAGCCAGTGAAGTCTTTCTCCACGGCGCCATCGCAACGCGCGAGCATGTGATCGAGCGCAGCGCGAATCGTTACCTTGAGCGCTGCCGTCAGCTCCGGCTCGGGCCGGGCAACCTTCGCACGCTCGCGACCCGCAATTGCCGCCACGCGTTCCCGAGCATGCTCACGCTCCGCCGCTGCTGCCGCTTCTTCGCGCGCCTTCATGCGCGCCGCCAGCTCCTCATCCGTTTCGGGCACAAGGCCGCCATCGGCCGTGCGCGGCGGCAAGGCCGGCAGCGTGCGCTCGATCGCCGCCTCAATGAGCTGCATCTTGCGGACGAGCAAATCATTGATATGTCGCTCGAGAGCGTGATCGCTAACGAGGCACGTGTACAAAACACTGTCGGCATCCTGACCGATGCGATGCAGCCGGTCTTCGGCCTGTAGATTCAGAGCCGGCGTCCAATCCCGATCAACGAAAATGGCGTGCGCGGCGTGCGTCAATGTCAAGCCGACGCCACCGGCCGGAATAGTGACCGCGATGCCCTTGTATTCGCCGGACTGAAACGCGCGCGCCACGGCTTGCTTGTCCTGCGTGTCGCCCGTGATAGCGAGCCAGCCCTCGCGCGCGGCCAGCGTATCGATGGGCGCACGGTGCGCCGAGAAAACCACGAGCGAGACGCCCTGCTCCTCGTAATCCTCGACCATCGAGAGCAGTGCGGGAATGCGTTGCGAAGCCAAGGCAGCGCGAATCGCCGAGAACGCCTCGAACGGCGGCAGATGACCAGCCTGGATTTCGTCTTGATGCTCGAGCCACAGCTCATCGAGCTCGTCTCGCAGCGTACCGTCCAGACCGTTGACCACTAGAGTCGCGCGGCGCTTCGGCGGTAGATCCTTGAGCACCTCGGCTTTGGTTCTTCGCAACATGACGCGACGGAGCTTGTCCGGCACGTACGGAGCCGGACCAGTGAACTTCCACACGACAACGCCGCGCGCGACCGATTCTTGATAGCCACCGAAGTCGCGAACGAAGCCCTTCCAGCCACCAAACACGTCGCGATCCATGCCGCCCGCTTGTAACAGGCCAAAGAGGTCCTGTGGGCGCGTCAGGAGCGGTGTACCAGTAAGAAACAGCGTTCGCGAGCAGAGCTTGCTGAGCGTGCGCACCTTCTTCGAGCGCGCCGCTTTGGGATTCTTGGTTCGGTGCGCCTCGTCGACAATGAGCGTCACGCCCGCGAACTTTGCCGCGATGGCGGCGGCCGCGATCGGAGCGGGCTTGCTCTTGTCGACCGGTAACAAATCGGCCGGCAGGACGTCGTAATTGGTGACGACGACTTCGCCCTCGGCGGGCACCAAGGCGCTCGAGTCAGCTCGCCGACCTTCGACGATGCGAACCGTCAAATCTGAGCGCCAGCGTGCCGCTTCGTCGCGCCACGTGTACTTGACTGCTGCGGGCACGATGACGACGGCTCGCGCGCGTTCGGGAAGAGCTACGAGCGCCTGTAGGGTCTTACCAACTCCCATGTCGTCGCCCAGCAACGCGCGCTGCCGAGCCGCGATCCATTCGACGCCCTCCACCTGGTATGGGTAAGCGCCCACAGCGCGGGCTCGGTCAGCGGCGGCAGTGACAGCCGGATCGGCCTGAACGACCGTCAGCTCCGGCGCTATCGTCAATCCGAGCTTGCCGGCAAGCTCCAAAACACGCGTTCGGTCAGCGGCATCGAGCGAGACCGTCCAGCAGCCCTGTTCGGCGCGCCAGCGGGCGCCTGGCATAGCGCGCAGCAGGTTCAGGGCGTCTGGGTCGTACGGCATGATGACGCGCCCATCGTCCGTCAGCTGCCGCGGCGGCGCACCCGTCTCGTCCGCCAAGCCAAGCTTGCGGGCGCAGGCCGCCGACGAGCAGCGGGTCTTCCAGCGTCCGTTGGCCAGGAAAATAAAGCCATGGCCAGCGGCAACGGATTGCTGACAGCTGGCGCAGTAGCCCGGATAGCTGTTGCGGCGCGCATTGCGCACGGTCTGTTGACTTTCCATGTTGGCTTGTACGGTCGATGCCATGGCTATGTTCCTAACGAACGATACCATGGTATCACTACTGCCACCGCTTGCAAGTGGGCAACTATTACGCGATTCTGGGCGATATGCCGTACCTGTATCCTGCCGTGCAGTGGGTGATTTACGAGCCCACTAGAACCGGCCTGCTGGTCGCCTGTCAGGTGTGCGGCGGCAAAGCGGGTCCGCTCAATTGGCCGGGACTGCATCAGTTCGCGCTGCAACACCGCGAACACGTCAGCACAGCACCAACACACTTCGGTGCGGGCGATGTTGTCGCAGCGGCAACGAAAGCTCTCGGTATGCAGAGCTGCTCGCCCTGCGAACAGCGGCGCATGACCCTCAATCGCATGATGCCGCGCGTATGGCGACGGCGCTGAAGTTACCGCTTAGTGCTCCAGAGCGCCTTGAGTTGCTTGCGCCGGCCACCGAGCTTTGCGTGTTCAGCTTCGACGAGCGAGCTCAATAGCGCGCTGTAGCTCACACGAATTCCGGTCTTACGTCGCGCCTCGAATGCGAGCTGTTCGAGCATTTCCCAAGCTTCGGGAGAGAAACGAACGCTCATCGTGTGACGCGCGGAACCATTGTTTTCGCTGTTCATGCCGGTTACAAGCGTACTGATCCGACACCATGGTGTCAAGGTGCTATGATAACCAGTGCCAGATGGCGCCGGCCCAACCAGCGTAACCACGCGCCGTCGGATGGATGCCGTCCGGGCCGCGAGGTATCACAAGCTGCTCGGAGGGGAAGTAATCGCGGCTCGGGATCTCGGCCTTGAGCATTGGCACGATCCCATTGGTTGCTTTGGGCAATGTCGGTGGACCGATCCAGATGATGAACTGCGGCGATGCCTGCATCAACAATACGACGATCCGGCGCAGGGCTGCGCGCTGGCGTTCGACGGCATCGGCGCCTTGAAGGTACTCGTCGTTCGTGCCGAGCGAGACCAAAATCATATTCGGCCGAAAACTGGCCAGCAGATTCTGGAGGTCACTGCTTGCTGCCCATTGATCGATGCGCGTGCCGACTTTGGCCAGCGACGCAAAAGCAATGCGCTCGCGGCCGGACAGGTCTCGGAGATACGGAGCTAGACCGACAGCAAGACTATCGCCGATGAGTAACAATCGTGTCTCGCCTGGACGCAGCCGCGGTGCCCAAATGAGCCGCACGAGCCCATAGCCCGCAGCGAGTCCGAGGCCCAAATAGATCCAACGACGGTTGGCTGACACGGCCATCAGGGTAATGCCCGGGAGTGATAGAGCGCAAAAATTATGCGCACTTGCGGCGATAGTCCGGTCTCAGGCCGTTGAGGCAGCCATCCAACAACTGGCGTCACCGGTCTCAACTACAAGGCCGTTGAGCAGGCGTTGCGATCTGAGCGCTGCCGGTCTTAGCGCGGCGTGCTTCGGCGGTCTCAACTACAAGGCCGTTGAGCGGGCGTTGCGATAGCGGGGCCGACCAGCGCAAAGTCGCCTTGTTCAACCGTCTCAACTACAAGGCCGTTGAGCAGGCATTGCGATTGGAGCCTTGCGAATACACTCTTTCGCGATGCGAAGCTGGTCTCAACTACAAGGCCGTTGAGCAGGCTTTGCGATTTTCTTGCATGGAAGTACCTCGCGCCATTCACCCAGGTCTCAACTACAAGGCCGTTGAGCAGGCTTTGCGATCTTGGACTTGAAGCGGTGGCAGACCAAGCTGCGGTTGGTCTCAACTACAAGGCCGTTGAGCAGGCTTTGCGATCACTCCTCCTCGTCCTCGAGGTCCTCGTCATCGTCGTCTCAACTACAAGGCCGTTGAGCAGGCTTTGCGATCGCGCGCGGAAGTCGCGACGTTGCTGCGCTGCAGCGTCTCAACTACAAGGCCGTTGAGCAGGCTTTGCGATAGATTGTCAGAGATCGTTGTGGATTCGCGGACTTGTTGTCCGATTTGCGAGCGGTGCCGCACATGACGCGGTTGGTCGTTCCGCGCCACCATCAACCTAACTCACTACTCACCGACAATCGAGCCTTATTTGGCTCATGCGAGCACCTACGGAGCATCCGTCGCCACCGGACCGCTCGAAATGTTTGGCAGACCCGGGTTATGCTCCGTGCGTATGGCCGATTGGGTCACCAACAGCTGTGGCGGCACGCGCTGGCGCACATTGCCCAACGGGCTCATTGAAGTTGAGGGCGAGGGCACGCCGGCCTATGCACCGACGTCTGCCGAATTCGCGAATCTCCAGCGTACCTGGACTAATTGGCAGGGCTTGTTCCGTTCGGCGTCGCGACAGTACGGCGTACCGGTCTCGTGGGTCGTCGCTATTGCCACGAACGAAACCGGTCCATGGTCAAAAGATCCTGCCGGTCAAGCGAGCATTATCTCGTTCGACCAGGGCGTCGGCATCATGCAGATCACGAAGTATCCCGGCACGACCGTCGAACAGATGCTCGTGCCGGCGCAGAACATTGCGACGGGAGCGAGCATCCTGCGCAAGCACAGTGATCGATACGGCGGCGAGTTGCCGTATGTCGCCGCTGCGTACAATGCCGGCGGCGTCTACTGTAGTCCCGGCAACAATGAGTGGAACTTTCGCACGACGGGTAACTATCCGCGCCGCGCAGTGCAGTACAACAATGCCGCGCTCATGTACCTGCCGTTGGGCGCTACGTTCGCATCAATGCTCGGTTGGTCATTCGCTGGAGCAATTGTTGCGGGCGTGGGCTGGTTTGGTCTGCGATGGTGGCGACAACTACAAGGCCGTTGAGCGGGCGTTGCGATCCTGTCGTCCAAACTGAAATTACAGGTTATTGCACGTGGTCTCAACTACGAAGCCGTCGAGCGGGCGTTGCTATCTCTTGAACTCTGCGGCTTTGAGCAGCCAGTTGTCGTCTCAACTACAAAGCCGTCGAGCGGGCGTTGCGAGCTGATGCCATTGACGTTTGTCGTATCCTTATACGTGTCTCAACTACGAAGCCGTTGAGCAGGCGTTGCAATCGCACGCGCGCGGGACGCTTGGCGAACGAGCTGGTTGTCTCAACTACAAGGCCGTTGAGCAGGCGTTGCGATTCGCATGGTGACTCGTGCCCGACAGTTAAAGGGTTCGTCTCAACTACAAGGCCGTTGAGCAGGCGTTGCGATTCGAGGGTTTAGTCGATGCAACACCTGGCGTGGCGGTCTCAACTACAAGGCCGTTGAGCAGGCGTTGCGGTCTGGGTGGCGCGAGTTCAAGTGGTCTCAACTACAAGGCCATTGAGCGGGCGTTTGCGATAAGGACTTTATTTTCGACAATATCGAAGAAGCGATTGTCTCAACTACGAAGCCGTTGAGCAGGCGTTGCGATACAGTGTGCAACCTGAAGCAGCGGTCTCAACTATAAGGCCGTTGAGCGGGCGTTGCGATAACTGCAACGACGCAGTGGATACTCTCATGCAGTAGTCTCAACTACAAAGCCGTCGAGCAGGCGTTGCGATATGAGCGTCCACTTGCCGGTGCTGACTAACAGCCGCGCGTCTCAACTACAAGGCCGTTGAGCAGGCATTGCGATTCGTTGCAGCAACCGTGCAGCAATGCTGCACCAGGTGGTCTCAACTACGAAGCCGTCGAGCAGGCGTTGCGATTGGTGATTCAAATACCGCACATCCATGGTTTGGGTGTCTCAACTACAAGGCCGTCGAGCGGGCGTTGCGATCGAGTGGGCTGACTGCTCGCGATCGGACACTTCGATGTCTCAACTACGAAGCCGTTGAGCAGGCGTTGCGATTGGCGGACCAACTTTAGGGCGAGGACGTCCGATTCTGCGTCTCAACTACGAAGCCGTTGAGCAGGCGTTGCGTCAGGTAATCCTGGTCTCAACTACGAAGCCGTCGAGCGGGCGTTGCGATCTAGTTCGGAGCATCCACCGTCTCAACTACAAGGCCGTTGAGCAGGCATTGCGATGTTGGCAGGAGCGTGCTTCCACCCATGGCGTCTCAACTACGAAGCCGTCGAGCAGGCGTTGTCGATGGCGCAAGCTTCGAGGGCCTGGTGCACGCAGTCGCCGTCTCAACTACAAGGCCGTTGAGCGGGCGTTGCGAATCCGGGTGCGTAAACACCCGAGACCCTTTGCCGAAACCTGTGTCTCAACTACAAGGCCGTCGAGCGGGCGTTGCGATGGCCGGAAATGAAGAGTCCACCTAGACCTAGAGTCGCGGTCTCAACTACAAAGCCGTCGAGCGGGCGTTGCGATAGATCATCGACGTGTCGGATGAACGGCGAGTGACAGTCTCAACTACGAAGCCGTCGAGCTGGCGTTGCGATCTTTTGCTTAGCCGACCGTCGAACCAGTTCAAACGTCTCAACTACGAAGCCGTCGAGCGGGCGTTGCGATATCGGCTCGCCGAAATCAGCAAAGGAAATACGTCTCAACTACGAAGCCGTTGAGCAGGCGTTGATGCGTCTTAAATTGTCAAAGATCGAGCGCGAGAAACGTCGGTTTCATTCATTCTACATCGTTCGCATCATTTTCCAAGTCCTCACGGCGGGCACTTCCCGGCGAGCCGTTGGTGCCGAAGCGCGCAAAGTACCGATTCAGCATAACACGACAGGCATTCAAATCGCGGTCCCAGTTGTTGCCGCAGCCGGCGCAAACCTGCACGCGTTCTTCAGGCTTCTCCCAGTCCTTATTTACATAACTACAGATGTGACATTCTTGCGTCGAACTTTCGCCCTCGGCTTTGCACGCTCGCGATCCGAACGCTTCAACAATGATGGAACGCAGTTCGCTTGGAGCGGCGATGGCTCGGACGCGATTCGTGAATTCGCTCTCCGGCTCCTCTTCGGGTTTGCATTTGGTCGCGAACTTTCGCAGATCAATATCATCGACGACGGCGACCGCATACTTGTCTGCTAACCGTCGAGCCCATTTGCGATACAAATCGTGACGATGCGCCAACGTACTGTCTCGCTGATGACTTTCCCATTGATAGAGGTGCTTGTTCTTGTGACGCCACCACTCTAGGTAAACCAGTAACTGTTCGGTCTCGTCGGTAATGCCTTGGGATGCGGCCCAGTTCGTTATGTTTGCGTACGCATCGAATAGATCACGACGAGCCTTGAGCCGTCCGCTCTTCCAACTAGCCCACAGCCGGTTGACGACGTCGCGATCGGGAAACGCTTCCGATACCCAGCGGCCAACAAGGCGTGCGAGCTTGCCATGCTGGCGCCACTTCATCATGTACTCCGTGTCTTTCTTCACCCAAGCCGGCACCGAATGCTTCTTCATGAAGTCGGCGAGATTCTTCCGTGCCCGCTCGAAGTGTTCATCAGCAAAGCCTTGAAGCCTGGAGCATTGTAGGAAACGTTCGCGTAACTCATAGGGCAACGCCAACTCCTGTTCATTGCCCTGATCATCGACGCAGTAGACCACGCGAATACCGTGTGGCAAGAGCCGCCAACCAAAGTCGAAGGCTAAGGTTTTCGAGCCCGCCACCGCTGTTTCGTGGAATTGTCCGGATTCGAGAGTGAGCTGCAACTGGTAGCGCGTTTGCGTACCCACGCGGCTGATCTTGATCCAGGCCCACATCACCGCAGCATCGTCCGGTAAGGGTCGATGCATGAGCACGCGAAACTCTGCCCAAACCGGCTTACCTGCGTTCGATCCAATTCGGATCCGAACGGTGGTTTCCATGTGCCGCCGCCCTGGTCGATTCTTCTTCCAACCGAGCACGATGGTCTTCTTTTTTTGCGTCTTACGGTATCGGACTACGGCTTCAACATCATGCGGAAATGGATCAATCTGGAGCATTTTGCTGCGGCCAGAGATGATATCGGCTACAGGTTCGCGATGTAGTTGCACTCCGATGCGGCACGGATCGGTGTAATGACGATGGCGCGGATCCTTCTTGCTCTTTTTCGCCGCTTCGAACGCCTGATCGACGAGCAAGTACGTTCCATTGTACAGCCCACTATCGGCGCGCGTACGTTTGATTTGTTCGGTCGTCTCCATTTCGATCTTGGTCTTTGCTTTCCAGAAGTCCGGCCAGTTCTCCTCCTGGAGCATCTGTGTCAAAACCTCGCGGCGCACCCGTTCCTTGACTCGCGGTCCGGTGCTGCCAGCTGCGTGACAAGCGGCTTCAAAGCGTTGCTTAACTTCGTCATCTGCGGGACGAAGTATCTTGCTGATCGTTTGACGCGCGTCTTTGACGTCTTGCCAGGCCTGCTTGTGCTGCTCTTTTAGTTTGCGCACTGCTGCATTCAAATCAGCGTCGACCACCCGCTTGCGTTTAGCCTTGCGCTGGGATTGAATTTTCTCGCGTGTCTCTTCAAGCTCTCTGTCGACCGCTTCGTAGGCGAGCTCTAGCGTCTCGAAATTCGGGAACATGGCCGTGCGCAATTCCCGAAAGCGGCGGCGGCGCTCACGCTCGATGTCGATGAGATTGTTGTAGTAGTTGTGTGCAGCCTGAATCTGCTCGTTAAATTCAGCAGCACCGGATAGGATCTGTGTGCGACAACGAAAGGGCCAGATGCGAGAGGGAACGTTCGATGTTTTGCGTTTCATGGCGTCGGTGTGGCTACAATGAGCCCACAACAACCCAGCCGTCAAATATTTTTGACGATCACGCAACTTACTCGACTAATTGCCGATATTTGGCCGTACAACCGTGTCGGCACTGAGGCTCTCAGAGTGAGATTTTACGACGCGACCAAGCCCAATACGCACCCATGCCGATGGCTGCGAAAACCGCGCCGCCGAGAATCGGTCCGAGCCAGCGCGCGCGAGCGAACCACGGAGCGAGGTAGGCCTGCCAGATCAGCGGCGCGAGATCATGGTGCCCAGCGTGACTGTAGTCATTGCCGGCACCGTCGGCGCTGCCCGGGACCACGTAATCGGCCCAATAGAGGGCACCCATGCGCCACCATCCGCCGCTCGCTGCCGGCGCTGGTGCCTTGGGCATAACCGACCGCGGACGGCGGCCCGTGGCCGCCTGGACGGCATTCCAGACCGATAGCCAGCTCTTGCGCCCGGTCAAGTAGTCAGCGCCACCGCTGTTGGATGCCGTGGAGACGAACAGTTTGTCTCCGCGCGCGGCGTCGATGCCCATGGCAACGTACCCGCGTTTGGGCGGGTCGCTGAAGCCGGAGAACGTAGCATCCGACAGAACCATGGCGCTCAGGCGCGCTCGATCGGCATCGACGGCTGCGAGCTTGTTCAAGAGGCCATGGCCGGCGCTGTAGGCCGCGAGCGCGATCTGATCGACCTGGTCGAGCTCGACTTTCGCATATGTCCGAACCAACGCCGGCAGAATGCGACCAGTCCCGTCGCGCAGCTGTTCGGCTAAATTTGAAAAGTAACTCGAGGCCTCGTGCACGATCGGAACAATGCGCACGTCACGGCCGAACCAATTAATCTGCTTGAACGTATCACGCAGAATGATCGGTCCGGCGAAGAAAACGAGATCCACGTTTCAACGCAACGGGCTCAGAGCTTTCTGATGATGATGTTGACTTCGGGCGTTTCGATGTCTGCTGTGTCCAAAATATTGCGCGCAACGATGTCGATAAAATCGTTGAACACGAGATCGAACTTCTGGACAACGGTTAGAGCATGAAATGCATCGACGGTATCGAATGTCTCGATCTGGCTCGTATTCACATCGGTCGTGTTTCCAGCTAGAGCCCCATTTAGATCGACAGTCATTTCAACGTCTGTCGGAACCACAGGAGCTGGTTCTTGTCCGGAACTGATGAGTAAGCTCAACGCCGCTGTAACTTCGAACGGTGCGGGTGGTCCCTTGTACGTCATGCGACCGGTATTCACGTCGACGATAAACCCCGATGCGGGACTCAGATTGAAGACCGACCATTGACCGGGACTTGCTGATGTTAGGCGCTCCCAACGGTTGGCTGAGAGTATGTCGAACTTTGGACTGGTCAGAACGTTGGTACCTTGCCAGAATCCCGAGAGCGCACCTGCGCTGGACATCAGAATCCAGCGTCCCGGACCGCCAAGCGGCTGCACAACGAGCGTACCTAACGGCGCTGCAGTGCTGAGCTTATCGAGCACGTAAAACGATCGGTTTTCGATCACGAAACAGAGCGACCCGTTGGGTAGCTCATTAACGATGATGTTCTGCAGACTGTCGCTATCGTTGAAGCCTAGAACGCTTGCGCGTGGTGCGAGCAATCGCAGGGCCGTGTCAGCAAGTCGGTCAGTCATGAATTTAGCTCCAATCGATCAGTCACAGCATGCTTTCAGAGTCGTTTACTCGAACGGTGTGGCGACGAGATGCAAACGGGTTACAACCATGGATTCGGATACTGGCTCGAGTCCGAGATCGGAATTAGTGATGACCGGACGAACCACGTCACCAGCAGTCAAAATTACCGACCGAGCGGCTGCCAGCGATTGAAACGGAGCAATGTTCGTTTCCACTGCTTCGGTACCATCATTGTTTGTCGTAAAGAGACGGTCGTGTACTCCACCGGTAAATAGGTCAGATGTGAGTCCGAGTTGGAAAAGGCTCGAAGTGTTGAGCTCCATACTGACGTACGATTGCAGCAGATAGCGGCGCGTGGGACCGAGATATGTGAGCGTTCCTTGGAATTGATCCAAGCTAAAAACGGGTGCAAAGACACCGGCGTAAATAACCGTCGGCGGCTGCGATGTTGGTCCTGCTACCCAAGTCTCAGCTGGGGACGGAGCAGCAACCGCCAGCGACGGTCCCGCGAAGTTCGTCGCAATGAGAAACACCTCGGCTGACAGTTGCGCCTGCGATGAGCCAGACGCGAGCAAGATCCAACGACCTGGCCCGCCAAGCGGAATGATTACTACGCCAAGAACTGCGGCGGAGCTGTTGTCGAGCTTGTCGAGCCGATAGAGGCCCTCGGTTGAATTGACCCAACAGAGCGCACCATTCGGCAGCTCGTCGGTGATGACGTTTTGCAGGCTGTCGTGATCGCCAAAGCCTTCGGCGTTCGCGCGTGGCGCGAGAAGTCGAAGGTCACCGTCAGCAAGTCGGTCGGTCATGACAAATTCCTCACTTTTACATTACGGCGGTAACGATGTAATCAGTCGAAGCCTTGATCAGGATGTAATACGATTCAAATTCGGTGACGTAAACATAAGCATCCGTCATTCAGCGGATCGGTGATGATGTTCTGCAGACTGTCTCCGTCGCCGAATCCAGTAAGTACGGCTCGCGCGGCGAGGTGACGGTACGCAACAGCTCCAAGTCTCTCAGTCATGGTTCAAATCCTCACGGTCGAGCGGTTTATTCGAATGGTGTCACAACCAAATGCTGACCGTTCACTTCGATGCCGCCATCTGGGTCAGCTTCGTTCTGGTTTTGGTATGCAACTTGAATCGTATCTAGGTCGCTCAGCAGAATTATTCGCTCCGCGGCCAGAACAAAAAGATTCGCGGTGCCCGTTGCGCTGATCAAGGCTTGTTCGGCAAATGGCTGATCACTGCCGATTCGATCACCGCTGACGTCTGCCGTTATTCCAATGTCGTCACCATTGGGCGCTGCGAGATTCGCGGAAACCTCGATTTCGAACAACCGCGGCGGTCCGTGATACGTCAGCACGCCGCTCGACAAGTCAGCGGTGAATATTCCGTTGGCTGGTAACGTGGCCGAGTATGCAACGGGAGGCGGCGGGAAAATGTTACCGGCTGTCCAGGTTCCAACCGGTGCGGACGGTACAACCGGATTTCCCCAGGCAACAACGTTCAACAATGTCTCAGCGGAGAACTGCGTTGCAAACGATCCAGCGAAGACCAGAATCCAGCGTCCCGGGCCCGCGAGCGGTTGAACGATGAAACCGGCGACGGGTGCGGCCGTGGAACGCCGATCGAGCAAGTAATATGCTTTCTCAACGACGACGTAACAGAGACACCCGTCGTTGAGCGGGTTGGTGATGATGTTTTGCAGGCTATCGCCGTCGCCGGTTCCGTTGAGGACGGCTCGTGCACCCAAATGACGGTACGCAACAGCTCCAAGTCTCTCGGTCACGGCGTATGGTGGGCCTTTCTCGGGACTTTTTTGTTGTCCGTTGGCGCCATCATTGATGGTCGCCCGCGTGCTGTCAAAAAAATCGCTTCTTTTCGTCTCGAGGCGGCCTACCGCACCCGTTCCCAGCGCATACTCGCCTGGCAATCCACGCGTTCCCAGCGCTGTTGGGTCACACAGTCGGCCATAAATTTGTCGGTCTTCATGTGGCTGACGAAGTAGCCCTGGGCCTCGCGTTGCGTCCGACCGTAGAAGGTGTGTTGCACGACCGGATAGTCCGTGCCCGCGCCGGCAGGTTCGTAAATGTCAACGATCAATTTCCAGAGCATCAGCTTTGCCTCCGACGTTGCCAGGCCTGCCACCCAGCGTAACCAATTGCCGCGACCGATCCCGTCACCGCGGCACCGATCAGAGCCGCGCGACCAAACGGCATGGATGTTTGAATGCTGGCCTCGATCTCCGAGCAGTAAACCGAACTGGGGCAGACTTGTTCGATCGTCAGTCCTGGATGCCACTCGAAGTGGCCGATATCGGGAAATCCTGGAAAGTAGCCGCCCCATTTCCCGCCCATGGCTTGCCACATGTCGCCGGCAGTGCGGTACGCATTCTGTGGTTGCATCTTGCCGGCGCTGTCGATTGGATCAACGTCAACGGCGCGACCGAGCACATGCCAGGACAAGCAGCCGCTTGCATAGGTGACGATGTCGCCGCCCGCGGTCCGGCCTTGGGCATAGATGGTGTTCTGCTCAGTGCACGTCCGCCGACCGCCTTGACGCCGGATCTGTAAGTGCAAGCCCGTCGCCGCACCGAAACGTGCCGCCAAATCTTGCATGCGCCCGCGGGTTTCCCATTGGAGTCCGGGCAGCAAATTGTGCGGGTCGTAGAGCGTCACCACCCGAAAAATAGCATTGACCGGCCGATCAGCGGTACTTTTGCCGTCATGCCCGGTCTGGACGACGACACCCTCATCCAACTCTTGCAGATGACAGCCGAATCGATGGAAGTCGATCCGGAGGGCGTTGAGATCACGGACGAGCTCGAGGACGAGGTCGAAGCCTACGAAGCCGCACTGCAAGACGCTCTTGAGCTGGTGGCCAAAGGGTTTCCGCCAAGTAGTGACGTCACAGCCGAGGATCTCTGGGATGCCGAGGCGTCCTATTTGGTGCTCATGACCTTGCGCGGCGAAGGCGTGGGCATCTGGGACGGCAGCTGGGACGAGTTTTTCGATGAACGCGAGATCGAAGACGTTGAGCGTTTGCTCAAAAGCAAGCTGCGGTCCTTTGCCGACGAGTCTGGTGGCGGCAGCTTGAACGAAGCACTCATGAATGCCGTGGACGATACGGCTGGCGATGCGGGAGATGAAGACGAGGACGAGGAACCTGAGGAGGACGAAGGCGAAGAAGACGACGAGGAATACGAGTCGAACAAGAAGCTGCCGCTCAGGCGTAATGCTATTGACCATAAAACTACGCCGCCAGAGGGTTTTGAGGTGTTTCGGGATCCGAGCGATGGTTGGAGATTTCGATCCATAGACGATCGCGACTTTCAAAGCCTCGGTTACACAACGCGCAAAGCTGCGTCTTTAGCGGCTTGGCGTCACGTTCAACGTCATAGAGAGCCTCGGGAGTACGAGTCGAACAAGAAACTGCCGCTGCGGCGCAACGCGCCGACTGAGCTCGCTCTCAACGCACGTAGAGCTAAGTACATCTACCGAGTGCGCGGCACAGCGGGCGCGTACGCCGACCGGGATCGAGATTTTCGACATGGTCGTCACACCGTTTACATGGATGTCTCCTCTGAGGATGAGGCACGCGAAGCGGCAGAAAACTTCATGCAAAGTGAGCGTCCGCAAGGTCGCGAGGCGCGCGTGTGGATCGAGGAAACAACGCCGCGTACGGGCGAATTTTCTCAAGTCGCCAAATGGATCGACGGCGGACGTGGCGAGTGGAAACTCGACTATGACCGCAAACCTACTGCATAACTAAGGCTTAGATATGTCACGCCGCGAGCTCAGCACCGCCATCCACGACCAAATCGATGACCTGTTCGTCGACGATGAGCACGGTCAGCTCGATGAAGCGCCCCACATTCGACTCGTGCTCATCCGCGACGGCGAGCAGATCGTAGACAACCTAGACGATACCGATCTGGATGACACCGACATTCGTTACCTCGAGAGCTGCCGCGGCGGTGTCATTGTGACGATACTGCGCGATGGAACGTACAGCATTCGGTACTTCACTGATGAGGACGCGCTCGAAGATCAGTGGTCCGATATGTGCGAAGACGTCGATGGTGGCGCCGCGCCCATGACCGTCCGGTCGCTCGACGCTGAAGAAGAAGGCGACGAAGGCGCTGGCGAGCGGGAAGACGAAGACGAAGAAGACGAAGAAGACGATGATGATTTGGACGACGAAGAGGAGTAAGCATGCCACGCCGTAAACACCGTAAGAATGCTGAGCAACCCACTGAGCGCGATGTCCAAGACGCAGTCGCTGTCATTACGCGCGACTACTACGGGGACGTCGCAAGCGTTGGAGACGAACTGATTCAAGGCATCAAAGACGGCGAGATCGCCAGTCCCGACGACTTTCATGATGCTCTACACGATGCCATCGATGGCACACAGCGCGTGATTTACACCTGGCAAGCGCGACTCGGTGTGCTCGTGAGCGAAAACCATGACGCTTACTTCGAAGAAGGTCTTGGTCCGCTAGATTGCAGTGAGAGCGTTCCTTGGGAACAGCTCATGTTCGCAGCTATGGAGCGCGATGTCGTCGAGTACATGGATCGCGAGGGTGTCGATCCGAGCGACGATGCATCGTACGAAAGCGACGAAGACGAGGACTGAACGATGGTTGTACGAGGCCAAGACATCGAATACACACCCGGCAAAGGACGCGGTAGCCGGCGCAAAGGTCGCATGGGCGCGAGGGCAATCATTCATACGGACGATGATGGTGAAACTTTTTACGTGAGCGTACACGACACCATTGCAGGACAGCTCACATCTGAATTTCCCGAGGTCTCAACTGCTTTCTCCGATCTCGACGCTGCGGATAAATGGGCAGCTGAAACTCTATTGGCTCGCAAGCGAACATGGTTAGGAGCATCCATGCAACGTAACGCGCATCAACCACTTGCTATATCGGGCACGGCTTATCAATTCGAAGGCTTGAATTGGCGGCGCTCTTCCGACGAAGATTGGGAAACCGTCATGTATAGCCCGTATGGCGAGCGCGTACGGTTCGTGGGCGAGCGCGTCATCGATGGCTCACCCGTGCATGTCTGGCGCGCGGGTCCGATGAGGTTCATTGCGCAGTTGGCTCACATGTCGCCGAACGCTGCGCCTCCACCGCCGCCTCGGCGCCGTCGCACTGCCGATCCTTCATTGCGCCGCGTTCGCGCCATCGTCGAGCGCGAAGAGCGGCCCTTCGAACCCGAGCGGCGCTATCCGCGCGAAACCAAGCCGCATCACTTCGTCGTCAATGCTGAGCCGTTCCGTGAACCCGATGAAGAAGTCGCCGGCTATGGGATTTGGTACGGTCCGGATGGACCGGACGGCGATGTTGCGACCGAAGTCGAAATCGAACACCTGGGCTATGAGCGCGACCGCTATATCGTGCGCGAGTACCACCATGCCGAAGGCTATATTGATGACTACGATCCCGATGAGCCGTTTTTAGTCGTCGAAACCCTGGTTGACAAAGCGGATCTGCCGGATGTCGACGATCGTTTGGCTTTACGTTACGCCGCGGCTATTGGTGTCCAGCAGATGTCCGAACGCGGCGGCGAGGAGTCGTGGGCTTCGGAACTACCGCGCTAGAGGTATCTCGATTCAAACAACGACGCCGGCCGAGCGCTTGATTGCTGAAATTTCCTCTTTACGCCAGTACGGTATGTCATCGTAAACATCAACGCTGTATCGACCAGTATTAATATCAATGGGACTGATCATTACGTCACCGCGCATGGTTTTGTTCAACCCGTACACGATCTGCGATGCCGTATTCACGCTCGGCGCCCAACCCCAGCTATAGTGGCGGCCTCGCCAGTTGCCGACTATTTCATACTTTGTCGGCACTTCGTACGGACCATAGACGTCGTACCACTTCTGCGGCTCGGCAACCTGCATTGCTCGCTTGACCTGAGCAGCCATCGTCCAAACGTTGGAGCCCAAATACAGCGTCCAGCCGGTGTATTGGTTCCATTCCCAAACGGTGTAGCGCGTCCGCATCGCCAATGAGTGTCGTCCCGCTCACCCAGAGTCGTCAATTTTTCGCGCACTACCAGGCGCAGTAGCCGCCCAAGCCCGCCGGAGCGACCGGAACTTCTGGTGCTGGAGCGACGACCGGCTGCACTGCGATGGGAACTTCGTGGTGAATCACCGTGCGCATGCCTTGGCCGACGTACGCGCCGACCATCATGCTCAAGAGGTCCACGATCTGGTTGATTCGGCTCTCGCCGACGCCGCGATGAAAGACGGCTTCAGGATCGCGCGCTTTGATTGCTTCCACGGCGCCCTCTGCCACTAGAGCAATCACCAGAGCAACCTTTGGATCGATGCCAGCTAGACCTGCTGCCGTGCCGACACCGAAGTGCATCGCCGTGGAAAGATCGACGGCCGCGATGCCGGTTTCGTGCTCAGCAGTAGCTAACCAAGTTCGCGTGGTCACGTTGGAAGCTTCGCACGCATGGCCTCGGTCGTGCAAGTTTTGGCTACCAGTAGACTTCCCAGAGCTGCCAACCGACGACTCCCGTCTTGAGTCCGCCATAGCGTCTAGTCCCGAGCTGAACTCGTCCCGCTCGTTTCACTTTGCCCTTGCGCGCGAGCGATGCGAGCACGCGGTAAGCGACCTCAGGCGGAATGTTCAGTGCGGCTGCTACATTGTCCGTTGTCGCACGTGCAAAGCGTCCGTATTCATCGCGATCATCGGATTCGTAGCGGATCCAATCGTACGCGAGCGGTTCGAGCTCGGCTAACGTCATGATGCTAACGCTGGGCGACGACGCGACCATATTGATCAACGACAGGATCGCCGCGGCGCCAATCCTTGAAAAAAGCTCCGCTGCTCTGACCGAGCCGCGCATTGTGTCCGTGGTTCAACATGCTGGGCAGATCGATACGATGTTCCAGCAATGATGGCGCATGGATGCAGATCCATTTACCGCGCTGGCAGATGACTTCACTGAGCGCCAAATCTTGGTCGTTTAGTCCCGGATGGATGTCAAACCACAGCTTTGAGCGTTCTCGAATCCACGGCACGTCACGACGATGTATGAGCGTCCCCTGTGAATAGGCTATGCGACAATTCGTCCAACGACACTTTGTTGGGATCTTACGCCACTTGCGGTCGAATGAAGAGTACGTCGAGCCGCCCGCATCGAACACCCAACCGACGCCGAAGCGCGGGTCGTCGAGCTCGGGCCACGTGCTGAGGTTGTACAGAATGTGGCGATTCACGTCGACATCGTCTTCAAGGCGCAGCACGAGATCAGTATCGGCGGCGGCAAGCCGGTCCAGTACGGCCAAAAAGTGCTCGCGACTGTTGTGCTCCGGTCGCTGAAACATGACATCGTAATTCGTACCGATATCGGACGCTTCGATAGCCTGGCGCACCTGCTCCCAACCTGGCCGCGGCTGCGGCGGAGCCTGAACTACGACGGTAATCGAACGCGTGCTCTTCGGCGTATTACCAAACGGCTGGCTGTAGCGTTCTTGCCCGGGCAGACCGCCCCATTTGCTCAGGTAATACGCGCGGCTGTGCGACGGATCGAGCTCAGCAACCGAACCTGCTTTCGCCAATGTGGCCGAACGGACGTGTTGAGCATCGGAGCGCAATGATGTTCGTTCGATGCCAGCGTGGCGCATTCGGAACGCGTAGTCGTTGTCTTCATAGTACGCGGGATAGAATTTTTCATCGTAAGGACCGACCCTGCGAGTGCACTCGGCAGATTGACCAAACAGCGCCCAGCCGAGGCCGCATTCTACGAAGATTGCGCCGCTATCGAGCGCTTGAACTAGAAGCCGAAATGTGTCGTGGCCAAGTGTCACGTCGTCGTTCGCAATGATGACGCTTTCACCGTTCGCGCGCTCCAGTATGCGGTTCCACGAAGCGGCGACGCCTAGGTTTCGTTCTGGTCGAATGACTTCGACGTTCGGCAACGTCGGCGTTGGTAAGGTTCCGCCGTTATCGACGATAACGTAGCCGCTTGGACGCATCGAGCCGCGCTCGGCTGAATCCAGCAAGTGCGCCAAGAGTTCGTAACGGTTCAGCGTCGGTACGCCTAAGAGCACGGTCGCCTCCACTGCTTTGCAAAAGCGCCGCGCGTTGTAGCGGTACCGCGAACACTGTGTCGATGTTTCAATGTGCTGGGCAAATCGATGCGGTGCTCTACAAGCGCCGGAGCATGAATTGCAATCTGACGACCGCGTTCGATGATTGCGCAACTCAGCGCTTGATCTAAGTACTGGTGTTGATGTGGCGGCTTGCGCGTGAACCACTGAGCGCATAGATCCCGGATATCTGGCAAGGCTTGGCGAGGAAATACAATTGCCTGCGAGTACGGCAACGTATTCTTGTGCCACCTGGTTTCCGTCGAAGGACGGCCCGCTTTACGATCGACGTCTTTCCAACCACGACCACCCGGATCGAAGAGCCAACCTGCGCCGAAACGCGGGTCGTGCACGGCGTCCCAAGTCATGATGTTGTGCACGATGTGTTCATTGACATCGACGTCATCTTCGAGCCGCAGACACAATTCTGCGCCCGACTCGAACAATTGATCCAAGGACGCCAGTACATGATCCGCGAGTGAGCGCGTTGGCGGATGAAAAATCACTTCGTAGTTCGTGCCAATGTCCGAAGCTTCAATGGCCGCGCGGACTGTTTCCCAGCCCGGTCTGCCCGGCGCATGACAGGCTTGAACGACGACGGCCAGACTGCGCATAAGCTATTTCTAGCTCAATGCTGCCCGCATTTGCCACCACATTTGCAGCCGCCTGCGCAGCCGAGTGCTCCGATACCAGTCGGAGCAGCCGGTGCTGTGGTAGCGCTACGCACCACCGCACCAGTGTAGACGCCGGCAACGGTGAGCAGTACATCGGTGATTTGGTTCAGGCAGCTCTCGCCGGGTTGGCGCCGTGTCAGGCCGGCTTCACCGCGGCGTGCGACTTCGATCGCGGCCTTGTAGCCGAGAGCCGCAAGAATCACGAGCACGGGACTGACGCCCAGCACACCGGCAGCCGTGCCGATACCGAAGTGCGCAGCGCTCCGCGAGTCGAGCGCGGCTATGCCCTGCTCTTGCGCGTTATTGGCAACGACGGGAAACTGGCGCATTCACAACCGCGTCCAGTCGCCGTTCAGCATTCCCTCGATACTCCAGACATCCGGCTCATAGCCGAGTTGAAACGCGGCACGCTCGAGTGCTTCGAGTGAGTTGGGCGCGCGCACATGTGTCACGGCTGTGCCGCCGGCCGGCGCACTGTAGGTAATCTTGTACCAATTGAGCTCGCCGTGGGGACGCGCTTCGTTCGCTTCCATTTCGGTACTGGGCGTCAACACAATCGCATGCCAGATGCTTTTCGCGGGAAACGCGATTACTTTTTCGCCTTCAACACGAAAGTTTCTGAGCCTCTCACCTGAATGTAGCACTCCAGCATCTCTGAGCGCTTTGGCCAGAGTGTTCCGATCTGAAAATGCATTATCCGGCATGGCGACCGGACCCATGCGATCTTTATCGCTCGGACTGATCTTGTGCACGAACTTCACGTCGTAATATTCGACGCCGGCCGGATTCGCTGCCACGCCTCCACCGGCATAAATGTGCTCACCGCTGCCCGCACGATAGATGCGCATGATCTCGAAGCTACCTGCTCGCGGATCCTTGCCGTGGCTCACTGCTCGATCGTGGCTTCCCTCCGTAGCGCTGATGCGCGCGTACGTCCGCGCGGTCTGTGCATCGTATGGTCCCCAGGGACCTTCCGTATCCAGCGGCATGTTGTCGCGATCAAGCGCCCAGACCCAGTATTGCTCGGCCATGTTAATTCTCGCGTCCGGTTTCAATGAAGCGCCAAGCTGCAAGCCGTGCTGCCTTGCGCGTCCTGTGGCCGTAACTCCGGAAGTTTGGGTCACTTATAGGGCGCCACTTCCAGCCATACAAATAGTCGTTTGAGTCACGGTAAACCTCGTAGCCTTCCGGCGCGCGTGCTTCTTTTTCGCGTTGGCTCTCGTTTGCCTCGAAGCCTTCGGAGCCAGCAGGAAATATCCGGTGACCGCTGCCCGCGCGATAGATGCGCATGATCTCGAAGCGCTGCGGATCGGCGCCACGGCTGACGGCGCTATCATGCGTACCCTCTTGCGAACGAGCTCGCGCGTACGTCTTCGCGGTCATCATGTCGAACGGACCATACGGACCGTAGCCGGCGAGTGGCACGTTGTCGCGCCCGAGCGGCCAGACGTAGTACTCGGCATTGCTTCGAAACGTGCTGCGGTCCAATCCTTCACGCTCATCCTCGTACGATTCGCTGCGCGTGTGTCCTTCGAACAGATCCATCGCTTCGTCCCGAATCATGCGTGGCGCGATCTCGCGTGGTGCAAAGCCGGGACCCTCAATCAGGAAGAAGTGCGCGTCCGCCTGCTGCGTGAGCATGTGATCGATGACTTTCATCGCTTCATTGCGCTGGCGTACCGTCATATTGCCCACACGCATGAGGTGCGTGCCGGATTCGTACGGCATCCACAGCAACGGCTCACCGGTCCAATGTTTAAGAACGAACGTCTTGTCGTGCATCAAATCCGAACGCCGAAAGCCCGTGAACTTTCCGGTTTCTTTGACGATGGCCTGCATGTGCTCGAACAGGTCGCGGCGCTCATCGGGTCTTGGTTCGGCCATGTAATCCTCAGAGGATACGAGCAGATAAGCGCATAAATGGTATCAGCAAATCGTCCGCGTTGGTCATGTTGCGAAATGCGCCCGTAATCGTTTGATTTGGTTCGATTTTCACCCAGCGTTCCACCGAGTACATGACCGACAAGGTGTCATCGGCCAAGGTCGTCGTTTCCTGAGCTTCGGCCGTTGTCGTATCTGTGCCGATGAGATCGCCATCGATGTCAATGGCGAGCTGAATGAGCAGCTGCACAGGATCAGATTCGGGCGGTCGTATCGATGCCTGCGCGCGCACGACAATGTTCGTCGGCTCGGCGCCGACATAGGTCATTACGCCTGTCTTGAACTCGATAAGAAATGGAGACGTTGGATTGAACGGATTCCAGAACACAAACTGACCGGGTTGCGCTGCCCAGAATGTCGAACCATCGACGAAGCTTACCGTGGGTGGTCCGCCTGTTACGACTTCGCTTTGCCATGCAAGATTCGGATCGACAGGAGAAACGAGCAACACCCAACGACCAGGACCAGCGAGCGGCTGAACTACTTTCGTACCCGAAGGCGTATCCGTGCTGTCCTTGTGCAGTACGTACAGCGATTGGTTCTCAATGACGTAGCAGAGCGAACCGTTCGGCAGTTCGGTCGTGATGATGTTCTGCAAGGCATCGCTGTCGCTAAAGCCGAGAACACGAGCTCGAGGTCCGAGTATACGAGTATCTACGCTCGCGATGCGGTCAGTCATCGACGCTTGCCTAAATTGCAGTGACCATGATGGTACACGAGAAAAATCCGATGCTCGTTGCATCCGTCAGGTTGCGCGCGATGATGTCCAGCGTCTCACCCGGTCCCACTCGGAACTTCTGGACGAGTGCCATGTTCTCAAGGAATACGCCCGTTATGCGTTGCTCGAGTGTGAGGCGCTGAGAATCATTGGTAGCCGTTGTCGTTCCAACTAGCGCGCTATTCAAATCAATGACCCAGTCGGTATCGATAACTGCGATTGCGTCCTCGTAAAAAACCGTCATGGCGACATTTGCTTGGAAGTCGCCGGTCGGACCTGTCGCAGTGAATTGCCCAGTCGTTGTGTCGACGTTGAAGGGTACAGTCGGCCCGGCATTAAATCCTGTCCAAGTATTCGCACCGGTCGCTGAATTGACCCATTGATCTTCGGCTGTAACTTGAAAAGTTTTGCTCTCTGAGATCCGTGCGCCTTGCCATGATCCGAGGCCCGCACCTGTTGCGCCTGCGGCACCTGTCGGTCCGGTGAAGCCTGTCGGTCCGGTGAAGCCTGTAGCGCTTAATCCAGTCGGTCCCGTGAAGCCGGTTGGACCAGTAAAGCCCGTGGGTCCGGTAGGACCGGTAAAGCTGAAGCCCGTGGGTCCAGTGAAGCCGGTCGGTCCGGTTGGGCCAGTTGCGCCGGTATTCGTCGCCGTGCCTGCGGGGCCCGTCGCGCCTGTGGGTCCGGTTGGTCCCGTTGGGCCGGTTCCGCCTGTTTCCGGTACCCACCGACCCGGACCGGCAATGGGCTGAATTCCGCCTGGCGGCGTGACCATCAACGTCTTGTTCAGCCGATAGAGCGTTCGGGTATCCGTGACGAAGCATTCGGCGCCATCGGGCAGCTCGTTCGTGATGACGTTTTGTAGAGCGTCCTGATCATCGAAACCGAGCGCTCGCGCACGCGGTGCCAGCACTCGTAGGGCGGTAGCAGCTAGTCGATCAGTCACGCCGCGGATTTTGCCGTCGCTTGCAAGCGGATGTCCAATTTTCGACGCAATTGGTCATGTACTTCGGTATGGTGGCTTCAATGACCCTCTGTTTGACCATGATCGTGCGCAATGAAGCCTCAACTATCGCTCGTTGCCTGGCCTCGGCGAAGTCCCTGATTGACTGTTGGTGCATCGTCGATACCGGATCGACGGACGAAACGAAGGCTATCATCATGCGCGAACTGTCGCACTTGCCCGGCGATTTATATTCGCGTCCATGGCTGAACTTTGGCCACAACCGCACCGAATCTTTGAACCTTACTCGCGAGTGGCTCTCGAAATACTATGACCTGAACACTACATGGTGCTTGATGCTCGATGCGGACCACGAGCTCAAGAATCTCGGATTCATACCGAGCGAGCTGACCGAAGACTGCTATCTCATTGAGCAATTTGACGAGCACATCACGTACAGCAACGCGCGACTTTTACGTGCGAGCATATCGTGGCGCAGCGAAGGCGTGACGCATGAGTATTGGACCGGTCCGGGTAACCGTGCGCAGTTAGCATCACTGCGTATTCACGATCACAATGACGGCGGTAGCCGCGTCAATAAATTTGTCCGCGACGAGCGCCTTCTTCTTCATGGACTCATCGACGAGCCGAACAACGAACGGTACGTGTTCTATCTTGCTCAAACGTACGAATGTTTGGGCAAAACGGAGAAAGCGATCGAACTGTATCGCAGGCGGACGCAGCTCGGTGGCTTTGAAGAAGAGCGCTGGATGGCGCGACTGCGCTTAGGCCGCATTTTGCTCAACCAAAATGAAGCGCTCGGTGTGCATGAACTGCTCATTGCCACGGAAGAACGTCCGTCGCGCGCCGAGCCTCTCTTTACGTTGGCTCACTACTATCGCGAGCGCGGCAAGAATCAGCTCGCTTACTTGTTCGCCAAACGTGCACAAGAAATTCCGAAGCCCGGCGACACCCTGTTTGTCGAGCATCCAATTTATGATCGCGGCATTGCTCAGGAGCTGTCGATCGTGTCGTACTACACCGGCGATCGTAAGACGGGCATCTTGGCATGCGAACGCTTGCTTTCGACCGAGCCATACGATGCAAACGTCGAATCCAATCTCGCGTTCTATGCGCAGCCGCTAAACGGTAAGCGCGGTCAGTATCAGATCCCCGAAGAGCAGCGCACCTTCGACGGCACGCTCTACAATTGCTCGAACCCGAGCGTGTGTGGCGACGTAGTCCTGGTTCGACTCGTTAACTACACGCAGGAGCACGGTCGCTGGTACGTTAGCCGCGACCATGATGGCAAGATTCGTACGCGCAATGCCATCGCTCGCCAGGGTGAAGCGTTTACGATTCTTGACGAATCCATTCTGCAACGGTGGGAGCAGGACACGCGCATCCTCGGACTCGAGGACATTCGATTAGTTTCCTTTCAAAATCGCCTGTACTTTACGGCAACATGTTGTCAGGTGCCGGGCGCAGGCGGCAATCCGCAAGTTGTGCTCGGCCGCTTGTCAACGGATCTGCGCTCGGTCGAACACTTGGTTCCGATTCAATACGAGCGCCGCCGCAGCGTGGAAAAGAACTGGCTGCTTTGGCCGTATGGCGATGAGTTGCGGTGCGTGTACTCGTTCTCACCGTTCACGTGGTGGACACAAAATGTTGACGGCAGCATTGGCGGATCCGCTCACATGGGTCCGACCTGGAGTTACGAGGGACGTCTTCGTGGTTCGGCGCCAGCCGTCGCGCTCGATACCGAGCGTACGTTGTTTCTTACGCATGACGTTGCACGGCGTGACACCTACAACGTGTACACGCATCGTTTTGTCATCGTCAGTGGCGTGGTCAATGGTTCGAGTCGCATGCGCGTGACCGCACCCTTTTTTCTTGAACATTCGGGCATCGAGTATGCGTGCGGAGCCACGATTGTCGGCGATGATCTGCTCATCACCTACGGCTACGAGGACCGCGACGCGCGTTGGGTTCGTATCCCGCTGACGCGGGTCGCTCAGCAAGCCGCCAAAGAAGCCTCGGATGCAGTCGCCGTTAGCAGTGCCTAAAACAAGGGAAACTTTCATGGATTCGATTTTGCTCGGCATACCCACGCTCAATCGTTACGACTTGCTCGAATGCCTAATTGCTTCGGCCGAAGCCGGTACCATCAAACCGAAGGGCTACGTCATCATCGACAATGGAGGCCGTTGGCAGCCGACTCAGTTGCCAGACAACTGTCAAATCGTGCGACCAGAACGCAATCTCGGCGTTGCAGCGTCGTGGAACTATCTACTGCGCTGTTCGGACAGTGAGCCCATCGTCATCTCGAACGATGACATTTCGTTGGCGCCTACGAGCTTCGCGGAGATTTTGAGTGCGTTGCAGAGTGGCGCGCTACTCGTCAATGCTTACGGTTTCGCGCTCTTCGCTCAGACGCCCGAGTGCACTCGGCGCGTTGGCTATTATGATGAAGAGTTCTATCCAGCCTATTACGAGGACACCGACTACGAGCGGCGCTGTCGCATTGCGGGCGTCGAGCGCATGGAGCTCAAACCGTCTGCTCAGCATGTCGGTTGGGCTACCAGTCGAGCGATGAATGATGAGCTAAGCCAGCATTTTGCATGGCAACGCAACAATTACGAATACTACATGCGTAAATGGGGCGGACCGCTGGGTAGCGAAAGGTTTCTGCTGCCCTTCGACGGTAAAGCGCTCCAAGAAAGAGCGACGAAAACCTCCGTTCCGATCTGGAACGTATTGAATCATATTGCGCGGCGCATCGGTGCGAAGCGTTACCTCGAGATCGGTACGATGTCGGGCGACTCGCTCGAACGCATCGATGTTACCGAGAAGTGGGGCGTTGGTCCGCAGTTGACACACGGCGCTGTGCAGATGATGCGCGTGCGACGGCCGCCGGTCGCGACAGCACTGCTGCGCATGACATCTCTAACTTTCTTCGATACCGTCATCGTGCCTGACTTGGATCTCGTATTCATTGATGGCGACCACCGTGCCGATTTGGTCTACGAGGAAGTGATGCGGTCGCTTCCGTTACTGAGTTCGACAGGCATCATCGTTCTGCATGACTGCAATCCGCAAAGTGAACCAGTACAACGGATTCCGACAACGCCAGGTGATCTGCCCGTCGGCGACTGGACCGGTGACGTATGGAAAGCGGTGGCGCGTTTGCGCCGGGAAGGCGTGCACGATGTCTGTACGGTTGACATCGATTGGGGTTGTGCCGTGATTCGTCCCTATCGCGGTCAGGGCGCCATTGATCTACCTGCGCCTGCAGAGCTCACGTACGCAATGCTCGAACAGGACCGTGACAAGCTGCTCGGACTGGTATCAGTTGACGATTTTCTACGCCGATTTTAGCACTAGACAGGGTCGCTAGCGTTGTCTTAGTGTGACGCGATGCGAATCACTCATGCGGATCTCATTGCAATCGACATCGATCGGTTGCGGCCCTTCGTTCGACACAGTGAAGAGTTCTACCGCGCCGCAGGCGTCGACCACTACCGGCTTCTAGCATATCTATCGACGCACTTTCATGGTCAGAAATTGTTCGATATTGGAACGTTCTCCGGCGAGTCTGCACTGGCGCTGAGCTACAACGACAGTAACCACGTTCATTCGTTCGATGTCGTGAACAAGGTTCCAGATGTTCGCCGCTGCAAGCGTAACGTCAGTTACCACCTTTGCGATCTATTCGATCCCGATTTGCGTGAACGATGGAAGACGGAACTGCTCGCCAGCCCATTGATTTTCATCGACGTCGATCCACACGAAGGTACTCGCGAGTATGATTTTGTTCGCTGGCTTCAACGCCATGAGTACCCAGGCATCATCGTGTTGGATGACATTTGGGCTTTCAAGGGCATGCGCGACAAGCTTTGGTTGCAACTGGAAAGCAACATCAAGGCCGATATCACTCCTTTTGGACATTGGTCCGGTACGGGTGTCATATCTTTTTCGGGCACGAAACCGGACTGTCCTGAGCTCATCGCGCACACAACGGACATATCGAACTGGACGCTCGTAACGGGCTATTTTGATTTGTTAGCTCAACCCGATGCGAATGACGCCATTCGCACACGACAACCTTCGCTCTACTTGGATCAAGCTGCCACGCTGGCGCTCGACAACAACCTGATGATTTTCTGCGAACCGGCATACCGCGATCAAATTCTCTCGCTGCGACCCAAGCATCTACGGGATCGCACCCATGTCGTAACGATGTCGTTCGACGATTTCCCGTTGACCAAGTATCGAGACAAGATCATTGCAAACCGCGACGGTCGTCCTTGTTCGGCTGCGCCACGCTCCACACCGTCCTACTATCTCTTCTGCATGGCTCGCTACGCCATGCTGAAACGTGCGATTGAAGAGAATCCGTTTGGCAGTACACACTTTGCATGGATCAACATCTGCATCGAACGCATGGGCTTCCGTAATCTTTCGCGACTGGACGAAGCGCTTGCGCAACAACGCGACGGTTTTTCAACTTGTTACATCGACTACGTATCCAAGCGTATCGTCGAAAACTTACCCGAATACTTTGGTCCGCAGGGCTGCAAACAATGTGGAATGCGCTGCACCATGTGCAGCGGGTTCTTCACTGGTAAAGCTGAGCAGATGAGTGCCGTTTGCAATGAACTGGAACGGCAATTTGTGCGCTGTCTGGAGGCGGGATTCGGACACTCTGACGAACAGCTCTTCAGTATCGTTTACTTTGAACATCCGGAGCTCTTTGATTGGTACGTCGGCGACTACTCGGAGATGGTCATCAACTATGCTCACGTTTATGAACGCGCTAGCGAACCCATCGTCAATCTGATCCGTCATAGCTTCGAGGCACAGGATTGGGCCGTTTGCAGTCGCGCGTGCAACATCGTCTGGAATTCGTACGTTGCCGGCAAATGCACGCTGAGCGATGAACACCTGGCTTACTTACTGAATGCGAAGAAAACCAGCAGTGAACAAATTGGACGACAACCCGCGGTATCGTCTACCGTAACGCCGTGACCGCTCGCACCGAACTCGGAGCCTCAGCACGCGGAACGCCGCGCGTGCCACCCTTTGGCAGTGCAACAGGTCCGACAGGATCAACAGGTCCGACAGGTCCCACTGGAGCAACGGGACCTGCCGGCGCAGTATCTGGAACAGGTGCAACAGGTCCGACAGGATTTACGGGACCGACGGGACCGACGGGTGAAACAGGTTTCACGGGTCCAACAGGCTTCACTGGACCGACGGGACCGACGGGCGAAACAGGTTTCACGGGTCCAACAGGCTTCACTGGACCGACAGGACCAACGGGCGAAACAGGTTTCACGGGTCCAACAGGCTTCACTGGACTGACGGGACCGACAGGACCCACGGGCTTCACTGGCTTCACCGGTCCGACGGGCGCCAGTGGTGTCACGGGTCCGACAGGAACCACCGGTATGACCGGTCCTGCTGGCGAAGTTTCCGGAACCGGAGCGACGGGAGCGACAGGACCCACGGGCTTCACTGGTCCAACGGGCGCTGGCGCGACGGGAGCGACAGGACCAACGGGCTTCACTGGTCCAACGGGCGCTGGCGCGACGGGACCGACTGGACCCACGGGCTTCACTGGTCCAACGGGATTCACGGGCTTCACCGGTCCGACTGGCGCGAGCGGAGTGACGGGCCCAACCGGACCTACGGGACCCACGGGCTTCACAGGTCCTACGGGCCCAACGGGAATCACTGGACCCACTGGCTTCACCGGACCGACTGGCGCGAGCGGAGTGACGGGTCCCACCGGGCCGACAGGCTTCACCGGGCCGACAGGCTTCACAGGCTTCACTGGACCGACTGGCGCGAGCGGAGTGACGGGTCCCACCGGTCCGACGGGCTTCACCGGACCCACTGGCTTCACAGGCTTCACCGGTCCGACGGGCGCCAGTGGTGTCACGGGTCCCACTGGGCCCACAGGCTTCACCGGTCCAACTGGCTTTACCGGCTTCACAGGTCCGACGGGTGCGAGCGGAGTGACGGGTCCCACCGGTCCGACGGGCTTTACCGGCTTCACAGGTCCGACGGGTGCGAGCGGAGTGACGGGTCCCACCGGTCCGACAGGCTTCACGGGCTTCACAGGTCCGACGGGCGCCAGCGGCGTCACCGGTCCCACTGGTCGAACCGGTCCGACGGGCTTCACCGGACCCACAGGCGCCAGTGGTGTCACGGGTCCCACAGGTCCGACGGGCTTTACCGGCTTCACTGGTGTTACGGGCCCAACAGGACCGACGGGACCCACGGGCTTCACTGGCCCGACTGGAACGAGCGGCGCAGCGACAAACACTGGCGCTACGGGACCGACGGGATCGGGATCGCTCGGTGCGAGTAAGCAATTCGATGCGCCGGATTTCGACGATCCGACGAACGCTGATTGGACCGTCAACGCGCTCGCGCCTGCGGCAACCGACAGCAACAACGCCGGCTTCACCGTCCGACTGTTCGACGACACTACCGAAGAAGGCGTGGGCTTCGATCTTCTGATTCCGTCGGGAGCTGCCAATGTCCTCGTTCGGCTTATCTCACGCGCGGAGACGGCGCCGGGCGCTACCCAAACAGTACAGCCTGCACTCTACACGCGCCGTCTACCGGACAACGCTGCCGTCACTGCCTGGTCGGCCGCGGTACTCATGGCCACGATCAGTATACCGACGAACGAGAACTGGCAGTACGACAGTGAAACGTTCACGTTGGCTGCTCTCAGTTTAGTCGCCGGTCAAATCGCGCAATTCGAACTGACGCGCAAGGGTACGGCTGGTGGAGATACACTCACCGGCGACTGGACACTGTTTGCGGTCATCATCGAAATCACCTGAGATGTCGATCGATTTCGAAAGAGGCAGCTCGCAGTGGGTGTCGTTGCCAGCGAACATGACATCGTTGCAAAATGTGCCCGGCGCTACACTTTGCGGCTGGATCAATATCGAATCGTTTACTCAAGATGGTCACATATTGTTCTTGAGCACTGGTACATCGTCGAGTTCCTCACGAGCCGATGTGTTCACGCGCAATGTCGGCAATCTCATTCGCACACTGGGTCGACGTCTTGATGCTGACGGTCAGAGCTTTATCAACAGCTCGTCACCTGCAACGGCTACGACACTGCACGTCGCAGGAGTCTTCGACTATACCAATCAAGCGCTGCTATTTTACTTCAACGGCGTGTTGGACAGTTCTACTGCTGTTGCTGCTTGGACCGGCAACACCAGCAATACCGTATCACTAGGAGCAGCTATCGCTGCCTTAGCGAGTGGCGTGAATCCCTTCGATGGGATCCTTCATGATATGCGCGTTTACAATCGAGCGCTGTCGGCAGCTGAGCTACAAACTATTACGGTATCACGGGGCAAAGACAGCTTGTTTTCCGGATTGGTGAATCGTTGGAAACTGACCGAACTCGCACCAGGCGTAACCGCCGCAGCAGGCGCCTCGGTACGCGACTCGATGAACCTCCAGAATGATGGCACGCCGCAGAATAGTCCCGTATACGCGACTTGGCTGGTTTCCAATCGGCGGCGACGCAGGTAAGGATTTGAATCATGAGTACCGTCGTTAACAAAACCACGTTCCAGGTTCTGAGTAGCGTCAACACGCCGGATTTCCCTACCGCGAGCTGGCTCATCAACCCAGCGGGCCTCGCAGCGCTGATCGCTGGCAGTGTGCCGACGCGCTACTGGAAACTCATCTCCGGTGGCACAGACGTCGGTGAAATGACGGTGCTCGAAAAAACGGCCGTTGATTCGGACCCTACATTATTGGCGGCCGCAAAAACGGACATGATTGCTCGGCTCGTTTCGGCAGCCATTACGTACACCGAGAGCCGGTACAGTCCGGATACGCGCGCGCGCTTTGCTCTCTTGTTCAACCAAGATCGAACGCTGGTATCGCTTCCATCGCCACGCAAGCTAGCCTTACTCGCGCAGTTCGATTGGGAACAGAGCGTCTACGCCGCACTGAGCACTCGAACGACCACGGTCAATGCAGCGCTCACCATTCCGGCTGTGTTAGCTGTTTCGACGGACTTCTCGTCATTCAACGCGACCGATCCGAATACGACGCTGACCGGTGTGCTGCTGCTCGCGACTGCCGTTATCTGATGGCGCTAGCGCGAAATCAGATAGATGACGGCACCGGCGCCGACGATTCCGAGCGCCCAACCCCAGAGCGGAACACCGAGCGGCTCAGGCAGTTGTCCCATGCCGGAGATCGCGGGCGGCCACGGCTCGTTGCCGATGCGCGGCATGACCTTGCCCTCCATACAGAGATCGCGACAGTGCTGCTGCCAGAGCACGGGCCGCGGCGCACACTGAGTGCGGCAACCCGCGAGCTTGTTCTGATAGGTGACCTGCGCTTGAGCGGCTGCGCGCGCGCGTTGTGCACCGTACATGCTCCCATATTTCGCGGCCATCAACATGCTCACTGGCGGCGCCATGGGCTTCATTGCCGCTTGACCTAAGACTCCACTCGCATATGCAGCGGGTTGACGCATTAACATGGAGCCGATGCTGCCAGCCTCGCCGCGCGGTCGTCAAATTTTGGCCTGCAATTGAGCGACACGGCCGTCAATTTGCTCGAGCCGGTCGTCGAGATCCTGGCACGCTGCCTGTAGTTCCGCCATGCCATGGAGGCTCGAGGATGCCCGGTCGGTCACTTCGCGGCGTAGCGTCTTGAACGCATCGAGCAATTGCTGGGTCGCGCGCCGCGCCTTGCGCACTTCATCGCGCAGCTCACTGATCTCGGTGAGATGTCCAGGAACAGCGGGCGGCGCAGGTACGACGAGGGGCTCTGGCGGCGCTGGATGAGGGTGCGGAGGCGGTTCGGTCGTAACCTCGTTCTTCGGACGGTCGCTCACCTGATTTTCCTTCCCGTTATCGACCAGCTTGCTTCAACGCCCAGTTGCTAGCCTGAAGAAACAGCCACGTCGTTGCCGTCAACGCTACAGACAAATTGAGCGTTTCCGTGAGCGCGTCCGGCTTCGGCGCGACGAGACCGAACGCACGAGCATGCGCCTCTTCAAATTCGCGCGCATACGCCGGCTGCGCGGGACTCAAGATGTCATCGAGCGCTACCTTGACGATGTAGCCGCCGCCGATAACCGTTGCCGCGGTCAATAGAAGGAGCTGACGATCTTGGTCAGTCATACGGTCAACTCAATGAAACACTCACAGGCAGTAGCGACCACGCTCCGGGTTGAGGCAACTGAATGCCGCACTCGGCTACATGTTTGGGCACGCTGAGTTGCCGGCCGGTTTCGCACCACAGACCTTGGTGTCCGGGTGCCGTGCCGAATGACAAACCTAAGCCGTGTACGGCGAGCCATGCTGCGGGTTCGTACGGTTTGCCGATTCGGGTGGTACCGTCCGGGGCGCGCTCCAGTTGGTAAACGGCAAAGCGCAGCTGACGCGCCAAACCGATTTGTTGCCCAACCATGACGCGTTCGCCCAGGCCGACCTGGATCTGTTCCAGACCCGTGTAGTCCAAGACGACCGCTTCGTCGCTCGCCGCAATAGCGACGGAACCGGGCGCCACGGCGGCAACGGCTCCCGGCGCCATGGCGTACACCGGCTGCCCTCCCGAAGCTTGCAGGGTCACGGCTGGGTCGCAGCCCGTCATGCCCGCGCACTGCTGCGCGAACGCGTTCTCAATCACCAGGCGCTTGGGTCGGTAAAGTGCCCGCACAAGAGCAGCTGTGCCCAATCCGCCAACGAGTAGAGCGCCCCAGGGCAACATCGAACGAGCCACGTCATCCTCCTTATCGAACTAGACCACCGAGTAAAACGCCGACGGCTACACCGATCGCTCCGACAGCAATGAAAGCTCCCAACGACGGGGTACTCGAGGCTGGACAGAACTTCAGGCTCTGCACTGCCGCGTCCATTGTCTTGGCGTCAACCTGGTAACCAGCACGGATCGCCGCGCAACCCGATACCCTCGATGGAGCGGTAGTATTGATGCATTCCTCGAATTCCTGCGAGTAGCAGGGCTGCGTGCGCACCGCAGCAAGGGCCGAGCTCAGCGTCGCGCTGGTCGCCGGCAGATCAGCACCAAAGGGTAGATGCGGGGCATAGAGCGCGTACGCCATCGCATCATGCTACCGGCCGGTCGGGACCATCGTCCAATTTTTCGATAGATCCACCGTGGCGCGCGATCCAGTCCTTTACAGCGACGAACGGGCGCCCAACCATCCATCGACCGATCGGTGCCGCCGACCACACATGCTCGCCGCGCACGACGATAGAGAACACCGCATAAGGTAGTTCAATCCGATACCAGATCATCTCAAACCAATCGGCCGTGGCTCGCCTTCGAAGGCCTGCAGTAGGCACGGGCCCCGGTATCCGATTGGAATGCCCATGACGTACTCAGCAATGGCATCGGCAGTCAATTCGACGGTATCCGTATCGCGCTGTTTCCAACCGCTGCGCCACTTGCGCCACTGCTTGTCAATTCGCGTGTCGTCACCGTCGAACTGCTCACGGCGTTCGATTGTACCGTCGCGTTGCAGAATGAATTCTGCCGGATAACAGAAGTCGGTCGCATGCCCCAATTCGTGCGCGAGCATGGCGCAGACGGTGTCGTAACCGAGCTCCGCGAGCTCCGGCGCAACTACGATTTCGCTCCCGTCCTCGAAACAGGCCGCAAAGTGACGCGGCGAATTGTGCACCCAGCGCCGGCAGCGTAGCTGTACACTACGCACTCGGGAAAGTCCGACGTCGAGAAACTGCTCGCGTACAACGAAAAAGTACGGCTCAACGATAGCGAGCGCCTCTTCCGTTGTGAGATCGGTTTCAGTTTCAGGACACTCGCTCACGTTCTCAGACTTACTGCCAGGTTAAACCTGCGGACCTGGTTTGCCCTGAATGTACGCGATAGCCTGTTGGATCTGCTGACCCGTGATGTAGCCGGCGTCGATGCCCCCTCGCAATGCGCGCTCGCACTCCTGCGGCGTCAATCCCACGCCGACCATGACGGCGCAGCGCGGACAGCCGATTTTCGGACGAATGATGCCGTGCTCATCATCCTTGAACCAACCCGAGGGTACTCGCTTGAGGGAGATGTACGTGAGCTCTTCCCAATCGGCTTCCACATGGCTCGGCAGACCGCAGTGCTGGCATGTGTACTCCGCAATCAGGCCACGTCCGGTCGGTTGAAATGCGGTTGTCGACTTATGCAGCGCTCCGAGACCGTCGCTGCCTTCGAAGATGCCTCCGAGAGAACTGCGATATTGCTTGACATCTGAGAATGCGTCGTCGCTCATGTTAAAGTCTCCTTGTCGGATTCGTCTCCGCGCCGACCCAGCCGGATCAAGCGATCAAGCTCTGTATGGCAGGCCGTGGTTGCTTCGTACTGTTGATAGAGCGCGCGAATAATGTTCACTCGCAGGATCTTTTTACCGGATACGCCGCGCAACGAAGGCGGTGGCGCTGCCTCCAGCGGAAATTCGCGAACGAGGTATCCTAGGTCCGGCGCGCTGTCCACGCTTCTAGTACTCCAGTGGCTCTGCCTACTTTTTCAGTCAATCCGTTGATGTGTGCGGTGCTCTGTGCAGTATAGGCTGCGAACTCTTCGTCTGTCACGCAACGGCGCAGCCGCTCGTCCAGGGCCTTGAGATTGGCTTTGATTTCGTCCAGGGTTTTCTCGAGGTTTTGCAGCAACTGGACCGCGTCCCGTAGCTTTTGAAACTCGGCGGTCGGCACCGCGGACTCGGCTACCGACTTTTGGACGGCCGGCGTGACCGAGCTCTGGATGGCGGGCATGACGAGTTTGATCCACGCGAGATATGCGGCGCCCACTAACGTGCCAATACCGGTTCCAATGAGTGCGAACTGACTCGTGTCCATTCCTATACGCTAGCATGAGAGTGGTCGGCTTCGATAAGGCCCGGATCGAAGTGTCGGTGCGGCTGTACCGGTATGCGTCGTTCCGGTTCACGTTCACCGGACACAACACGATGGCTTACGAGGCCGAGATAGTGTCCCTTGCCACCGCGATAGATCATTCGGTCAATGGAAAGTGGACCGCTCGCGTGAACGTGACTGTCCGTGCAGCGACGATATAGGTAATTGTACACGCTCGTATTCCACAAGCGCGCGCCGTTACTCCGCATCTTCATGCACCAGTGAATGTCTTCGGCAAGTTTTTGAATCGGAAACTCGAGACTATCCTCCGACCACGCCGCGAGCGTTCCGCCCGTCAGCGCGACAGCGAACCGGTTCTGTAGGTTTTCGAGAAACAGAAATAGATGGTAATCGTCGACGGCTATGAAATGCTGATGCTTGCCAACGATGTCGGCCTTCACTGCATTCAACGCGACCTCAGTCAGATAGTCGGCGCCGTACCAATCGTCATCGTCGAAGCCTGCCCAGTAGCCGCCACCGTTCGCACGCAGTTCCGCGATGCCGGTATTGCGAGCGTGTGATTGATGCGCGGCACTGGTGAGCACGCGGTCGGCGGGCAAACCGAGTCGTGCCCAGGTACCGACGGCAGGACCGTTCTCAACGATCCAAAGGCGTTTATCCGGGTGCAACTGTCGCTGGAAGTTCTGCAGCGTGCGCAGCGCGTACTCGGGCCGCGAGAAGGGCACGATGACAGTGATGATTCCCGGCTGTGGTTTCATCGTTCTGCACCAGACACCACTCGTTTAATGGCACGGATCTGCTTATCCTTGCCGGTTGTCCGCGCGAAATTGCGCGTCAGCGCGGACGCAAACGATTCATCATGATACGTAATGCCGTCAGCCATGTGCGTACATTCATGCACGGCTGAAGCGTACAGCCACATGACGTGCTCCCAATCGGCGAGATCGAATAGCTCGGCAGTCGCTCGCGTCGGATCGACATTGTGAAACGGATTGAGCAAGAGCCAGTGTTGCCCTTCTTCGTGCAGGTAGGCTGCCGCAGCGTAAGTGTCGAATTGAAATCCCACTCCGAAAGCTAGACCCGAACCCAGTTGCATCAGCACAAAGCGACAGAGCTCCGCCCAGAAGCGCGCGATCTTGCGAATGTTGCGCGTCATCGTCGCCGGATAGAATTTCTTCGGCACGTGAAAGCCATCGACTTCATTGATGACGTAGAAGTCGGGCTGCCACGCTAGTTGCTTGATTGCGTTCTCGACTTGCGTACTGCCGGCCAGATCGACGCCCGAGAGCAAGACACTGGCGAGCTCACTACTAACAAGCGTGATCGATTCTTCGGCCGAGCTTTCACTCGGCAGCGTATCGCGCAATGCGGCGGTGACAGTGGTTATTTGCTCGACGCTCAGATACTGCCGACCGTTATGGGTCCGCGTTCCCAGCGGTTCGAGCGTTCCTAGGGCATCGGACGCGCTGCTCACGACATCGCGCTGGAGCTCGGCCTTGAATTTGCCGCTACCGACAAACCGTTCGCGCACAATCCCGGCTTTCTTTTTGAGCGCGCTCAACACATCGGCCGCTAACTCATTGGAGAAATCGTCGATCTCGCGCTGCAGTGACCGATCGCGAAAGCCATCACGATTCGCAGTCAGAAGCTCAATGCTCGGACGGCGTAGCTCGATGATGATCTGTCCTGGCACCGAGCTCGTGACATAGCGACCGAACATGTACAGTCCGTTTGCTCGCACAAGCATCGAACTGCGAAACGGTGCGTCGCTCTTATTATAGTAAAGCTCGGCCTTGCCGCCGAAGTCTCGCACTGACGCGCCCGTGCTCAGGTCCGCGCGAACAGATTTCTCGTTGACGGTGAAGCGGACGCTCAAATCGCACTTGCCGATAAACGAGAGCGCCGCGGACTCATGCGTGGTCTGATCGGCTGGCATTGTGACAGTGAGCAGTGTGCCCGATCGATAGGATGCGGGCTCCACCTCGTACTCGATACCGGAACCGCGCACGATGCGGTCGCGCGTGTGAATCGTCCACGACAACCACGGCAGCACGAGCAGTTCTTTCGCTTTACCAAATCCGCCGGTCGTCGATCCACTGACCTTGGTTGTGCCACCGAGGACGAGGAACTTGTTGATGAGCACGTCCTCATCCATGCCGCCGCCATTGTCTTCGACGCTGATGAGGTAACTACCGTCCGCTTGCTGTTCGGCGGTGCAGTCGATGCGGGACGCGC